TGTTCAAGCGCAAGAATTAGAACAGGATCAAACGTAAATTCGTATACTTATATTAAATCAATTGCAGAAGAATTGAGAGGATTAGCAGTAGAATTTAATGTCCCAATTCTTTCTGCAACACAGACTACAAGAACAGGATTTACAAGTACAGATATAGGATTAGAAGATACATCTGAAAGTTTTGGTTTACCAGCAACAGCAGACTTTATGTTTGCTATAATATCTTCAGATGAAATGGAACAGTTAAATCAATTACTTGTAAAACAATTAAAAAATAGATATAATGATCCTACATCTTATAAGAAGTTCATTGTTGGAATAGATAGACCTAAAATGAGATTATATGACGTAGAACAAAAAGCCCAAGACGATATTGCAGATAGTGGGCAAGATGATGATGAACCATTATTTGATCAATCCACTGGCAATAGAATGCGCAATAAAGCGGACTTCGGTGCTTTCCAATATGAATGAATTAGATCTTATTAAAGAAAATATAGAAACAGCATGTCAGTCTTTTAAATGCTTTGAAAGGGCATATAATGAATCAACATTAAAATATATAACATCCTGGCGAAATTGTTCTCTCAAAATGGGAGAACTAATCGAAGAACAATTAGGATTTCCTTGTTATATTAATATAAGAAAAGATAGAACACATGCATTATATGAATTAACATATGATGGTGCAGCAAATGTACCACAAGAACACTATTCTGAATCTGAGATAGAGATTACAGTAAATTTATCCCCAGAACTATATACCCACCAATTATACATTCCAGAAGAACAATGGGAAAGATATAAAGAACAATTTGTTCTTACATTTGTCCATGAATTAACCCATTCGTTGCAATTTGATGATAGTAAAGACGGACAAGCATTTAATTCCGATTCTGATTATTTTTCAAGCCCCTTTGAGATAGATGCTTACAGTTCTGAACTGGCTTTTGACATGTTTCTTTATAAAAAGAAAGAAAAAGCTTGCGATGCATATGCAAGGTATGCTACAATAGATACTAAGGTTGCAGATAAGATGAGAACACTGGCAAAAGAAAAATATCGGTATCTTAAAAAGACTAAATAGTTAAGTAAACTATATTAATAATTAATCAAAAAGGAAAATATGAAAACTTATAAGGATTTAACCCTCGAAGGATGGACGGATGGATTAAGCGGAGGGCATTTTGGTGGATATATAAAAGAAGATCTTGCTCGTGATATTGAAAAAGGCTTTAAACAGTTCGATAAGCTTGAAACAGATTATAGTACTGGTAACCATTACGGTAAAAAAATAAAATGTGGAGACTTCTTTATTATTCCGGGAATTATGATTGAAGGCGAAAAAGGAGGAGAAGGATACAAAGAAGAAATTAGGAACGTTTCGATAACCCTTCAAGATAAAAAAGGAAAGGATGTGACGAAGCTTCTTGATGATTCTGATGATGTATACGACCCCATAGGTCGCAACAAAGGAAACCGCAACATGGAATGGCACAAGTTACAGGGTACTCTTCCCGGTTGGCTAGCCGGTGACCCAGTAGATATTCATGGAGCGAGTGAGAATTTAAATGGAAAATTAACTTCAATTGATAAAAAATTGGTCAAATCAATTGAACAATGGTGTAAGCAAAATTCAGGGAAGTAATATGGATAACGTAGCAGATTCTGCAAAAGAAGTTCTAGAGACTATGGCATTTAGTAAGTTAGCTGTAAAATCAATAGAGGATGTAGCTAAGCGCGCTAATAGAATTACTAGATGGGCCCGGAATAACGGTCAGATGGGCGCGGAAGCTAATTCAATTAAAAAGATGGCTAAAGAACTTAATGATATTATGGACAAGTGGACAAAAGGGGATACGGTAATTGTACCATAGAGAAAAAATGAAAACATATACAACTTTTATGGCACCGGGTTATATTAAGAAGGATATTCGAACTCTCTTAGAAAGAGTAACGCCCGCACTCAAAAAACAAGTGCTCGATAAAATCGAAGATGTTCAAGAAGATGAGGTTTTAAGATCTGTTCTCGAAGCTATGCAACGAGATGTTATGGTTGCTCTTCTTGATGAGAAGTGTAAAACTGCTAACATAAAAATGAATAAAGAAGCTTTTATTGACTCTATCATTTTAGCAATTAATAAATCAGGTGCACCAGCTAATGACCAAATGGATTTTTTAAAAGAACTTTTAGCCGGTGAAGTATTTGATTGTAAAAAAATGGTACAAGATAGTCACAAAAAAGTAGTAAGATTAGATTCATATGTTAATACTAGAAGCCCCATATGGCCAAAAGTTAAAGATAAGTTTATAGAAAATATAACAAAAATAGATAATCAGAATATTGGTCCAGGTGAAATTTTATTTATTTTAGCTACTCCCGGAGCAACGAAGGGTAATGCTGATAATAAAGGCGATGTCAAATTAGCAGACGGTTATAATGTAGAACTTAAAGCATCTGGTGGCACGTTTTCCAAACCTGACAAATTTGCAGATGCTAAATTATTTTTTATTAATGCGTTCAAAGATTTAGGTAGCGATATAACAGCAAAAGAAGCAGATAAAATGGGTCTTGGAGGTAGAAGTGTTTATAAGGATAGCAATGCGCAAGGTGGTATACCTAAAGCCCTTTCTCTTGGTAGTAAAAAATATACTACTTTATGGATGGAAAAAAATGGCGGTTCACAAAGACAAGCAGATAAAGCTTGCGAAAAACTATGGCATGATATTTGTGTTGAAGCAATGCCTTTTGACAAAGCCTCGAAATATGTTTTTAATAAGACTGTAAAGAATGGATTAACCGATCCTAATGAATTTATAAAACAATGGAACGCCAATGCATTAAATGATTATAAAGAACATGGATGGGATTATGTTACATTATTTGATAAAATATCATTGGATGTCATCTCATTTAAAGATGGGAAAGATCTCTATACTTCTAAAGAATGGAATCCAGGTACTGAATGGATGTTAAGATGGACTGGAGGAGGAGGTTTTTCTGGTACAGGATCATCTACAAGAATAAAAACAGGTCCTTTCAAAAATGAAGCAATTTTTGATCCTGGTGATACCGATTTTGAGAAAAAGATAAAAGAAAAAAATGCAATAAGAAGTTCATTAGAATCAACTTTTAAATCACTTAGTAAAAAACAATCTAATAAACAGGCTTTTGAATATTCTAGTGTGAAAGCTCTAAAAAATAAAAGAGGTAAGCCAATTGGCTACTCTTCAAAAGGTTTGATGAATGATAACAATTCACCGGAAGATTTTAAAAAGGTGAGCGATGAACTTGGAGCAGCTTTGGACAGGTATTTTTCTCTTAAAAATGAATTGAAATTTGGTAGAGATAATGCTGATAGAGATCTTGGAAAAAGTTTTGCGGATATGAAACGGAAATTGGGAGTAAGGTGAAACAATATAAACAATTTCTTGCAGAAGCCTCTGGAAAAAATCTTCATATGGAACATCTCGAAGATGAGGTGTTGAATGGTGGTGTTAATGGTACTAGAGGTGCTATTGATTTTTTAAGATCTTTAAGAAACATGTTAGCCGGTCATAATAAAGAAGCAGTTAATGTTACTGTTAAATGGGATGGCGCTCCTGCTATAGTCGCCGGTATCCATCCTAATGGAAAATTCTTTGTTGATTATAAGTCAATGAGACGCCCATGTTTTATTCAAGCTGATGTTGATGAACATTTCGGTGGCGGCCCTCTTCATGCTAAAATGAGTGCTTTATTAGAACATTTACCTAAGTTAAAGATTCCAGGTAATATTTTTCAAGGTGATGTTCTTTGGACAGAGGATAAAGATAAGAAGATACAGACAATTGATAAGGAAAGACAGATTACGTTTACACCTAATACGATAACTTATGCCGTTCCTTTAAATACAGAATTAGCAAATGCCATAATTAAAGCAAAGATTGGAATTGTTTTTCATACAACATACAGAACAGCAGGACAAGAAGACTTAGCAGATTTGAAAGCTGAGTTTGGTGCAGATGTAAATCAATGGACATCACATAAGGATGTTTGGGCTGTTAATGCGGACTTTACAGATGTAAGTGGAACAGCAACATTTACAAAGGCAGATGAAAAGAAAGTAACAGATATGTTGTCTCAGTTAGGAAAAGATTTTAATAAAGTCAATGGTCGTTTTCTTGATAGTATCAAAGATGATAATATATTAAAAGTTCATATTAAGACCTATATAAATTCTAAAGTCAGAGAAGGTGAATTTATAGAAGAAAGGTTAGCAAGAGATTGTGTAAAATTTATTAAAGCTAAGTTAGATAAAGATGTTGCAAAGTTAAAATCAGAAAAAGGTCGTACACGAAAACAAATGACTGTTGATGAATACTTAAAGAAATTAAATGGGAATATAGATCAGATAGGTACTGTTTTTCGTATAATGGCTTTAATAAATAATATTAAGCTATATATTGTAGAGAAGTTAGAAGAGGTAAAAGGTTTAACTTCTACCTTTATTAAAACCTCATCCGGGTATAAAGTAACAAAACCAGAAGGGTTTGTTGCTATTGATTCATTTGATTCCGGTAAAGGATTAAAATTAGTTAATCGGATGGAGTTTAGTAGAATAAATTTCACTGCAGAAAAGGATTGGGACCAATGAAAAATTACAAAGAATTCTCAAAGCGCGACCTGAAAGAATCTAAGTATTCTGACCAGTTGATTGATGCATTACGTGATTGCATTGATTCCGCGCCTGATAGAATTAAAAATAAACTAGCACAAGTATATGAGGACTATGTTCATAAGTTTATGAGACGTCCACAAAAATTACCATATATGTTACAAGGGTTCTTAGATGCTATCGAAGAAGGTACCGATGCAAGAATAGAATGGAAGGGTGGCGGAGATAGGAGCGACTGGTGAAAACATATAAAGAATATACAGAATCTCCAGTTAATGAAGTTGATTCATCCGGCATAGATATGTATGATAATAAAAGAAAAGAATCAGAGAGAAGGAAGAAGGCTAGAGAAACTCCTTCTTCTCCAGAAACTCAAGCTAAGCTTAAAAGGGCAAGAGCAGGAGAAGTTGAGATGGAAGAAGCATCAAAGTTACCACCTCACCTTGCAAAGTTTTTTGACAAAAAAGGTGATTTAAAACCAGAAGTCGCAGCTCGTATTGCAAAAGGTAGAGAAAAACTTAATATTAAAGATGTAACACCTAAAGGATACGGCCCAAAAGAAGAAGCCTCTGATGCAAGAATAGAATGGAAGGGCGCCGGAGATATTAAGAAGACTTTCGCTGAAATTACAACTGGTCTTTTAAAGCGAGCCGCAAGTGCAGCACACAAAGATATGGAGAAACAAAAAGACCACCATGATTTGGCAGCGTTTGACGGAGGAAGGACAGAAAGGGAGAAGGCGACAAAGAAGAAGGCAGAGAAGAGAGAGAAACAATCCGCAAAATTCAGTGCGGCAGCTGGCGAAAAGCCGGCCAAGCCCGAAAGCCAAGATTCCCGTGATAAGAGATTAAGTAGTGTTAAGAGGAATATGTATAACAGTTATACATCTACAGAAGAACCTGTTGATGAACTTTCAAAAGGCTTATTACAACGCGCGCAACAATCAGCTAAAGCGAAAGCTGGACAACAAAGAGCCGTATCGGCTAAAGCCGCTTCAAGAGTTGGTGACACTAGTCAACCACCAGGACAAAATCTTAAATCGAAACGTGCAGATTTCAAAGCAGCAAAAAAAGATTATCAAGCATTTAAATTTGGTAAAGCTGCTAACAAGAAAACGGGGAATGTAGAAAAAGAAGAGTGGGAGAAACCAAGAGATAAAGACTTTGAAAAGCTAGGACCTCTCTCCAAGGGTGAAATGAAAGGAAAGAGTAAGTATTCTGGAAAGAGCGATGAGAAGAAAGAACAAAACGAGAGTCATGATTATTTTGGTAGCGGACCGTTCACAGGACCAAAAAGTGATCTAGCTGCCTCGGTTTTGAGAATAGCAGAAAAAGCAGCAAAAGACAAAGAGGATGTGGAAGAAGTAAAGGGTTTTGAAAAAATGTCTAACGACAAATTAAACCAGTCTGTTAAAGACGCATATCTCGATAAGGTTCGAGGGGGAATGTGATTTCATTTACTCAATTACGGGAAGGGTCGTTAAAGACAGCAGTATTTGCTTTTGGTCGGTTTAACCCCCCTACAATTGGACACGAGATTTTAGTTAATAAGGTAACCGCAGTTGCTAAACGCAATCGTGGTGATGCTTTTATATTCCCTAGTTCTACACAAGATTCTAAAAAGAATCCATTAGAATATAAAGAAAAGATTAAATGGATGAAAAAAATGTTTAAACCGAAAGGCGAAGACATTTTTAAGTATTCAGGTGATCAACCTAAAGATGCATTGAAATCCCTTTCATTATTACATGATGAAGGATATGAAGAAGTTATTATGGTTGTAGGAAGTGATAGAGTAAATCAATTTAAAAAATTGTTACCTCAATATAATGGTGTTGATGGCAAAGCTCATGGTTTTTATGATTTTAAAAAAATAGAAATAGAAAGCGCTGGTGAAAGAGATCCAGATGCAGACGATGCCACAGGAATGTCAGCTTCTAAATTAAGATCACATGCCGTTGATGGTGATTTTGATAATTTTAAAGAAGGTTTACCAGATAATTTATCTGATAAAGATAAACGTTCATTATATCAATCATTACGAAAAGGTATGAGATTATCTGTTATTGAAGCACAAATAAAAGAAAAATTGGGTCCTGGGAAACCGATTGCTCCAATGAAGAATACTACTAAGGATCCTAAAGCAGCAATGGGAAAATTTGTATCTAAAACTGCTCCACCAAGAACAAACGATGATGCAGGAATAGATAGTATAATGCAAAAAGCAGATTCAGGAGCGAAACCTGCGAGTCCGGTTGTTAAAGTAAAAAATAAGCCAGTGCCGGCAAAAGCACCACCTTCTTCTTCGGTAGATAAAGAATCATTATGTATGGATAAGATTCATTATGAGAATAAGACTTATCATGTGGAAGAATATACAAAAGAAGTGTTTCAATATCTACAACAATTTGCTACAACGAAGCCCAAACAAGAATATTATAAACGTGCTTTAAAAGAAACAGAAGAATTTTGGGAAAAGTATGAAATGGCATTTGGTGGCGCGATTAAAGTAGCATTATGGGAAGTATCGCGGATGAGAGAGCACACAAAGAAGGCCGCCGATTTTATTACATTGTTAGGTGAAAATGTTGATTATGACATAGCAAATCTTTCTTATATGAATGAACGAATAGATGAATTGCCTACAAATAACATAGATATTAATAAACCAGTAAGTTCTAAATTACAAAAAATACTTGGTTTAAAGGAATGGCACAAGGATAGAGCTAAAGAAGGCCGACAGTTAGAAATCGGAACAGATAAATATAGACAGTACCTTGTAGATTTGACTCCGGGAGAGGAGTTTAAATCAGAACAAAATAAAAAACGCGAACAACAAGCGGAAAGAGTCAGTAAGATGATTTCCAAAATTATTGCCAACAGGAGCTAATAATGGATTGGTCAAAATATTATCCCGCGAATTACTCGGCGATAACAGAAGCAGACATTGAGATGATAAGGGAGAAGAGAAAACTCGCTCCTGTGGACAAAGACGCAGTTAAACAAGATTGGAAAGATCGTTCAGATGACGAATTTGTAGATATAGATAAAGATGGTGATGAAGACGATTCTGATAAGTTTCTACATAAGAAAAGGAAAGCAATTAGTAAGGCTGTTGAAGATAAAGGCGAAGGTTGTCCTTGTTGTGATGGTGGGCCTTGTGAATGTCCTGAAGGATGTAAGAATTGTGATTGTTCAGCAAACGTTGATGAAATGTCTAAGGATGAATATAAAGATGTTAATATGAAAAAGCAACAGAAGAAGAAGAAAAAGAAAGATGATCCAGAAGAGGTTGAGTATTCCCTAAAACAAGATACAGTTACAAATATGGATGATCAAATATATGGTACTAAAGAATCAGTTTCTCATGGAAAACCTGGAGCGGTGGATATCTACAAAGAAACCATTGCATTAGCTAAAGTAACAAGAGGTAGAGATAAGTTGTCTCTTGAAGGCGCTGCAAAGTTAATTAAACAACGCTCTTATGATAAGTTAGCACCTTACTTAGATAGCATGGAAGAAGAGCCACGTCAATCTGTTCTAATGATCTTAATGAATGATCAAAAGATTGCAGATAAAGTCATGAAGAAGATGAAGACAGAAAAATATCATGGCTGGTTGATGTCTGAAATGCATCAGAAGTATGATGGTCTTACATGGGCAGAGATCGGAGAACGTTTAATTAGAACTCCAGAACGCAGATTAGTATCTCTTGCATATGCCACTAAGATGGGAACAATTGATGCACCTTCACCTGAAGTTCAAAAATTAGCAGATGAGTGTGAGTTGGCAGATTTAGAAAAAGCTGCTGGTTCAATTATTGGTGAAGATGATGATCTAGATGAAGCAAAATCAGATGCGGAAAAGATTGCTGATAAACAAGCTAGCAATAATAAGATAAAACAAAAGTCAGGCAATCAAGACAATCAGGCTGATGCAAAAAAAGCAGATAAAGCTCGTGAAACACAAGCCAATGCAAATGATAAGGAACAGGAAAAACGACAGGCTCAAGCAGATAAAGATAGAGCATTAAGGAAGAAACAAAAAGATGCCGAAAATGCTAGACGGACTGATGATGGAGGTATGAGCGGAATCAAGAAAGACGCTGGAGCTTCTACAACGCGTTCAAAACTTGCGAATTTAGCGTTTTCTGCATTGGAAGGTACTGAAGAAGAGGTTCCTGAAACTATTGATGCAAGGCGTAGAGTATTTAAAGAAAAAATTAGAAAGCTTGCTTATGAGAAGGCCAAAGAAATAATTGCAAAGCAACAATCAGCGCCTGATCCAACTTATGATGAAGCTAAAAAAGAAGAAGAGGATTCTGATGAAATCGGATCCAAAGTAAAAGAGACCGGTAAGGTCGATAACAAAATAAAGATGGAGCCAACAGTGAAAGAAAGTACAGGTGTTTCCTTCGTACGGAAGTATAAACAGAAAATGGCAGCAGAACAGAAAGACGGAACTCTCGAAAATAATATACTTGAATATCTAGCAGGTGGTAGTTCTTTTGGTCGTGTAAAAAGGGCAGTACCTGTTGGTGCCGAATTTGCTTCTGATGATTCGCCAGCTTCAGCTACTTCAATTGCTCGTGCATTGAAGTGTAGTCCAATGCAAGTACAAAAGTTATTGGATGATATGTTAGAAGCAGGACAGATATCACGTGTAGGTGATGCATATTCATATGCTTCTCCTAGACCAGCTGAACCACAGGGCGAAAAAGAAGATTCCGGACTAGAAGTATAAACAAACAATATGAATATAGTGATTGGAAACGGGGAAAGTCGTAAGGCTTTTAATCTCAATTTATTATTGGATCATACAACATATGGTTGTAATGCGATGTACAGGGATTGGAACCCCACACATCTAATATGTATAGATAATAAGATGTTACATGAAATAGTAATATCACAGTATCCAAAATTACATCATTGTTGGTTTAGAAATTTTCAGTTACTGGATCCTGATATGTATCCAGTTTTCAGGTCAACAGTTACACCTGATATTGAGGTAATAGAGAATAAGAATACAGGATATAAATTCGCCTATTACGGACAAGAAATAAGTAGAGTTTTTCATGATGATACTCATACAATGGATCTGCTAGACAAACCGGTTCATTATTTTACATGGTTATCAGAACATGATAAAGTAGATGTGGTAGACGATTTAAAACATATACCAATGTTAGATTCAGGACTACTCGCAACTTGGCTATGTTGTGAACAAGAAAAACCTGAAACGGTTTATTTAATGGGCTTTGATTTTAACATAAATGATGGAAAAGTAAACAATATATATAAAGATACAGATTGTTATGCTCCGAGTTATGCTTTACCAGTTCAGGCTAAGGGATGGATTCACAATTTTGAAGTTATGTTTACGGAACACTTTCCTGAAGTCAATTTTGTACATATTCAGGAAGAAGAGTGTTTTAATAAAGAAATTCCAAACATAGATACAATGTCTATGGATGAGTTTAAAGAATTGTTATAAATATTTAAAAATTAATAGGAGAAATTCATGCCTCTATGGGGAAAAGCCGCTGCTGGTACTCAGGCACAAAAACCAAAATGGGTTGGTACCACAGAAGGTGCAACATACAATAAACAAGATATCTATGGCGCTGACAATGGTTGGGTTGTTAATACTAAAGCCAGTAAAAATGCTTCAGCGTCCCCTGAGATTCTAGTTGCAATGGGTGGTCTTGGTACTTCACTTGCTGCACCAACTGTTACATCAATGAGATTTACAGCTTCTGCAATCACTGGTGGATCGAGAACAGTTTCTGTTCAGATTACTTGGGATGAAAGAGTTACAGTTACTGGAACACCACAAGTTGCTATTGCAAACGGTAACGAAGGAACTGGATCTGGTCGTGGACCACATACAGCTTCATATGCTTCAGGTTCTGGAACAAACAGGCTCACTTTCAGCGTAGCAAGTCAAACAGTTGCAACAAGCGATGTTCTTACATTAGGTGGATCTAATGTGGCACTAAATAGTGGTACAATTAAAGATACAACTGATGGATCAACTGTAGCATTGTTAGTTCTTTCAGGATTAACTGCGGTAACATTGACAGTAACTTAATAGTTAAATAATATTATGGAATATGTGGAAAATATAAATGTTGCTGTAGTATTGCAGCAACTACAGTCATACAAAGCTGAGAAAGAAAAACTTACCCAAAAACTTTCTCAGCTTAATGACGAGGTAGAAAATAGTAAACGTGGTATACATAGTTATGATGGCGCTATACAAGCCCTTGATGCATTACTACAAACAGCTGAATCTAAAGAGATTGATGTTCCTGAATTGGAAGAAAATTAATGGCAGATAAAACGATACCCGCTTTAAATACACATGATAGTCCTACGGCGGAAGACTTATTAATTATAGTTGATGATCCTTCTGGTAATCCCGTAAATAAGAAAATACGTGTAGACACATTACTATCAGCACTTTCTACAGATACAACAACTAGAAGTGTAGCAAATAAGGTTCAATCTAGAGCTGATACCAATATTGCAAGAGATTTAAATTTACGAAATTCTAAAACTGTTTTACAGCCAGAAGTATTAAAAGGTGAACAGGATGATTTGACTGTCATTTTGGGGACCTTAGATATGGCAGAAAATTCTGTATGGCATGTAGAGATTGATGGAACATCTTCTTCAGCAAATGATACATTTAAATGGTGGAGAGATGGAAATACATCAACCGGCGCAGCAACTGTCAGTATTGACGGATCTACGCAAGCATTAGCAAATGGTGTAAGTATTAAATTTGATGGTGTTACAGGACACAAAGTTACAGATAAATGGCAAATTGTCGGTTTAATAGAATCAAGAATTGATTTTCAAGGAAGTATTTTAGTTGAAGATAGTATTCCTGAAAATGGTTCTTTTACTAGTACCTTTTCAGAAACTGGTAATTTGCAATTAGAATCTGGAATAGATATGGCATTTGAAGATGGTACAGAAAAAGATATGTACATATCTGCAAATACTTCAGTAATAAGATTTGTGGGTGGCCTACAATTAGGTGAAGCCACGGATCCTGTTGGATTTTATGGTGCCACACCGGTATCTCAAAATACAACATTTAGCGCAGGTGCTAGCACCGCGGCGCATATTATAACCGAATTAGAAAGATTAGGTTTAGTAACATAAATATTTTTTGGATGTCTGAGGAAAACCCTTCGCAAGAGTGAGCGATTCTCAGCATGATTTTAACTGGTGATGAGTCCCATCACGACGCCAGCAAGGAGATTAGATGGCAGATAAGAAAATAACGGCTTTAACTGCAGCATCAGAAGCAGCAAGTGAAGACCTTTTACACATAATTGATGATCCTTCAGGATCTCCAGTTAACAAAAAGTTAACTGTTAAATCATTTCTCGCTAATGTAACACATACAATTACCGGGACTGCACAAGCAACATCAGAGATAATTCATAAAACTCTACACACCGCTAACTTAGCTCCATCGTCTGCTAATGTTTTTAATAGTATTGTAACATCTGATGTTACCGTCGATGTTAAAGCAACCGGTTTAGCTCAAGGTAATGTTGCTGTATTAACAGCCTCTTCAGGAACAGCAAAGATCCATGATGGAAACGTTGCTTTCACTTCAGAAGTATCAGGCGTTAAAGGTATCCTAGATCTTAATACATTTGACAGTACAGATTCATCTGCAGGTAAGTCATATTGTATTATCGCATCACACGCAAATAGTGCCGCGGCACCTAGTGCTTCACCAACTGCTTTTCTTAAGTTTGATGTTGCAAGTTCCTTGACTGGAGCATCACAGAATGTTGCTTTTGCTTGGGACGCAGCTCCAACTGGTGGATATGGTGCGTCTGCTGGAGCCAATGTTGGTCCATTTTTGACAACAGGTGCAAATACATCTGGTTCTTATACTGCCCCTGCAAATGGTGCTATTAAATGTAACATTTCTGGTGTAACTAAGTATGTTTTACTCTGGGATGGAATTGCTTAATATATAATTAATAGAATATTATGACTAAAGAAAATATTGAAAAACAAATTGAGTTTTTACAAAAAGATGTTATATCTGTAAAGCAAAGATTAGAAGCAGTGAGGGGAGAAGAACAACAACTTGTCTCCACACTGTCTTCACTTCAAGGCGCTATACAGGTTAGTAATCATTATTTAAGTTTGTTTGAAAAATCAAAGGATTCCGATGATGCACCAGTAGAAGAGCCATCTGAAGATCCTGTGAAAAAAGAAAAAAAGAAATAGACGCATGAATTTTGATGATATTACCGAAAATAATATCGAACTTTTCTGCATGCACAAATACAATAATCCTCAATGCATAAGTACAGAGGATTATAGTGATGATATGAAAAGATTTAAGTATTTAAAAAGACACTTAAATCATTATCTTGCATCAGGTGAATTGAAAGAAAGGTTGATTCTTAACCATTTGATTATGATATATAATCTATTTGACAATGAATCCGGTACGCGAATATTATTTTACAAAATTGAAGACAATAGTTGGGCAGTATTAAAACCCTTTTTAATTTATTTAAGAAGAATGCCCAAAATAGTTCGTGGCGTAAAAGGTACGGATATTCGAGACGGTGATATTCAATTAGATCAACATGTAGTAAAGCAGTTAAGATGCCTATAGGATTAAAATCAGTATTAACGCAGGGTTCAGATTTATTCTTCCTATTTTCCTTTTTAAAGCGCCTGGTAACTCCCTTCGAAAAAACTAAAGCATATGCATTAGGTATTGTTGATAAGAATGGTAAAAATCTTATTAAGAAAAGAAATTTTACCACACAAGATCAACGTGATGCCTATACAATGATGGATACGCTTATTTTCAATTTGAAAAGGCTTCTAGGAAAAGTGCCTGGTGGTAAGTCAAGAATTGCGACTTATGCTGCTGCCTTGTTATTGCTTAGAGAAGAGAATCAACTAAAGTTATTACAAGATGAAAAGTTTTTAGAGGAAGAGTTTTCCATTCTTTACGAAGATATGTGTTGTGAATGGCAATTAGATATGAATGATCCTGATCAAACGTTTTTGAAAGAAGTGAAAGAAGAAGCGATTGATGAGAACCTTGTGAATTTATTCAAAGATGTTCATAGAAATATGAATAATAAAAAAGCTCAGCATGCAATAGCAACCGCACAAGCAATGGGATTAGATCCAATTAAAATTCAAATGTATTTGTTAGCAATTGTACCTGTAATGACAACTTTAGGGGCAAATTATGAACCTGAAGATGAAGTTATAGAAGATGCACCTGCAATGTCAATGGGAGCAGGTGGTATTGCGGGTAGTGCTGAAGCAGGTGATGATCCACCTGTTAGAAAGAAAAAGAAAAAAGGTGATGCTATGCCAGTCCTAGCCAGGAAAGGTATTAAAGAGCATCTAAGAATATTCCCATCACAAAATATAACAGTTTAGAAAGGTAATTATGGCAGGAATACAAGAGACAAAAGACGTTTTAGCTTTTGTGTTTTCACTTGGAAAAGCAACGGCTTCGGCATTGGAAGACGGTGATATTGGTTGGTCAGATGCAATGGATTTTATTGAACCTTTAAAAAAGTTGGGACCAGCTATCGACAATATTGAAGACGTTTTAGTTGAACTACAAGACCTAGACGATGCTGAATTCGCAGAATTGGTACAATATGCCAAGGATGAATTTGGATTAGCTGACTTAGCTGATGATACCGAAGTAATGGTAGAAGAAGCGATCAATGCAGGGGTTGAAATCGTTAAGATTGTAAGAATGTTTAGCTGAAGACCATCCTCGGCAAAAACTGAAGACCATCCTCGGCAAAAAAGGGAATCAATTGATTCCCTTTTTTTATCCTTGAAATTTATTGTTTATTATGTTATAATATAATCTTTATATTAAACCCCGCGCCATTGAGAGATATGAGTCTTTACATAGATCATAAGTATACAAATTTATTATCATCCCGCCTTCAACGTTTTACAAGAAAATCCAGAGAGCTTTACAATTTCAGATGCCCATTATGTGGAGATTCATCTAAGAATCAATTTAAAGCTAGAGGTTATCTTTTCAATAAAAAACAACAATTAATATTTAAATGCCATAATTGTGGTTCTGGTGGACCTTTAAAAGTATTATTAGATAAAATTGATCCAACATTATCTAAGCAATATTCTTTTGAAAAATATAGAGAAGATGCTGGAGATGATACTCATCCAGAGAGAGAAGAAAAAGTACCAGTCTTTAGAAAACCTCAATTTAAAAAAGTAGGATGTCCTAGTCTAGCTGAACTAGGAGCAAATCATCCAGCTGTAAAATTTTGTGATGTAAGAATGCTTCCTAAAATTCGTTATCATGATATGTACTTTGCAGATTGTTTTAAAAGTTGGGTTAGTAAATATGATGTAGAAATCGCTGCACGATTAAGACCAAATGATCCCAGAATTATTATCCCATTTTTTGATAAAGAAAAAAGGTTAATAGCCGCACAAGGAAGAAGTTTAGAGGATTCAACTTTAAGATATTTCACTGTTAAGATTGATAAATCTGCCGGTAAACTTTTTGGATTAGATAGAAATGATCCGAAACAATTAACCTATATTGTTGAGGGTCCTATTGATAGTATGTTTCTTCCTAATGCTTTAGCTATGGCAGGTAGTGACATGGATGATATGGGTCAATTTTATGCTCGGGACGTTACCTTTGTGTATGATAATGAACGACGAAATAAAGAAATTGTAGACAAAATGCAAAAAACAGTGAAGAAAGGTTTCGCAATTTGCATCTGGCCTGACACAATTAAAGTCAAAGATATTAATGATATGGTGCTAGATGGAATGGACATCTTAGACATAGTTGATACCATAAATACAAATACCTTTCGTGGCTTACCTGCAAGGGTAAAATTGAATCAGTGGAAAAGAATATGAGTGAAGAAGTGAAGGTCCATGAATTTGGATTTGTTAAATTATTAGATATAATGGGTGATGATGAAGAAGTAGAAAACGCGGCTCGAATAAGTTATGGACAGGGAACACGAAAGACAAGTCAGACAAGAAATCTTATTCGGTATCTGATGAGACATGAACATACATCACCTTTTGAGATGTGTGAAGTTAAGTTTCATATGAAGTTACCAATTTTTGTAATGAGACAAATAGTTCGGCATAGGACGGCGAACTTAAATGAGTATTCAGGACGATACTCGATTATGAGTAATGATTTTTACGTACCTCATGATGATGATATCCAAAAGCAATCAAAACAGAATAACCAAGGTAGGGGGGAAGAAATTGAAGAAAAAGATTTAGTTAAATATGAATTTAACAGAATCTACGACAATGCTTCCTGGGCCTACAAAAATTTATTAGATCTTGATTTAGCTCGCGAGTTATCACGTGCAGTACTGCCTGTTGGCAATTATACAGAAGTTATCTGGAAAATAGATTTACATAATTTTTTTAAGTTTTGTAAATTGAGAATGGATGGACACGCACAAAAAGAAGTTAGAGAGTATGCATCTGCCATGTACGGCATGGTAAAACCAAAATTTCCCCTTTGTTGTGAGGCATTTGAAGATTATCAACAAAACGCGGTTTCATTTTCTCAAAGAGAATTAAACATTATTAGAGATAATTTAAATGGCAGTTGGGTAATGGCAAAGTACGGATTATCAGAGCACGAATCAACAGAATTTTTAGAAAAGCTCAAAACGATAGAAGGGGAAGAAGAGAAATGAATTTACCTACAGAATACCAGTCCTTTATTCATCTTTCAAGATACGCAAGATGGAGATATGATGAAGAGAGGCGAGAAACATGGTCAGAAACAGTTGGCCGATATTTTGATTTTTTTAAAGAAGATTTAAAAGAAAAATGTAATTTTGAATTAAGTAAAGAAGAACGAGAACAGTTAGAAGAAACAGTATTGGCGATGGAAATTATGCCGTCTATGCGATGTATGATGACAGCTGGTGTTCCTTTAAAAAAAGAAAATGTTGCAGGTTATAATTGCTCATATATTAAATGTGATCAACCCAGAACATTTGATGAAATTATGTACGTTTTAATGAATGGAACTGGAGTTGGCTTTTCTGTTGAAGAAGAACATACAAAACAGATGCCAATAATTGCTGAAGAATTTTATCCTACAGATACTATTATTGTAGTTGCTGATAGTAAATTAGGATGGTGTAAAGCATATAAAGAATTAGTTGCTTTATTATATCAAGGTTTAATACCTAAATGGGATATTAGTAAAGTTCGACCTGCTGGAATGCCTTTAAAAACTTTTGGTGGTAGAGCAAGTGGTCCACAACCTTTAGTTGATTTATTTAACTTTGTAACGGATATATTTAAACTTGCTGCAGGGAGAAAACTCAAACCAGTTGAATGTCATGATATCATTTGTAAAACAGCGGAAGTTGTTGTTGTGGGTGGGGTCAGGCGTAGTGCTCTTATTAGTTTGTCTGATCTCAATGATCGTGAAATGCGATTCGCCAAAGCAGGTGAATGGTGGAAAAACGATGTCCAACGTGCCCTCGCAAATAATTCGGTTAACTATAAGGAAAGACCAGACATCGGTACTTTCATGCGTGAGTGGTTATCTCTCTACGATAGTAAATCCGGGGAACGAGGAATCTATAACAGTATGTCGGCCAAAAAACAAGTACAAAAATTAAATGAAAGAGAACAAGATGGAAGTGGAAATTACATTCGAAGACGAGTACCCAGAGATGACTTCGGCACAAATCCGTGCAGTGAGATCATTTTACGCTCACGAGAATTCTGCAACTTATCTGAGGTCGTTGTCAGGGGGGCAGACACTAGAGAGCATCTCAAGAACAAAGTTCGCAGTGCGACCATTCTTGGAACATTTCAATCCACACTTACCGACTTCAAATATCTTACAAGAGAGTGGAACAGAAACTGCGCAGAGGAACGATTACTGGGAGTCTCACTTACCGGAATCATGGATAATGGGTTAACAAATGGTAAAGCGGGTAAAAAGAAAACTGGTGAATTATTGGAAGAACTCCGTGATATTGCCATTAAAACAAATGCAGAATGGGCTGATAAACTTGGCATCCCTAGATCGGCCGCCATTACGTGTGTTAAGCCTTCGGGGACTGTTTCTCAGTTGGTTGATTCTGCTAGTGGTATTCATGCCCGTCATAATCCTTATTACATCAGAACAGTGCGAGCAGATAATAAAGATCCTTTGTGTAAGTTTATGATGCAAGCAGGATTTCCTAATGAACCTGATGTAACAAAACCAGAACATACAACAGTATTTTCATTTCCACAGAAGAGTCCAAAAGGTGCTATATGTAGAAATGATATGAATGCTTTAGAACAATTGGAACTTTGGAAAATATATCAAGATCATTGGTGTGAACATAAACCATCCGTTACAGTTTCTGTTAAAGAACATGAATGGTTGGGTGTAGGTAATTGGGTATGGGATAATTTTGATAATATCAGTGGTATCTCATTTTTACCATTTAGTGAACATACTTATAAGCAAGCACCATATCAAGATTGCGATAAAAAAGAACATGATGCACTATCAGCGAAAATGCCTAAGGATGTAGATTGGACGACATTAGGAGATTATGAGAAAGAAGATCACACTGCTGGAGCACAATCTGCAGCATGTGCAGCTCCTGGTGGTTGCGAAGTGGTTGATTTAATATAGAAATTTTTTACTTGATTTTTAAATAACTTTGCCGTATAATAAAGGGTAATATGAAAACAGACTTCGAAAAATATGTTGAGGATTGTATGAGCGTTATAAAGGTTTATACTGATTCTTTAGATGAACGTACACTTTCGCAGATCTGGAAATCAATCGAGAATTCTTCAGCTGGATCCGGAAAGGTTTGGTTGGAGGATGTTCTCGATAAAACGTATAGGGAAAGAAACCCGGATACAAATTTTATTTATGATTGAAGATGATAGTTTTTATAGATATGGATGGTGTTATAGCAGATTTTGATGGCGCCATTATTAAACAGTTTGAAAGTAAAAAAATATGGGATAATAGATGGAGTGAAGTTGATCCTGAATTATTCCTCAAGTTAGAAAAAATGCCTGATGCAGATCAATTAGTTGATTATGTTCGTGGAATGTTTGATATTCACTTATTGTCAGCTATTCCTAAAAAAGGCAGATTTGAAAAATCAAGGGTTCAAAAATATCAATGGGCCTTTAACCATTATAAAATATATCCCTCTAAAATACATGTTGTTTACAGAGAAGAAAAGCAGTATTTTGCTGCTGAGGAGAATCTCTCTCCTAATCTCTTAATAGATGATCATGAAGGTAACATAACCGAATGGAGGGCTAAAGGTGGAATTGCAATTCATCATACTTCATCAGAAAATAGTATAAAAGAATTGCAACAGTTAGGATTTTAATTGATATGTGCAGGTATTGATTATTCAATGAATAGTCCCGCAGTGTGCATCTATAAAGAAGATGGAATACTTAATCCCAGTAATTGTTCTTATCATTTTTTTGGTTTGGATAAGTGGAGGCCTCGGTGGTCCGCCCTTCAAAATGTGAATTGTTATAAATTCCCAAAAGATTTAAAAGATCTAGATAAGTATATGTTTTTGGCAGAATGGACCATAGAGACACTCCGCCACTATAATTATAGAGCGTCCAAAGTTGTTTTGGAAGATTATTCATTTGGATCTACAGGCAGAGTTTTTCACATTGCGGAAAATGTTGGGATATTAAAATATACATTAAAAAAGAACGGTTTCCGCTATGAAATCGTTCCTCCAACAGTTCTTAAAAAGTTTGCTACAGGTAAGGGAAATTCTAATAAAGAAGCAATGTTAGAAGCATGGAAAACAGAACCGGACACTTTTGATTTAGTTCAAGAGACTGGTAACCCGGCTAGTGATATTGTTGATTCCTACTTCCTTTGTAAATATGGAGTTAATCAGTGAATATATTTACGTCTCGAGTATGTTCTGTAATTTTCTCGATTTGCTTTTCTAGTATCTCTCGCCTATTTGGCCAATATATGTATTCGTTGGTTGAAGACTTTGCCAAATTGTTCAACAGAGGAACAATCATATCTTCAACTGTTTTCATTTTTATTTCATACTCTTTGTTTAATTTGTCTTTATGTTTATCAATATCTTCATAATGATAATCCAACAAACTCCATATTTTATTCACTGTACCTTCAACTTCTTTTATTTGTCCAGCTTTAGCTTCTGCAACAGCAGCTTCTACTACTTTTGTTTCCGGTTCTTTAGCTGTGGCAGTAAAATCTGTTTCACTTACCGTACTAAAACCAAAATCATTTAATTCGTCCATATGTACCCTCAAGATTTAAAATTTACTAATATATTTAGGACAGACGAGACTAACATAGGTGACTGGTATAGTTCACCTGCTAGGTACTTTGATCTACCGGGTAATTCAAAAGATATCTGGAAATTAGACCATGGATATGAACCAGAGTATGAAAATGTCATTTATGGAGGTGGTGGACTCATAGGACAAATGAGACCTATGGGACATACTATAACAAATCAGAAAAATGGCAATTATAAAGTATTTGGATGGGGATTAGGAGAACACATTTATGTTAGTATGGATGAACAAACACAATCTATACCTCCAATAGATATATCATATCCTTTTTATATTAGAAAATTTGATCTATTAGGTATTAGGGATTGGTATCCTGGAATATATACTGCAGTACCCTCAGCTAGATGGGTTCCGTGTGCGAGTTGTATGCATGAAGCCTTTGATAAAGAATATGAAGTAAAAAATGATATTGTTTTCTTTACACATCAATCATTACCAATGTTTGTTATTCATATGATGCCTAAACAAACATGGGACTATCCACATATGAATAATGATAATAAACAAACATTTGAAGAAGTAATAGAATTTCTCGGAAGTGCAGATGTAGTTGTCACAAATTCATATCACGGTGCTTATTGGGCAACACTATTAGGAAAAGTTGTGGTTGCATTTCCATGGGCTTCTAAATTTCATGGATTGAAACATAAACCACTTCTTTGTCCGGCCCCTGATTGGTGGAAGACTTTAAACAATTCAGAACAACACCAGTATAACCACGCGCTTGAGGAATGTAGACAAGCAAATAGAGATTTTCATAAAGAAATGATAAATTATATTTTAAATGTACCACAAACATTAAAATTCGAGACAACATGAATTTAGATATTTACAAAGCAACAGATATTCCACAAAGACGTGAAGGTAATATTGCGAAAAGGTCTTTTGGTGGAACAGAATTAACGACATTAGAGTTATGGTCTCATTTACCGCAAAAATATAAGACAGACTATCAATGGGTGATATCAAGATTATATGATGATGATATGCAAACCGTTTTACCTAAAATATGGTGGTTTCATGATCTAGCAGGTGATCCATGTCATAAGCTTCTTGAGCATAATACTGGCCATGAGAATTTTGAAAAATTTATTTTTTCCAGTCATTGGCAAATGATGACCTTTATATCAAAATATAATTTGCCCACCACTAAATGTGAGGTAATGAAAACAGCGATCTTCCCTCACGAACAATATGAAAAGCCAAAAGATGATAAACTAAATTTAATATATTGTTCTACTCCTCAAAGAGGTCTACATATTTTATGCAATGCTTTACATGAACTCGAAAGGGATGATTGGCATTTACATGTTTATTCATCTTATAGTGTTTATGGGTGGAAAGAAAATGATCAACCTTATAAAGAGTTATTTGAACATATAGAAGGAAATCCTAATATGACTTTACACAATTCTGTTATTGGAAGACCTTTAAGAGAAGAATGGGAAGATATGCATATTTGGACTTATCCTTGTATTTGGGAAGAAACATCTTGTAGAACAGCTATGGAAGCTATGTCTGCAAGAACTGTTATGTTAACAAATAATTTAGGGGCTTTACCTGAAACATGTTCTGATCATGCAATTATGTATCCTTATGTTAAAGATGAAATTCAACATTGTTATAGGTTTGCAGATGAGTTAGATAAGTTGATGGATAATTATTGGGAATCTGAAACTCTAGATATAATTAATAGAGCGAAGAAACATGCCGACAAATATTATAGCTGGGAGTATAGGGCCCCTAAGTGGATTGAAATGTTGGAGTTAATGGAGATAGAAGATGACCTCGCTGAAACAGATTAGAGGAATAGCATTCTCGTGTTTTGATTTATTACACGCCGGACATATTACAATGTTAGCAGAAGCGAAACAACATTGTGATTATCTTATTGTTGGATTGCATACATCACCAGGACATAAAAAGAATGTAGTACAATCATGCTTTGAGCGATGGGTACAATTAAAAGGATGTAAGTATGTGGATGAGATTATCCCATATGAATCAGAAAAAGATCTTAAGAATATGCTCAAGACAATAACACCTCTTCATATGAGATTTTTAGGTGAAGAATATTTACGTGACAATTTGTTTATAACAGGGTATAATATATGTGAAGATAGAGATATTGAAATACATTATTGTCGAAGATATCATGATTATAGTTCAACTGAGTTAAAGGAGAGAATTGCTAGTTTGTCAAACACCTCTAAGAGTTAGTTTTATTGGTGGCGGAACAGATCTACCAGAATATTATAAAAACGCTGATAAACCAGGAAAAGTAATCAGCGCTGCAATAGACAAATATACATATGTTGTAGTAAATAAACTTTACAGGAAACAATGGGTTTGTAATTATTCTAAGAAAGAAATTTGCAATTCTATTGATGAAATCCAGCATGAATATATTCGTGAAGTACTTAAACATTTTAAGATAGATTTTGGTTTAGAGATTACAACTTTAGCAGATATACCTTCTGAAGGTTCAGGGCTTGCATCATCATCAAGTATCTTAGTAGGATTAATACATTCAATTGGAACATTGGTTAAAGCAGATTTAAACCATAACGATATAGCTCATCTAGCATGCCGTATTGAGATAGAAATATTAAAGAAGCCAATTGGCAAACAAGACCAGTTTGCTGTCAGTTACGGCGGTTTTAACACTCTTTCCTTTAGGAAATCTGGCAAGGTCACGGTTAATGAATTAGAAATCGATGAAAACTTTGAGGATATGTTCGTTTTAGTTAATACAGGTATTCACAGACAGTCATCAGATATTTTGACAGATCAGAGAAAAAATACCCAGAGAAAAGTTCAGAAATATGATCGAATGGCTGAATACGTTGAAGAGGGTTTAAGACAACTTAAGAAAAAAGAATATTTTGATTTTGGACTTACAATGCTTAATTCAATGAGAATAAAACAAGAATTAGCAAAGGGTATTATAAATGATAAAATAAATCTGTTGATTAATAGATCATTACATGATATAATAGGTTATAAAATTTGTGGTGCAGGTGGAGGAGGATATTTACTCTTTATGACAGAAAATCCTCAAGGCATACAATCAAAGTATGAAGACCTAGACACTTTCAGAATAAAGTTTGATAACCAAGGATCAAGAATAATATTAAATAATGAAAAGTAAAACTTGGAAACATTTTGCGGATGATGTAGATGGTATATGCCAAGCAGTACGTGCAGATCATATAAATCATCTTATAGAAGGTATTTGGGAGACTTACAAGTCCCAAAAACAATTTTTTATTTGTGGTAATGGTGGGAGTGCATTAAATGCAAGTCACTTTGCACAGGACTTATCAAAAGGGGTTATTGAAAATGGAAGTTCAAAACCTAGGATTAGGGCTATTTCTCTTAGTAACGACATCGGTTTCATTACTGCTACATCTAACGATGATAGCTATGATAACATATTTGTAAATCAGCTTATAACGCTCGCTAATGAAGGTGATTCATTATTTGTTATAAGTGGTAGTGGAAACTCAGAAAATGTTGTTAGAGCCGTTGATTACGCTGAATTAAACGGGATTAAGACGTATGGTATCTTAGGATATGATGGTGGTGTGTGTAAGTCTAAAGTCCAAAAGTTTATACATATTAACTATAATCATATGGAAAAGTGTGAAAGCGTAATGTCTATCATATTACATTACGTGATGTGTGAATTAAAAACAAGACATGAAAGTTATAGACTTACAGGAATTCAAGAAGAGTCGTAATCTTAAAAGGGCAACAGCAGAAACTGATGTGCCTTTAAAAGTGGATAGTTTTTACAAACATAAGGATTTACCATTATGGATTCATGTTATGGGACAAAGTATTCCTAGCTTATTTGGTGGAGGCCAAGTGATAATAGCGCAAGCGCATGATGGTAAGGTGTTATGTTTTGAATTCGGAGAAGAGTCGTTATGGGAACCTGTTTCATTTAACGTTTTTGATAGAATAGTAATGGAAACACAAAATAGTCAACCTGATCCTCCAGAAGCGAGTTAATATGGCATTTCAGAAAAGATCGCTCGAAGCGCAGCATATGGGTGAAGAACCAGATCCAAGGGATTGGATGGAATTAGAGGAAGATGTTCTAACAAATAAAATGTATGACGCATTTAGATGGTATTATAAATTCTATGACTTTAAAGAAACAATGGATTTTGTTTCTGAATACTATAAAAAGAATAAAGTTAAGACGACATCACCTAAAAAGATTAAACCAATAGATTTAGAAGCAGTAGGAATGCATGTTGGTTATATTGCGCGGTTAAAAACACGGGGTCTTGATCGGTGCCCAGAAAAACTTGAAACACTTTTTATTGAGAAACTTAAAAAGATTGAAGAAATTGCTAATAGAAGAAAAAATCAACAAGAAGTGGCACAGCCTAATAAAGTAAGACCAGATATTCAGCAAAGAATGCATGATATGGCAAAGAAGTTGGCATTTGATGTGGAAGAAGTTGTGGAACAACAAATTGATAGTGGATTTAAGGAAAAATTTAATTTTAAGACCTTTGTTAAACAAAATAAGATTTCTAAGCCTGTTGCAAAGCATTTAAAAGAAGAAATAAATTTAATGGCGGAGGAGATACGATTAGCAAAAGATGGAGATCCAGATCTTAAAGAGGCATATAGCCATTTAAATGGAATTATTAAAAACAGATTAATCAAATTTTATGATAATTTGATTGAAGAATGCGATAACATTCAAACGGTGAAAAAAGAAAGTAGTAAACCTGTTAAGTTAAATTGGTATAGAAGGAATAAAAACAAAAAGAAAAAGAAAAAATGATACTCGTTGATTATAATCAGATGATAATTGCTAATTTTATGATATTTCAAAAGCAATTTGAACCTGGAAAAGAAAATGATATGGTTCGCCATATGGTTATGAATAACATTAAGATGATTCGTAATCGTTTTTGTGACAAATATGGAAGTGACATGGTTTTCTGTTGCGATAATAAAAATAATTGGAGAAAAGATTATTTTCCATTATATAAGGCAAATCGTAAGAAAGCCAGAGAAGAAAATAAACAGAATATAGATTGGAAAGCTTTATTTGGAGTTATTGATGATATTCGTTCTGAATTAGAAGAATACATGCCTTATAGGGTTGTTACTATGGATGGATGTGAAGCAGATGATATTATAGGCGTTATATGTAAGAATTATAATACAGATCCTATTTTAATTGTTTCATCAGATAAAGATTTTATCCAACTACAAAAATATAAAAATATTTCACAATGGTCTCCTTTAACAAAGAAATTTTTAAATAACCCTAAACCTGAAGAACAGCTAAGGGCTTTAATTGTAAAAGGTGATCGTAGTGACGGAGTACCAAATATATTGTCAAATGATAATTGTTTGGTAGAAGGGTTACGTCAAAAACCACTTTCAAAGAAGAAAATTGAAAAATGGTTAAGTGGAAATCCAGAAGAATTGTTTGAAGGTGAGCTTTTACGCAATTATAAGAGGAATGAAACTCTTATAGATTTAGCGTGTATACCAGATTCAATTCAGATAAATATACAAACACGGTATGAAAGTGATCAGTACACCGGCCGTGATAAAATGCTTAATTATTTCATTAAGTATAGACTTAAAGAATTGACTGAATCCATTCAGGAGTTTTAGATTATGACACTTATAGAATTATTTAATTTGATTGATAAAGCAAAAAGTCAGAAAGAGAGGGGAGAATTACTAACACAAAATAAAAGTCACCATTTGGAGAACTTACTGTGGTACACGTTCCATCCAGATGTAAAATTTTTATTGCCTGAAGGTAATCCACCGTATCAAGCCCAAGCAGAAGATCCACAATCGACATTGTTATACGGACAGATTCGTAAATTGAGATATTTTGTGGAGGGCCCAGGCGGAACTGACTTTTGTGCTGGTAATAATATTAATCCTATAAAAAGAGAAACAATGTTCATCACTATGTTAGAAAGTGTGACACCAACTGAAGCTGAGTTCCTTATTAAAATGAGTAAGAAAGATCTCGGTATTCGTGGGTTGACTTATAAGTTAGTGGCGGAGGCGTTTCCTCATCTCATTCCGCCAGTGCCGGAAACTAAAAAAAGCAAGTAGTACCATAATAACATATGATGCGTAATGTGAATTAACATTTCGGAGCAATTTATGTTTAAGACAATAGCTGCTATTGCTATCTTATTAGCAATAGTATCCTATCCAGTAAAAATCGTGCATCAACAAGCGGATGCTGCTAAAATAGTTGAGTCTACCACCAACGAAAGGTCCGCAGTAACACTAAAACAGCACTTGGAAACCCCAAGCATTAGTTTGAAGCCGATTCGACAATGGAAAGTTACACAATACAATAATTTTGTAAACCAACAGGATGAAATATCTTGTTTAGCACATAATATCTATTTTGAGGCTGCAATTGAAAGCACTGCCGGGAAACTAGCAGTAGCTCATGTTACACTTAATAGGGTACTAGATAAAAATTACCCGAACTCTTATTGTAAAGTTGTACATGATGCCCAGCTTCACGCAAGTGGTCACCCCAAACGAGATATGTGCCAATTTTCCTGGTATTGCGATGGTAAACACGACATACCATATCCAGGAAAAAATTGGGCCCATATTCAAGGCTTAGCAAAATGGTTTTATCAAAGCAACGAAAGAGATCATTTAAGAGACATAACAGATGGTGCTACTCATTACCATGCGGATTATATTGATAATCCAATGTGGTCTAAATACAAAAAAATTACAGTTAAAATTGATAGACATATTTTTTATAGGTGATTATGCCAAGTTATGATTATATTTGTAAAAATGAAGAGTGCGGTCACGAGTTTGAGGAGTCGCATAAGATAGTAGATCGACATATACCAGCAAAAGAGCCGTGTCCCTTATGTAACAAGGACACGGTACAAATGAACGCTCAACGAGCCGGATTTGTTTATGATAATATTTCAGGCACGACTATAAAGGGTCATAAGAAGAAACCAGATGAAGCCTTTACAGATCACTTGAAACAAATGAAAAGGAATTATCCGGGAAGTAATATGAATGTTTAATCATGTTGAGTTAGATTTTGAAGAATTAGAAACAACTAATATAAACGGCCAAAGGGTATATCAAACACCTGATGGTAACTTTCCTTCTATTACAACAGTCTTGGGCCGTAAAAAAGCGCAATTCTTTAAAGAATGGAGGCAAAGAATTGGTGAAGAAGAAGCAAATAAAATAACTACACAAGCAACTCGTCGAGGCACGAGCATGCATACGGTAGTGGAAAAATATATTGCTAACGATACTGATTACTTTGGAAAAAGTTTACCTAATGTTCGTTCTATGTTTAATACTATCAAACCCTTTATAGACTCCCATCTTAATAATATTGCTGGTATTGAAATACCTCTCTGGTCCAAACAATTAGGAATTGCCGGTCGCTGTGATTGTGTTGGTGACTGGAAGGGGGAGAAAGCAATATTGGATTGGAAAACTTCTGGTAAAATAAAAAAGAAAGCATGGGTTGAAGATTATTTTTTACAAGCAACAGCGTATTCTATAATGTTTGAAGAAAGAACAGGAATACCTATAAATAGTATTGTAATAGTTATGGCAGTTGAGAATGAGGAGCCACAAGTTTTCGAAGAAAAGACTCCGGATTATTGGAAACTCTTGGAAACGACATTGAAGGAATGGAAGTGAAAAACCAAGTCCTGATAACGGGCGTTAAAGGATTCATTGGTCATCATTTATATGACTCATTAATGGACGAAGGCTACAATGTTAAAGGTATAGACGACTGTTCCGGGTTAGGCTGGGAAGACAGGGAAGTCCCTCATTCTCATTGCGATATTACTAAAGATCCCTTACCATTTTCAAATGCAGAATATGTTATTCATCTAGCTGCAAAAGCTGGTGTTCGTAAAAGTTGGCAAGAAAAATATTTAAAAGATTATTGTGATACGAATATAAAAGGTACAGCACGTATCTTTAATCATTATAAAAATTCTAAAATATTATATGCATCAAGTTCTTCCGTTAAAGATATGAAAAGCCCTTATGCAATGACAAAAGCTGCCGGTGAAGCCATGGCTCCTAATAATGCTATAGGAATGAGATTCTTTACAGTATGGGGTGAGCGCTCACGTCCTGATATGTTTTATAGACAACTCCAACAAAAAGAAATAGGATATCTAACAACACATACTAGAGATTGGTGTCATGTAGATGATGTTTGTAATGCTATTAAATTATTAATGGAAAATTTTAAAGTTTGGAAAAAGAAACTACCAGTTTATGAGATTGGGTATGGAAGCCCAATGTCTGTATATGATTTTGCAAAAGCACAAGGACCAGAAGAATTTGATATTGATGCATTACCGTTTAAAAATGTAACCGGTGAGTCAGAAGAAACTTGTGCTGATTCTGCTCCATTAAAAGCACTTGGCTGGAATGTTATGTAGTTACCCTTACAAGCAAGTTGCCTTAAAAGATTGGGACGGCGATAAATTAAAGTGGTCCCATCCTTGCTGTAATATGTCTCGCCCGGAATGGGAAGATCCAATGGGAATGCATGACATAGATAAATTAACCCCCCCTGAAATATTTGAATCAGAACAATTTAAGTTGTTGCGAGATGATTTTGATAATAATCGCAAGAATGATTTTTGTAAAACTTGTTGGAATATGGAAGAGAGGAATATTGAACCTTTTTATATTCATAATGATGATATAATTCCTAAAGGACAATTAGATTCAATTGATTTTACCTTATCTAATAAATGTAATTTAGCTTGTAGAATGTGTGATCCACAAACAAGTCATAGGTTAATGGTAGATTGGAAGTTTTTCAAATCCCAAGGGTTAATTAAAGATATTGAAAATATAACAGCTGGTAAATTTAGAGAAGAATTAAATATACCAAATGTAAAAAATTCGATTCAATATAAATGGCTTTTAAATAATCCAGTAAAGGAATTAAGATTTAGTGGTGGCGAACCATTTTTTGATTCATTAATAATAGATTTATTGGATAAATATATTAAAGAAGGTTGGGCAAAAGATACCATCTTAGCGTATCATACTAATGGTACCCTATTTAATGATGAATTAATTGGCAAGTTAAATCAATTCAAAAAACAGTTTCCAAAAATTAGTATAGATTCAATAGAAGAAGGATATGACTATATACGTCATCCTTCCAATTTTGATGATTTAGATAAAACCGTTCGTTTATTTTTAAATAATTCTACTAATTTGGGCAGAATTAATATTGCTGTTGTTATTTCTGCTTTAAATATCTTAGACCTTCATAATCATTGGTCATGGTGTTGTACCTTACCTAAAAAAGTTTTTGTTTCATATTGTGAAGTATATCCTGATAATAGGGGCATCAGCCCTAAGAATTTGAGCAGAGCTTTATTAAATGAGTTGCCTTACATAGATTCTAGAAAACATCAGCAAATAATTCAATCTTATAAAATACGAAACGTTGAAAGGAAAGAATCGGTTAAAAAAGAAATAGAATTATTCGATATGTCTAGATCCCAAAGTTATAAAAATTATTTACATCCTCATTTAGTATCATGGTTAGATTCGTAGTAGTTGGTGGAGGCGCCGCAGGATGGATTACATCTCATTATCTAAAAAGAAATTTAGATTGTGAATTAACAGTTGTCCATAAAAAAGAAAATGAAATTATAGGTGTAGGAGAATCAACAACACCTACTATTTTAAAAGTTATAGAAGATGTTAAGTCATGGCAAGAAGATAGTAAAGCCCTTATCAAGTATGGAATAAAATTTAACGACTGGTTAAGACCTAATAGTGAATGGTATCATTTATTTGAAGATGCTTTTATAAAAGATGGTGTTGACTCTATTGAATTTTTGAAAAACGAACATCCTAAAATTGATACTACTACATTTAATTATTATCATGGCGATTTTTTAGTTAGATGTAAAAATAATATAATGGATACTAAAAATAATTCAATTCCAGGATATGGATTTCAAGTACAGGCAGATAAATTGGGGCTTGCTTGTAAAAATGAATTGGAAGGTGAATATAGGTTAATTGAAGAAGATGTTACTACTGTTCTTTCAGATAAAAATGGAATACGTTCTATCGGAACAGAAAACCATATACTACATGCAGACTATTTTATAGATTGTTCCGGATTTGAAAGAATATTGATTAATAGGTTATCATCTTTTGAACCTTATGAAGATATGATAGCCAATTCGTATATTGTTGGTAGACTAGATAAACATAAAAAAAGACCTTATACAGTAACAACTGCATTAAAAAATGGCTGGCGATGGGAGATAGATACTCAAGATAGAACGAACGCCGGTTATGTTTATTGTGATCATTTAACAAGTCATGAAAAGGCAATGGAGGAATCAGGTATAGAAGGAGAAAAGAAAAGTTTTGTATCTGGTAAAATGAAAGATATTGCAATTAAAAATTGTATTAGTAATGGCTTAGCACAAAGCTTTATTGAACCGTTGGAAGCAACATCATTAATGATGACTTGTTATACAGTTGAAAAATTCGTTGAAATTATTAAGAGAGGTAAAAGAATAGAAACTCTTAATAAAATTATGGATAAATTTTTAAAGCACACTAAAGAATTTGTAAAATATCATTATATATTAAGTGAAAGAAAAGATTCAGAATGGTGGGAGTATTGGACAGAACAGAAAAGTGATATACAAGATTTTTTCGAACGCTCATTAAAGAATAAACGATATTGTAAGAAAAATGATACATTATTAAATCATTATAATATAGCTTCAATGATGGTAGGCTATGAATGCTTAACAGAAAGAAAAAGAATATGATAATAAACAAGATAGTCAACTATTGGAAAGAAAACTTTGGGAAAGAAGATTTAAAATTCCCCTGCACTTATAAACCAGGCAAAAATAGCAAAGAATTTGAAGATTCTATAGATGCGATGTTACGAGAAAAGTATCCTGAAAATTGGAAGAAGCACGGCGGAAAGTAATGAAAAAATCCATGGAAGAATTTGCTATTACATTACAGACATGGACATGTAGTATGCATAATAATCCTGATAGAGAAGTTTGCCCTGCACCTAATGGAGAAACATTAGTAGACTATATGAGTGAATATGATTTAACTTCAAGAGTTGATTTTCCGCTCTCTATACCTGAACAAGTAGCGCTGTTTATGTTAAATGAACATGTTCATTGGAGAGATTTAGTTAGCTATGATATGAATTTGGTTTTAGATGACATGGAAAAAGAATCATTAGATTATACTTATAGATTAAATCGTACACTTTTAATATCAAAAGGAATATCTAATTCAAATGAACCATGGGCACAACAAAGTAATGATCTTCCTCTGCACCGAATGAAACATATGCTACATCCGAATATTGGTTTTTTTGATAATATGTCCCGATATCAATTTTTAGATATAGAAACACGAAATGGACATCCTGTATATATTCCATTTAAAGAAACATTATATTTGTTTAATCAACTATGAACATATTAATTTTAGGTGGAGGAAGTGCTGGTTGGTTAGCAGCCGCATATTTATCCCGAACTAATAAAGTTGAAATAAAGCTTCCTAAAAATTCCAAACCTATAGGTGTTGGAGAAAGTACATTACCTGGACTAGTTAAATTTTTTGATTATTGTGGAATATCTGAAGATGATGTAATTAATAAGTGTGACGGTGTAATTAAATATGGTATTAAACATCATGGTTGGCATAAAACTGATTGGGTACACCCGTTTCCCAATAATACTCATGCTTATCATTTAGATGCGTTAAAAATGATTATTCTTCTAGAAGAAAAAACGCGCTCCAGATTATGTAAAGTAGATAATCCTGATTTAGTAATAGATTGCACCGGCTTCAATAGTGATTTTTCTAAAAATAAACAATTTGGTTCTTATAAAACTCTGTCTAATAATATGGCACTCTTCGCGCCCGGTGATTCTAATTGTCAATCTATAACAAATACTTTCGCTATGGATTATGGGTGGATGTGGAATGTAGATTTAAGATCAAGGAGTGGTAATGGGTATGTTTTTAATAATAATTTTATAAGTGTAAATGATGCCATTGAAGAATTTAAAAATAAAAATGTAGGCAATGTTAAAGCCGAAGACATTCAAGCTATTCCCTTTAATAATAGGTATTGTTTAACCCCGTGGTTGGGGAATACCGTGTCTGTGGGATTAAGTTGTGGATTTGCAGAACCTCTTGAAGCTACAGGACTTTTTCTAATAACATGGGCGATAGAAACTATTGAAAAATTAAAATATAAAAAAAATAAAGAGGAAATATTTAATCGTTCATATGTTAGATTGTGTCAGCATGTATATGATTTTTTGGAATTATTTTACACTTCTTCTAAAAATGATCATACTGAATATTGGAGATCTTTAAAAAAATATCATACATTGAATAAACCAAAATATAATATTAATTTTTTTAGGGAAAACTATTCTTATAAGTTTTTAAATGATGCCAGCTTATGAAGAACGTTTACTTATTACAATTAACATCTCCTTTATCTGACTCTTCCGTTGGAGTTGAAATGTCGAGTAATAAATCGGTATTTTTACCATATTCTGTCGGTCTTCTTTGGTCTTATTGTTTACAAAATAAAATAATATCCGATAATTTTATATTAAAGGATTTAGTGTTTAATATAGATGATTTAGATCATTATATTGATAACATAGAACAACCAGATATAGTTGCTACTAGTAATTATATGTGGAATTCTAATAAACACCTTTATATATTAAAAAAATTAAAAAAAAAGTATCCGGATTGTTTGATTATTTGTGGAGGACCACATGTTCCTAATTCTAATGATGATAAATGGTATGATTCGCATGACTATGTGGATATTGGTGCTGTGGGAGAGGGAGAAAAAATCTTTGAACAAATTTTATTAGAATATTTTAATAAAAAAGATTTTTCTGAGATACCAGGAATTATTTTTAGAAAAAATAATGAAGTTTTTAAAACGAAACAAGCTATTAGAATTAAAGATATTAATACAATCCCTAGTCCATATTTGTCGGGGCTTTTTAATAATCTTATATTAAAAAATCCTTCAGTTAATTTTCACGCTACCGTTGAGATGGATAGAGGTTGTCCATTTAAATGTACCTTTTGTGATTGGGGTAGTTTAACTCAACAAAAGATGATAAAATTTGATGAATGTAGACTATTTAAAGAATTTGAATGGATTAGTCGCAATAAAATAAATTATCTTTGGTTCACAAATAGTAATTTGGGTATATTTAAAGAAAGAGATTATAATATAATAGATAAGGCAGTAGGGTATCATGAAACTACAGGTTATCCTAAAAAAATAGCACACTCAGGTTATGCAAAAACACCGGCAAATAAAAATTCTTCATTACAAATACAACAACGATTATTAGAGGGCGTTAAGAATAATAATACTGTTCCTAGAGTAGCTTTACAATCTACCAATCCAGAAGTTTTATCTAATATTAAAAGAAAAAATATGAGCATTGTTAATGCGGATAAGATGAATTCTAAAGATATAGAGATTGAATTAATATATCCCCTACCAGGTACTACGTATGATGGATGGGTTAAAGAGCTATCCGGAATGATGCCAATTAAAAAATTAAAAATAAACGTATATCCTTGTTTAATTTTACCGAATGCGGAGCTTAATGATAAATCTTATAAGAAACGTTTTAAAATGAAAACAAAAACCATTCCCTTTAATGTTGACATGGAAGAATGTGAAATTATTACTTCTATGGAGTCTATGTCATATGAAGATGTTGTTAAAGGCTGGATGTTTGTATGGATTGTTAAGAATTTTTGGTTTGAACCAATATTAAGATACATATATTATGAATATTTTAAAGCCGATGTTAAAATAAAAGATTTTTTTGTTAAATTTCAAGATTTTCTAGAAAATAATCCAACATCAACCACAGGCATATTATATAATCGATTAAAAAATAATATTCATAATACATATGATGATTATGACCAAGTAGTTGATCATAATTATTGCATTGGGTATTTTCGAGAACATGTTAATTTAGTTTTAAAGGACTTTGAAAAATTCATATACAAATATTTTAATAGGTCTATAGATAATTTAGGTGTGGGTTATGCAATGCAGTAATAGATCATTAAATGACGATGATTTATTGATAATATTAGAATTTTTAGTTGAATGCTCATATTTAAGATATAAAAATAATGTGAGTTTAAAAAGTATCAAATATAATGAAGCCAAGTGGGTGGGAACCTTTATAGATTCATCTTTAATTTCTATGAGTGGTGTTAAATGGGAAGAAGAGTTAAAAGGATATCGTTTATTATTCAGAGGTGTTACTCTTCCTGGACATGTAAAAAAAGTATCGAGAGATATTATACAAAGTTCATATCAATGGAGCCATATAAACATCCAAAAGGAAATTACAGGTGGAGTCGGACCATATTATTTAACAAATAATGTAGATTCTAAAAATGGTGTTAAGAGTTATAAATTTTCAAACATTATGAAAAAGTTATCCCAAAAAGGTATCGTAGATTTAGTGGATGTCAAAATGTTTAATAATGTGAAACAAAATATTTGGAAATATAATTTATGAAAATATCTTTATATACTAGTGGTTCAACAGGAAAACAAAAACTAGTTACACATGCTGAAAAGGATTTTTATAAAGCCGGTCATTGGTTAGTTGAAAAATGGGGAATAGGATACGATGATGTTATTATAAACCCTTTCCCAACATGGACTATTGCATGCTGGGCGTTTTGTATAATACCTGCAAAAATTGCCCATTGTAATTTAGTAAATATTAAATTTGAACCTTTGAAATTCTGGGATGTTGTAGAAGAAGTTAAACCTACAATTCTTACATTAGCAATTGGAACATGGAGGACCCTTGTTAAAAGAAAAAAACCTAATCTTGAATTTGTTAGGAATTTTTCTACAGGCTCTGCGCCAGTTACTGATGAAGATATATCACTAATGAAATCAACAGGCGCACAAAATGTTTGGAACATATATGGTTCTACAGAATGTATACCACCTGTAATGATATCAAATAATAATATTTTTGATTTTCAAGAATCTCCATATTATTTGGAATACAAAGATAATTTATTTGTTGATGGTGTAAGCACAGGTGATACATTTGATCTTAGTACAGGAAAATTTGAGAGTAGAATAAAACAGATAAAGGCGGATACATGGAAGTCTTAACAGAGAAAGAATATTATACATATCATACCGAAAATGCAGTTCCTACGAAATTAAAAATAGATAGTGAATTGTTTGTAAAGGAAATATCCAGGTTTAATTTTATACCTTGGGGAGATGTTCACTTAGAATTTCCACGGTATGCGGTTCCTTTAATTAATGAAGATGGAATTTTTAAAAAAGATGATCCTGCGTGTTATCCATTAGATAGATGGAACTTTTTATTAGAATATCCCCAATTCAAATATAAAGAATGGACAGATGACCACCTGGTTAAATGGAAAGAATGGAATTCTCGAAAAATTGATATGGATAGTATTGTAAATGAAAAACATTTTAAGGAACCAACTGATGCATTAAAAATTTCCAGTCTATCTGTATTAAGTGAAATATTGCCTTATATGTATAGAAGCTGTATATTCAAATGGGATTATTTGGGACATTTTAAAAAACATATAGATACTTGGCACCCAACACAGTGGATTAGGTTATGGGGGACCACTAATCCCGACGGCATGGTTTTGCGTTATGAAGAAAATGGTACAATGGTAAGAAGGCATAATATAGAACAGGGTAGACTTTATCTACACGATTCAATTAAGCCTCACGAAGCGTTAGCCTTTACCGATGATGTATATCAATTCTTTATAGCATTAAATCCGCGTGCATTGGAGGTTTTATGGTAGAAAGATTAATAGATTCCAGTGAGCATTGGAAAAATGGAAACATTTCAGAAATTAAAGATTTTGCAGATGAGTATGGATATCTTTTTTTCAAACAATGTTTAGATGTAGAAGAGAATTTAAACGTTAAACATCAAATAGACGAAGTTTTATTAAAATATAATTATATTACTGAAACTGGGGATTTTAATACAGATTTTCAAGATATGTTTTATGCCGGCGGTGTGGGTCCAGATGAATATTTTACTGATATTAATTATTTGGAAGATTTGCATTCATATATGCATCAAGATATGTTTTATGCTGTAATGAAAATAATTACCGGCAAAGATTGTATACCTATACCCAGATTAGTTCAAAGGACAATTTTTCCTAATAATCCCAGATTGACAACATTACCACATCAAGATCATTGGTATGCTGGAATGTCGAATGATTTGTGGACAATGTGGATTCCTTTTGGTGATGTGTCATCAGATATGGGTTCTATGAGAGTATATCCTAAATCTCAATTACTTGGGATTATACCTCCAGAAAAAAGATATTTTTCTGAAGAAAACCAGATGATTGGATTTCACCCAACTAACTTTGAAGAATGGATTTCTGATAATTTTGAAGCAGGAGACTTTTTAATGTTCAATGTCCTCACTCAACATGGAAACAATCATAATATATCATCTAAAGTCCGGTGCACCTTAGACGTTAGATACCAACCTACAGATGAGAGATTTTTTGATTTATTTTTTGATACACATTCTAAAGATTTGGAATGGAAAGATATATATTCAAATTTTAAAGATAAATCAAAATGTTTTTATTGGGACAGATATAATTTAAATATTGTTCAAGATGAATCGTTATCCAGAGCTGTTGCTGAAAATCATGCAACTATAAAAATAGATTTCAATGATACATTAAAATGAGCAAAAATATATACATGTGTCAAATAACCCCAGCTGACGAAACTATAGGGGGGATGTCAAAATGTGAATGGGCATTTTTACCCTACACGGCAGGCGTATTATGGGAATATGCTCATCGTAATGAATTGATTAAAGATAATTACGTTCTTAAAGACACTATTGTGATGAGGGACCCTTTAGATGATGTATTGAATAAACTAGATCAACCAGACATAGTGGCATTTTGTTGTTATGTTTGGAATACTAGCTTTCAATGTATTATAGCAGAAAAGATTAAAGAAAAATATCCTAATTGTCTTATTGTTGTTGGTGGCCCTCATATACCAGTTAAACAGGATGAATGGTTTAAAGATCGGCCATATATTGATATTGCTGCTGTAAATGAAGGCGAAGAAATTTTTGAAAATATTTTATTAGAAGGAATTAATGATAATCCAGACTATTCTAAAATAAATGGAATCATATTAAATGATACTAATGGTATCCTGAGAACACCGAAGCATCCTAGAATGAAAGATCTTGATGTAATACCAAGTCCCTATCTTACTGGGTTTTTTGAAAAAATAATGAAAGAGTATCCTGATGTAAAATTCCATGCTACATGGGAATCTAATAGGGGGTGTCCCTTTAGATGTTCTTTTTGTGATTGGGGTGGGTTAACTTATCAAAAAGTTAAAATATTTGATATAAATAGATGTAAGGATGAAATTACATACATTGCAGATAAAAAAATGTTTGCAATGTGGATATCCGATGCAAATTTTGGTATATTTAAAAAAAGAGATGTTGAACTCGTACAACATTTAGTGGATACTTACAAAAAAGAAGGCTATCCTGAATTTTTTCCTACATTAGGGTATGCCAAGACACCTCCGAAAAGAAATGGCGTCGCTGAAATTCAGAGATTGATCAGGGAGGCATTACCTGATAATAAAACACCATCTCCTAGAGTAGCTATACAAAGTTTTGATCATGATACATTAACTAATATTAGACGTGATAATTTAAGCATAACTGATCTAGATCTAATAGTAGATAATCAAAAGCAAAATGATGTACCTTTTGAAGTTGAACTTATAATTCCTTTACCGGGAATGACATATGATAGTTTTGTTGCTGATTGGGAATATTTTTTACAAAATGATTCGTCTGATGGAATGATATATCCGGCCATGGTTCTTCCTAATTCCGAATTTGGTACGGCTGAATATCAAAAAAAATATAAAATCAAAGTTAGAAATATGCCGTACAATTATTTTGTAAGTAAGGATTTTTCTGATAGACGTATATATACCAGTTTAGACAAATATAAAAATGAACATTTGGAATATGCTGATATAATAGTAGAAACCTTTTCAATGTCAGAATCTAATGTTATTAAGTGTTGGATGTTTTATTGGATAATAGAATGTTTTTGGTATCACATTGTTTTAAAAGATATTGTAAGTTATATAAGTAAATGTCTTAATATTCCGATAGTTAATGTTTTTAAGAAAATGCAAACATATATTCTCAATTCTTATGGAATCATAAATGAAAGATATTCTGAATTAGAGTCTTTAGTAAATAAAAGTTATTTTGCATATGATATGAAATCTCAAAAATTTCAAGATATTAAATTTTTCCAGGAACATCATGAGTTTTTCTTTCATGATATCACAACATTTATTTCTGATGCGTGCAAAAATGATTTAAATGATGAACAATTCACGGAGACGATTGAAATGATAAAAAGAAAAGATGATTCGGATTTTTATTATCGAGATGTAACACAAAATATAATTGATGGGAGCGAAGTTGAATTAGGAGGAGCTCCATGAGTAATCAACAGGACGTAGAAAAACGAATTCAACATAATGCTACGGACAGTGCTGTAATGCACGGTTTATATGCAACTGTTCATAATGATTGGTCTGGTGAGATTAAAGATTATGATATAACTCCATATACAGATTCAAGTGAGGCATTTCATGATGGTGATTATGACGAGATTAAAAAAAGAGCTAAGTCAGATGGTTACTTATATATAAAAGGAGCAGTGGATGTAGAAAGAAATATGTCTTTAAGGAATGATGTTTTGCGTATATGTGATGAACAAAATTTATTAATAAAAGATGATATTTTACGAGATGACATAGATGTTAATTCCGGTTCCGGCCCTCATGTATTTTGGGATAAGTGTGTTAAATTACAATCTTTTAATGAATATTTACATAAAGAACCTGCTGTACTTAAATTATTTTCTCATATGTATGGCGAAGAATATGTTTTATTACCCAGAGCACTTTTTAGATTTTTTAAAAATAATGGTGAATTTTCTAAATTACATCAGGATTTTTGGTATTCCGGAGTTGCGAAAAATATGTGGACTGCATGGGTCCCATTAGGCGATATTCCTATGGATAAGGGTGTTATAGTAACTGCGAAGAATAGTCATTTAAATATAGGCATTGTTCCAAATGAAGATAGATTTTATGACCAATCCAATCAGATAACTTATAAACTAAATAAAGATGATCATGAATGGTTGGCTAGCGATTTTGAAAGTGGTGATGTATTATTCTTTAATTGTTTGTCTACTCATTTTAGTACAACCAATACAACGAATCATTTAAGACTATCCGCTGATTATAGATTTATACCCACATCTGATCCTATAGCAGATTATTTTTTTATACCTCATATGACCGAACATACGTGGGATGACATATATGAGGATTGGGACAGCACAGATTATCAACGATATTGGTCCCACTTAGAATCAAAGTTTATATCTCCAGATGAAATAGACGACACAACAAACACTATTATGAGCCACACAACTCAATTTCAAAGCAATATATGAAAACAAGTAAAATACCCGGATTAGGAAGATTTGGTCTATTCATAGACGATCTACATTATAAAGATATTACTCCTGAATTATGGAATGAGATTGCTACTTTATATTTGGATAATTTAGTAGTTATAATACGCGATTGTGATTTTACTTTAGCACAATTCGAAGAGCTAACCCTAAAATGGGGTGATGGCACTAGTACTTTTTTGGTTAACATTACCAAAAAATATGGGTTCACAGATGTTTTTCAATTTGCTGATAATATGGCAGAATTAGATTTAACTGATGAAGAGAAGCAATGGTTCAGGGCAGTGGATAAGGTTAAGGCTACTGATATAGATCCAGAAAAAGCTGCAGCAGTTAGAGTAACATCTAGAAGAGATGAGAATGGTGATTTTACAGGAATGTTTCCCGACGGAGAACTGCTTTGGCATGCTAATGAATCTGGTAATTTTTTATTTGCACCCAGCGTAGCTTTTTATGGATTTGCAGATGTCGTGGGATCTTCTACTGGATTTTTGACAACGACCGATTGGTATGAAGAACAAACAGAATCTTTCAGAAGTGAGCTCGATGATATGATTCTTGTTCATGATTTTACTAAAAATAGATTTACTCCTGAATTATCTGAAGATGAACAACAAGTAATAATTAAAAATAATATGTGTCCTGAAAGATGTGAATTGCCTATGGTTATGCAATCCCCAGGTGGAATAAAAGGTTTACATTATACTATTACCAGTACCGTTTCCGGAATTAAAGGTGCAACTGATTCAGAGTTTAAAAAAATAACCGATAGTATAAATGAAACATTATTAGTAGATAAATATATTTACGATCATTGGTATACTTCTAGAGATTTATGTTTTTTTGATAATGCGATTTCTCTACATAGGCGCCAAGGCGATTTATCTAAGGGTAGATTAGGATATAGGATTCAACATAATTTAAGATATATACAAAGAGTTGATAGTCTATATTTAAAAGAACCATGGAAATCACAATATATAAAAGAAATTAATGAGATGAACGATATTTTAGGATTTAACGATGCAAGATTCCCAGCGTTCAATTCTTATTAAATAAAAGGGTAGTTAAATGATACAAGATAACGGATGGTATAGAAACGAAAGCGATACAGCACTCAGAGATAAACTAGCTGATGATTTTCCCATTGGAACTAACGATGCGTCTTTCAGTTTTCATCAGAAAATATTAAATGATTTAAGTTTATCTAATACAAGAGTCTCAATAGACATTGGAGCATATACTGGGGCCTGGACATCGGTTTTGAGTGATAATTTTAATGCAGTTTATTCATTTGAGCTTTCTGCCGATAATTGTGAATGCATTAACAAAAATACGGAAAGTAAAACCGGCATAACCTTACATAATGTTATTATTTCACATCGGACTAGTAAGACTGTTACTCTGTCGGATGGTAAAGAATATGTCGTAGAAATATTTTTGAAAGATGGGGCACAGGTCAAACAGGGTGAAGTTGGTATCATGGAATTAACTGATGCTGCCGACTATAGTTCTTCCAGATTTGTCAGAGCCGATAGACCAACGGTTGAGGCAGTGTTTTCCGCAGAAACTGATAGGTCTTCAGATATTACAATGAAAGAAATTGATGAATACAGTTTTACCGATGTTGATTTAATTAATTTGCATACTAATGGTAGTGAATATCTTGCTATTATGGGTGCTATTGATACCATAGCAGCATGCAGACCTGTTATAATATATCAAGCATATGAAGCTGAAATGAGTTATTACGGTCATCAATCAGATACTTGTAATTTTGATGAAAGTGCCGGAGGTATTAGTAAGGCAGATCGCGAGACAATACAGACTCCAGAAACGATTGACGAATTTGTAACCAGCTTAGGATATTCTATTACAACAAACACATCATTTGATAAATGGGGCATGACATATAGGATAGCTGTCCCCGATTAATATGACTAAAAACTTTACATGTGAATTTCCATATAGCATGTTAAATATGACCATGGAAGGGGACTATCAAACTTGTTCTTGGTCTAAGGTATATCCAAAATATCATAATTCATCTCCGAATAGTTTTTTTAATAGTTCTTTATTGAAAAATATTCGATCAGATATGGCTAATGGTATATTTTCTTCTGATATACAAGACATGTGTCGGTTTTGTATAAAATTAGAAAATTCTAATGAAACGTCTCCTAGAATTCCTTTTATTAAACCCCCCAAAGAAGAATTAACTCATATTAATTTAAATCAAATTGGCAATCGATGCAATCTCCGATGTGCTGGTTGCGGTCCTGAGAGGTCTTCTAAGTATGGACCGTTAATAGATAATTGGAATTATAATATTGATGAGTTCAGAGATATTAAAAAAATTGGGTTTATAGGTGGCGAAGCACTATTAATGAAAAGTGTAAAAGATGTTCTATTTAATCTTGATGCAGAATTTGTACTTATAACTAATGCTACTACTTTTCCCAAATGGTTGTATAAATTAACTAAGAAGAAAATTAAATTTATAGTTTCAATAGATGGTGTTGGACAATTAGATGATTATATTCGCCAAGGTTCCAATTTTACTAAAAAACATTTAAATATAAAAAAATATGCAGAATACTTTGATATAGATTTTATGTGTACTATGCAAATGATGAATTATAGGTATTTAAATGATATTAAAAATTATGTGTCTGATGAATTTGGAAAAAAGTTAACTTCGGTTAATAGATTGATGGTACCCAGTATTTTAGATGCTATAAATTTACCCATACCATATAAGCTTCAATATAGTAAAAGTAACCAGTTAACGAAATCTTTTAAAGAAGCTTTTCCAGATTTAGATAAATTTAAATCAGCCATGAGTTTTTTAAAGGCACGCGATATTCAATATAATAAATCGTTATTAGATTTTTTACCAGAATTTGAAAATGAATATATGCATGCTGAGCCTTCTGAATATGCCTTAGAGGATATGAGTAAAATGACTGATAATGTTCCACCCATTATAATGTATAATATATGATATTCGGAACAGTTGAAAAATGGGCCGATGATGGCCACGCTTTAAAGGGTAAAGGTACTGGAATTAAAAATGCAGTAAAAGCTGGCTTTGATACTTTTGATACTGCACCTGGATATTTAAATGAGAAAGAAGTTGGTAATGATCTTGAGGACATCTTTCAAGTCCAATCTAAATTAGATTATTTTAAATGGGGATATGAAAATGTTATTGAGGAGTTTGAAAAATCCAGTGAACATTTAAGTATAACAACATATTTAATACATTGGCCTGTTTTACCACTAAAAGAATTAAAAGAAACATGGAGAGCATTTGAATATCTTAAAAATGAAGGCCGAGTTGAAAAAATAGGTGTTTGTAATTTTACAATAAAACATCTTCATAAATTATTAGATATATGTGAAACACCACCTGATATAAATCAATTTGAATTAAATATATTTTGCCAGAATGATGAATTGGTTAATGAATGTAATCGTCACAACATTGAAGCACAGTCTTATTCTTCTATCTGTAGAGGCAAATCTATTTTTGGAGCACCGCCGATCTCATTAAATGTTATGCTTGATTGGTTATTAACTAAAGGTGTTAATCCAATTGTTAGAAGCACTAAAATTAATCGATTACAAGAAATGATAAAACTCGAAAGCAGTTTAACAGAAAGGTCTTTAGATCATTATAAGGAATATGATAGGCAATTTCGTTTCTGTCCGGACCCAAACACCATGGGGAATTGGTAATATAAATATTGTATTCACTAAACTCAAATGAAGAAAAAGGATAAAAAAATGCAAAAGGTATTAGTTTGCATTATTATGGTAACATGGATGGTTGTAGGATGTGAAGCAGTAAGACAAGCAGGATGTTATGGATATTGGGTAGGCGCCGATGGTCATCAGAGAGGCACTAGATGGTCTAATCAAAATAACACTAGACCTTATCGACAATGTGTAGAAAAAGAAGTACCACATAAAAATACAGAAAAGAGACCCTATGGTTAAAATAGCATTACTAGTTGTAATGTTATTGATGATTGGTTGTTCAAAAGAAAATAACTGGCCTTATCCATTGACTCCGTTTTTCGCAGAGTGCGAATATGAAGGAAAAGTTTTTGTAGATTATGAATATCTCAAAAGAAAAAGTGCGGGCGGATGTAAAAACGACGAACCTTTTAAATATTATCCAAGAGGCGAACCGAATTTGACAAATGATTAATAATTATATATGAAATGCTTGGCACCGTGGGTTACAATTAGACAAGATGAAGATGGTTCTGTAATGCCTTGTTCTTCTTATTTTATACGCCTTAAAGATGTTAAAATAGGATCTACTCATAGAAATATTCAAGAATTTTTTAATGGATCTGATTATAATGATTTTCGTATGCGAATGTGCAATGATGAAGACATTAAAGGGTGTATTGAATGTAAGGTAGATGCTGAAAATGGTAATCCAAGTCATCGCGATTATTGGAATACAAAATATGCAAATATTACAGAACCGGCAATAAGAGAATTAGAATTATGTTTAAGTAATAAATGTAATTTTCAATGTATAGCGTGTAATAGCCATTTTAGTAATAAGTGGTATAAAGATGATAAAGCATTAAATGAATTAGGAGTAGATAAAACTGGTCAGCTATCACCTCGAAGACATTTAACTTCTCCTGATGATATGGTTGGGGTTAATTTAGATAGTTTAGTATTATTGAGAATCCTTGGAGGCGAGCCCTTAATAGAACCCCGATTTTTAAATATCTTTGAAGTACTAAAAGAACGAAATATTATTCAAAATGTTGAACTGTTTATTAATACAAATAATTCCATCTTTCCAAATAAAGAATGGCAAGAGTATTTACGATTATTTAAAAAGATTACTATAGTATTAAGTATAGATTCTATAGGTAAGCTGGGTGAATGGAATCGCCGCGGTTTAAATATGAAGAAGTTTGAGATCAATAAAGGTCGATGGATGAACTTTCCTACTAATGTCGCATATAATTCTGTTGTCCATAATTTTTCTGTATTGGGTTTAAATGATTTAATTCATTGGGTAGATCTTCCGATTCACTTTGGCATGGAAGGAAAAGATCACGCTTTAGATTTAACATTGGGACCATCATACCTATGTATTCAAAATTTACCTGAACATACGAAAGAGTTAATCGCGGATAAATTGGACAGGAGATTAAATAAGGTAAAGGAATTTATGTTTGCAGAAGAACATAATCCAAGGTATGTAAAACAGTATAAAAAGTTTTATGAATACTTCGAGAAAAAATGGGGCATGCCACCGGAAAATAAATTAATTTATGAAAGCGTATGCGAGAAATATTAGTAGTTGCATTAGAAGAAGAGTTGTCAGGTGCTGACATATATTGTGGAATAGGACGAAGGAGCGGATATAATTTATCAAGCTTTTTAGAAAACCGCGGACCTTATCCACTACCCAAAAAAGTTATAAATTATGGTACTTGTGGATCCTTTATACATGGGCTAAGAGGATTACATAAAATAACAACCTTTAGTGATAGTGAAGAAGACCAAGGAGATGGTTTAGGTCTAAAACTTTTAACACAGGAAAAATTTGTTACAAAAATTGTACCTGGTTATGACTTAGTCGATTGTGAAGCTTTTTATTTAAAACAAATATGTGATAAAAGAGAAATAGAATTTGAATGTTACAAATATATAACAGATGAAGTTGGTAAAAATACAAAACAAGATTGGGTTAATGGAATGAAGGAAGGTGAGGCATGTTACAGAGAATACTTGACGAAGGTTATGTCAAAATCGATTACGAAATAGATTTTCCCTACGAAGAATTTAAACTGGAATGGCCAGTTTTTAGAGAAACTCCATATTGGAAATTGGAGATGATAGATTGGACTCCATTTGAAGAAATTAAATGTGAAAAATGGTGTTCTGATATGTATCAACTTAATATGGATATTCTTAATGATCCCCTTTATGAAGATACAAGAAACTGTAGAGCTTCTATATTAAGATATAATAAAGGGTATATCAAAGAACATACAGATAGAGGAATGTTTACCTTTCTTTATAATATCTATCCCGGAATATATCTTAAAATAAATGAAAAATGGGAAGAGTTAGATTACGGACTGTTTATTTGGCTTGGTGATATCGGTGCAAAACAATTTAATAGGCCGGCAATGGAACATAAAGCTAATTGTAATGATATTCGTTGGTCACTTAATTATTTTTCAGCCCCGAGCAATATTGAAAGTCTTTGGACGGCAAATGAAATGACCGGTACATTATGAACAGATATATTATACAGACTTTAGTGACATGTAAAGGAAAAACCTTCTTATCTAAAGAATCATTTAAAAAATGGTTTGTAGAAAATTTGGTTCCTCAAGATTCTGATCCTTTAAGAAAATATAATTTTACTATCATGGAACAACATGGTCATGAGAATTTCTTTTTAACATTTATTGCTCCGAATAAAGGGATATTAACACATATATATCAAACAAAAGAAGAATATTATAATAGTATAAAATTAAGAACTGAACAACAAAACTTAATGCATAAATACAATATAGGATATGCAGTTTCAGATGTGATGAAACAGGTTATCAACTAAAAGAATTACAGTAAGGAAATTATCATGTTACATGGTTCATTTAATAAGATGCTGAGAGAAACAATTCATGAATCTCAAAAGTGTCAAAGGAATTGGGATTTAAGTAAAGATATCCCTCAAGAAGATAAAGATTTAATCATCGAGGCCGCAACTAATTCTCCTTCAAAACAGAATCTTAATTACTTTAATGTTCATGTTATTGAAGATCGAGATGTAATTGAAAAAATTCATTCATATACAGAAGGTTTTGGGCCTATCTATAAAGATTTTGATACAAATAAAACCCCGCATGAAAGATCTAAAGATGGTCAAGCTCATTATGAGAAAGGAAAAGAGGATGGTAAATATTATACAAATCCTCAAGTATTAGGACAAATGCTTTTAGCATTTACTCCTAATGAACCCTCTCAAGTACGTGAAGAGAATGATTCTTATGATCAAGACAGAGATATGGCAATTGGTATCTCAGCTGGCTATGTTAATGTTATAGCTACTCAAATGGGTTATTCAACCGGTTGTTGTAAGTGCATAAGTGATGTATCGGCAATTAGAGAAATTTTGGGTGAAGAGCCTATTTTGCTAATGGGAGTTGGTGTTGCTGATGCAAAAAGAGATAGACGAGAACATCACAACGATCCTTCTTTTACGTTTCCATCATTAAAGCAGAATAAGAAAATTAGTGTTAATTATGTTTAGAAATGCCTCTTTGTGATTTACCATTTAAATCTGTTTTTTTTATAAATCGAAAAAAAGACTTTCCTCTTTTTATGCCTTGTGAGGCTATAACTAAGAATAATGAAAGCCATTGCCCTATTCAAAAAATACCTAATCCTCTTGAATGGCAATCTGATGATTCAGAATTAAATCCAGAACAGATAATTAATTCTTTAAATTATCAAACCCTACAAGATAATCATCGAAAGGGTATAAAAGACAAAAGGTGTAAATTTTGTTGGGACCTAGAAAAAATAGGACCCCACAGTCCTAGATTAAACCCCGACAAAATTGATAAAGACACTGATGGATTAATGGTGCATTTTTTATTAGATAATAAATGTAATATGGCATGCCGGATGTGTTCTCCGATGGCTTCAAGTTTACTACAAAAAGATTTTAATTATTTTAAACATCATAAAAATGTTGATGATATCACTTCGGTAACCGATGGTTTTTTTTCTTCCGATGACATATTAAGTTCAGTAGAATTGTCTCAATGGGATTGGGTGATTAATAATATCCACAAAATTGGAGCCTTAAAAGTAACTGGAGGAGAACCTCTTTTTAATAAACAATTTATTAATGCAATGACCCCATTAAAAAAAGATGGGTTAAATTTAAATGTCACAACGAATGGATCTTTATTTACCAATAAAATGTGTGATATTCTTAACGAATTTAAAGGATTGTATTTCACAATATCACTTGATTCAATAGGAAAAAATTATGAATACGTGAGATATCCATATAATTTTAAAAAGGTGGAAAAATCAATAGCCAATTTTATTAAAAGATGTTATAATATAAAGGAGATTAAATATAATTGTGTTGTGAGCGCATTAAACATATTTTATATAGATGAATTGATAAAATGGAATAATGATTCATTTAATATTTATTTTACTGAAGTATATCCCAATCTTAGAGGCATAGGTATAAAAAACTTGCCTGTGTTTTTATTAAAAGAATTGTATGATATAATTCTTAATGTAGAATTTAGTGATCATATGTTATTAAACATGATTCAAAAAGCTATTGATGATAATCAAGAAGATAAACAAAAGATGATTAAAGAAATAAAATTATTTGATTCATCTCGAAATCAAAAGTTTGAAAATTATTTACATCCCAAATTAGTCCAATGGTTGCAGTCTTAAATTACGGTCATCGGCCACTTGAAAAAGAAAAAAGAGAACAACGAAATAAATTGTTTGAAGGAATGGAACAATTCTATTATGTTTCTAATTATATTGCATCTCCAAATCATAATACAGTTTATATAATGGAAGAAGATGATAAAGTTTACATAGATGAATTGATTCCGGCGGAAAGCAAACACCTCATGGGGCTTAAAGATATTAATTATTTTGATTATTTTCGTTTATTAAATAAAGCACAATATTATTTTCCTGAGCCTTTCAAGAAATTGGTAGATGCACCAAATACTATTAATACACTAACCGCTAATCATAGTGCTCAACAGAGCTTAAACGAACTTATTTATTGGATGGAATTTTGGAATAGAGGTGATAGAGATTTTGATAAAATTATCTTTATGTCAAATTCATATTTTTGTGAAGATGAGAAATGGATTGAGGAACAGATTCAGGAAGACAATTGGTTTATACATGATGAAGGTAATAATAAACATGCTAAAAGTTTTTGGTCTTGTGGGAGACATATATTTGATAAAATAATAAATCAACTACCAGTGTTGGCTAAAGAACACTGGAAGAATTTTCATTCTGGAAATCAATTTGATTCCGATTCTGAAACATTTAAATATAAATTATTTTTTGAAAAATTTAAATTAACTCCGGCTCCACCGAACGGAATGACAAAACGAGGAATACAACTTCCTGAAAATGGTCATCCTATAAGAATAGAAATGGGATGCAAGAAATGGTTAGATGGACATTATTAGAAAAAGAAATCAACATAATACTGGAGACAATTTACGTTTACATTTAAATGAATGTATAACCCCTACATGGAAGAACTTTCAACATTATCCTGATCTCGAGAAGTATTATAAAGAGTTTGAAAATATTTTAGGACATAAATTATTTTTCACTGAGGGCATTTCAGGTGCTGTAAAAGAGATTATGTCTATTTTGAAACCACGTACGGCAGAATGGCAAGGTACTTGGGCGCTTTATGATATTTTTAAAAAGTTATATAGTTCAGATAATGGACCAGCAGTAATGTTTTGTTTATATCCAGAAACTGATATTGATAGTGTAGTTAAAGATTATGATCATGTGATTATAGATGATGCATATCAATATTTTCATGCTAGAGATTGGACTCCATTTTTAAAATATAAAAACGTAACTATCATGAGAACATTTTCTAAGGCTTTTGGATTAGCAGGTCTTAGAATAGGGTACATTGCAGGTGAATTAGTTGATTTATTAGATATGCATAGAGGTGGATATGAAGCAAATTCTTTTGCTCTTGAAAGGGCTTTGTTTCATTTAAAAAATGAAAATCAGGTAAAGCAATATGCTAGTGAGGTAAAAAGAGTCAGGGTACATATGCTTGATAAATATTCTGACATGCGATGGGATGGATATAGCAATTCATTATATACGAAAAGAATTGACATTCATCAAAAAATGCTTGATAATAATATATTGGTTAAACAATTTGCACGCGAAGCACGGATCACATTAGCACCAATGTCACATATGAAAGAAGTATTCAATATATTAGATGAATGAATATTTACAGTATAAAAAATCACTTGCAAAATTTAATCCTGAGAACTATGGTTTAGCGACTATAGATTTAAACCCTACGGAGTTATGTAACAGGGTTTGTCATTTTTGTCCGCGAAGCTCTTTTTATCCTAGTTTAAATTTAAACATGTCACTTGAATCTGCTGATCTATTACAAAGACGTTTAGTAGAGTTTAATTATCAAGGTGCTCTTACAATAGCAGGAAAAGGTGAACCTCTTCTTAATAAAAACATATATGGAATAATTACAATTTTAAATTCTTGGAATCCTATTTTAATAACAAATGGTGATTCTATTTTAAAGGATAATTCAATAGCGAAGAGATTGTTTAATTCAGGAGTACATCAAGTAATTATTAGTGAATACGATAGCATGACGAAAACAGAAATTTGGGATGAATTATTTGAAGGACGAAATTATAGAGTTAAAGATTTAACAAAAGGAGCTGAACAATATTTTAATAATAGGGGTGGCTCTTTTAATACTATTAATAATTCTTTAGAACGAACGTGTTATTTTCCTTTTTATAAGATTACTATTAATTATGACTTATCTTTAAATTTTTGTTTAAATGATTGGAAGTATAAAGAAGAGATTGGTAATTTGACCACGAATACTTTAAAAGATATTTGGATGGGCTCTAAGATGATGGCTTATAGAAAAAAGCTAATTGAAAAAAGAAGGTGTGATATTAACGCTTGTAAAAAATGTGATACTGATGGTACATTAATGGGCCAGGAGAGTTTTGAATGGTTCCAAACATTATAGAAATAAATCCAACAGAACTATGTAATCGAAAATGTAGTTTTTGTGCTAGATCAGAAGATTATCCAAATCAAAATTTAAATTTAGATTTAAGAGGTGCTTTTATAATAAGGAAAAGGCTTGAAGAAATGGATTGGAGAGGAAGTCTCAAATTGACCGGTCAAGGTGAACCAACTCTTAATAAAAAAATAATTAGAATTGCCCAAGCATTACAATCGCATAACTGGGAATTAACAACTATTACTAATGGTGATTTTTTACATAATATAGATTCAAAATATTTTAAAGTTTTTGATAAAATTACAATATCTTGTTACGAAAAGGAAAAGTTTGAAGATTATAAAAAGTTTGATGTCGAAGTTAGAAAACAGTGGCTTCCAGAAAATCAAACCCTATTTAATAATTGTGGTGGAGCCCTTGAAAGCACTAAAAAAATACCTATGCAACGGGAGTGTTATACCCCGTTTTACAGAGCTTATATCGATTGGAACTTAGATGTAAGGTTGTGTTGTCATGATTGGAAATATAAACATACATTTGGTAATTTAAAAGATAAGACATTCAAAGAGATTTGGTATTGTAAGGAATTTCAAAAATTAAGAAAACAATTAAAAGATGGTAATAGATCATTAGCATCATCTGCATGCTCAGAATGTAATGCAAATGGCAAAATGAATGTGCGCACAAATACTACGGATGGTAAATCAATATTTGAGAATTGGAAATATGATAAAACATGAAGATTTAGTTTATTGTGGAGCATGGCATGGAGATAAAAAATGGAAGGAGGTTGAAATTGCATCTGATTTCTCCGTTTATCCCTGTTGTCTACTTAATGCCGCACATCAACTAAACAATACATATTTTGATAAAAAATTAGATAGCATGGACAAAGATTGGAATAATTTAAAGCATAATAAATTAAAAGATATTTTAGAAATTTGGCGTCAACATATAAAACCCGAATATTGGAAAGATGAAAAAACCTTGCCGGGTTGTTGTAATAATTTTTGTAGTATAAAATCGGACAAGTAATGGTAAAAGAAATAGATCATTATTATGAAAAATTGTGGCTAGATTTTGATTTCACTATATCAAGCTATTGTAATGCGGCATGCCCTTCCTGTAAAAGATATGAAGATTTTCTTATTACAGAATATAATCCTAATCAACCATTACATCCGGGACTAAAACAATTACATATGGATTTTGACATCTACAGATCAATTATAGAAAGAGATATCGAACTGTTCAAAAATAAATATGTGACATTTGAGGGGGAATTAGGGGACGCCCTCACTAATCCAAATATATTAAAATTTATAGATTATAGTTCTAGCGTATTTAAAAGACTCAGAATAGTTACTAACGGGGGGCTTAGAACATCTAAATTTTTTAATGACTTGGGAAATACATATAATAATTTAGAAATTATGTTTTCTATAGATGGATTAGATAATGAGATCAATCAAAAGTATAGAAGACGTGTCAATACGCCAAAAGCATATGAGAACATGATTGCATATAAACAGAGTAAATATGGTGCCGGCACAACATTTTGGCAATATTTAATTTTTCAGCATAATTGGTTTGAAATTCCAGAAATATTAAACATTGCAAAAAAGTATAAAATTGTGATTGATATGAAAATTAATAATCGGCCTAAATTTCGAATTGAAGAGAAACTCATACCGAACGTTATGGAGACGTATGAACAAAATAAGTTTGAATGCAGTTCACTACAACAGATAAAGTCTAGATAGATATTATGATAAATTCTGAATTTCAACCACTAAAAGAAATGATCGTGGGCGCTTCATATTTAAATCATACAAGTATGATTGAAGGGTTAGATCAAGTTATAGAAGAAACAAATGAAGACTGTAGGACTTTAGCAGATATATTAACAGAGCTAGGGGTAAAAGTTCTAAGACCTAAACAGAAGGCATTTAATAAAAAAGTTCATCATCCTATAATGCCTAGAGATGTATTTGGGTTTTACGGCAATAAAATGATACAAACGTATGGGGCTATTCATTCAAGACAAGAAGAATTAATATGTTATGATGAAATAGTAAATACATATAAAGATAAGATTCTTATTAGAATGGGTAAGCCTGATATAGATGAAACAGAAGAAACTGAATATACTGAAGCCCATTCTAATAAGATTAAAGTACAACAAAGATATGACAAATATAAAGATTTGTGTTTGTGGGAAACAGCTAACATGGTAAAATGCGGCGAGCATATTTTGCATACTCAATCCGCTGATAAAGATCCAATAAGTGGAAAAGGAACAGAAGTAGGTTTACAGTTTATGAAAGAGATGTTACCAGAATTTAAATTTATAGAGCTCCCAGTCGGTGGTCATATTGATGGTAAATTAGCTCTTTTAAGACCAGGACTTTTATTAACATGGCGGAAAGAATTTATTCCTGATGCACTCAAAAATTGGGATGCTATTATAGTAAATGATAAGTCCAAGTTACCGGACGAATTTAAAAGTACTCGTAAACAGCGGTTTTATAAAGACTATGTGCTAAAGTATTTGAGTGATTGGACAGGATATTGTGAAGAAACATATTTTGATGTTAATTGTATTTCAGTAAATGAAGATACAATAATTACTGCCGGCAGCGAAAAAGAAAATATTAAACAAATAGAAAAATATGGTATTAATGTTATAAGATGGAAGCATCGTCATAGATACTTCTGGGATGGTGGTGTCCATTGTTTTACACAAGATACGGTAAGAAAGGGTTCCTGTGAAAGATACTTATAAACAATATATAGATAATGACCCGGAGACGCCTTCTTCAACATTTTGTGCGTTACCTTGGATGCACATTTCAACTCGCCCATCAGGTCATATGAGGGTATGCTGTACTGCAAATGCTTCTGCAGTACAAGATAAGAATTCAACAAATAAGACAATATCAGAAGCGGGTGTTCTCAGAAGAGATGATGGGAAACCTGCTAACCTAGCAACCACACGTTTACTAGATGCATGGAATAATGAGTATATGAAATCCGTGCGTAGAATGATGCTTAAAGGTGAGCGTCCTGCATCTTGTTTAAAGTGCTTTAAGGAGGAAGATGCCGGACATAGAAGTAAAAGACAATGGGAAACATCAAAATGGGTCAACGAACTCGGACTGGAAGATGTTCTTAGCGGAACAGAAGAGGATGGAACCATTCCTCCAAGAGTACGGTATATTGATCTTCGGCTTGGCAGTAAGTGTAATCTTGCATGCGTTATGTGCAGTCCTCACGATTCATCTAAATGGGTAAAAGAATATAAACAGATTTGGCCTACTCTAGAAAATAAAAGACTCAAGTCTAATATGGAGTGGGAAAAGGAATCTGGGAAGTTAGCATGGTCGGGTGGTTCATATGCATGGCATAAAAAGAACCCGGAATTTTGGGAAGACTTTTATGAACAGGTACCTACACTAAGACAGTTATATTGGGCAGGTGGTGAAGCACTTATAATGAATGAACATTATGAGGTTCTTGAAAAAATTATTGAAATGGGGCATGCTAAAAATATTGAATTGAGATATAATTCAAATGGTATAGAATGGCAACCTAATTTATTTGATCTTTGGAAAGAATTTAAAAATGTTATTATGCATTTTAGTATAGATGATTATGGTGAACGTAATCATTATATTAGATATCCTGCACCATGGAAAAGAGTTGTAAAACAATTACACAAAATAGATGATTATCCACATGGCAATCTAAGATTAACAACTGCAACATGTGTTACAGCTCTAAATATTTTTTACCTACCTGAATTTATAACTTGGAAATTAGAAGAAGATTGGAAGTTATTAAATAAATTTCCTGCCGGTGCCGGAATGATAGATTTGCACTTAGCATATTGGCCGCCCCAATTAAATTGTAAAGTATTACCTGATTGGTTTAAAAAAGAAACAACATTAAAATATAAAGATTTTGGAAAATGGTTAAAGAGTAATTGGAAGAAGTGTAATGGGGTTGATGATTTAACTTGGGATGAATGGAAAGAGTTACCCTATGGTATAAAGAGATTAGAAGGATTAGTATCATTCATGAACGATGAAGATTGGTCGGAAAGGTTACCAGAAACAGTTGAATGGTGTTATACAGTATCAAAAAAAAGAGATTTAGATTTTAATAAAATATTTCCAGATCTTGAATGGTTAGAGTGGTATAATAAATAGTAAAAACATATTATGAAATTGACATATTTAAATAAAACAGTTGAAATTAATATTCCATCAACCACAAAACGGTTAAAGCAACAAGTTCTAGAAGATTTTTTTGATTCATATAAAGATGCAGATAAGGAACCATATGAAAATGAAGAATTTTTATTTAAATTGGGTTCGTTTGAAGGTTCTTCAGATATAGAAGAAATTCCTGTTAATGTTATAGGACAATGGATGTCTGGTGGGGCAGATAGTTCTTTATTGGCTTATCTATTGTGTAAAAAAATACGTGATGAAGAATTGGATATTAAATTTCAACCTATATCTGTTCGTAGAGGCAGAGCGAACAATCCTATATATGCCGGAAACGTAATAGACTTTATAGAGGAAGATTTGGGTGTTGATTTCATTTTACCTCACGAGGTTTATTATCCTCCATTGGATGATGAATATATGAGAGAAATAAAAATATTTTGGGAAAGAGATGATTATAATTTTCGTCATCGTAAATTTGAAATATTATATTCAGGAATCACTTCAAATCCACCAGCGGATGATTCAACAATACCTAAGAACAAAGAACGTGTTAGGGATGTCACTGAAGTTGATAAAATTGTTGAACAACGAAATGGATATAGACATTATATAAATCCATTTATAAATGTTAATAAAAAATGGGAGGCAGAAGCATATAAAGATAAAGGATTATTAGATTCTTTATTTCCATTGACATATAGTTGTGAAGGAAGTATTGAAGCCACAAAACATCATACTCAACATTGTAAAAGGTGTTGGTGGTGTCAGGAACGATATTGGGCATTTGGTAGATATGTATAATATAGAAGACAAGTCAAATAGATATCAGATTATTTGGGATTTAGGTCGTAGATGTTCTTATGCATGTACATATTGCCCCCCTCATCGTAATAATAAAACTTCTCCGTTTATAGATTTTGAAACATTAAGAAAAACAATGAGTGGTGTTGCAGAGTATGCTCTTCTTTATGATAATTTTAGAAAGAAACCAGCTAAAAAGAAATTAAGTTTTACAGGAGGCGAACCAACTGTTCATCCGGATTTTTTTAAACTTTTAAAATATATTAAAAACGAATTTCCTGATTTTAGTAGAGGCCTTACAACTAATGGTTGGTTTGGAAATAATATATTAGATAAGGTATTGTCTTATACCACCGGTGGCACTATATCATATCATTGTGAATCAACAAAGAAACAAAAAAATCAAGTAATATCAAATGCAATAGTTTTAAGAGAAAAATATAAATGTAATGTAATGTTTCATAAAGATTACTTTTGGGAATGTGTAGATGTTTGTGAAAAGTTGGAAAAGAATGGTGTTGATTTTGTGCCCAGAATTATTGGTGATGATAACCCCACCGACAAGAAATCGATTAAATATGGATATACTCATGTCTATGGTCGCGAAGAAATGAAATGGTTTCGTAATTATTGGAAACAGAAAGGACAAAATGTTACAGAAGAAGGAGACACACAAAAAGGATTGGGAAGGCCATGTTGCGGAGGAAGATGTTTCAAAGCAGACGGCGTGGATAGTTATTTTCTCGCTGATACTAACTTTCTTGGTTGGAATTGTATGGTTAATTGGTACTTTCTCTTTTTAAATTCAGAAGCAAATCGAGTTTGGACTCATCAAACATGTGGTGTTAATTTAGATGGCGAAGTTGCACCACTGGGAAAGATTACAGACTTTGAAAAGATTATTGATGAGTTAGAACATGAATTATATGTTCATAATCGTATACCGATGATTACATGTCCTAAAACATTTTGCGGATGCGGAATGTGTGTAACAAAAACTAGTCAGAATATTGAACCTATGTTTACTAAACACGTTGTGTCTGGTTTAGACCATTTTATTGTTCCACAAAAAGAAAGTAATTATGAAGTTGATATAACAACTAAAAAAGTTTTAAATGAACTTGATTCCTCAAATGTTTAAGATAGGTGTTGTTGAAATAGAATTATCTTCTTTATGTAATGCTAAATGTTCAGCATGCATGAGAACTATTTTGGATGAAAGAGATGAATGGTATTATAAAGGCAATGTATCTTTAGATGATATAATTGATTGGTTCGAGTCTCTTGATATATCTGATACCAAAATAAAGATGTGTGGGGTTCTAGGTGACCCAATGATTAACCCGGAATTATATGAAATAATATTTTATTTTCTATATGAAAAAAATGTCCGGGATATTGAAATGTCAACAAATGGCGGCACACGACCAATACAATTTTGGAAAGACTTAGGACTATTATCAAAACAATCCAATAAAAGATTTCATATTCATTGGGCGGTTGATGGAGTTACAAGAAATGATTATAGAGAAAACGTTATCCTGGATAAAGTATGGGAAAATATTAATGCTTACCATTCTACTGGCGGCCATAGTATCTGGCAGTATATCATTTTTGATTATAATGAAAGTGAAGTTGAAATGGCTAGAACAAAGGCAAAAGAAAATGGAATGAAATTTGCCACTAGAGTAAGTTGGAGAAATACATCAGAAAAAGCTAAAGTAACTTCCAAAGCCGCCAATAAAATAGATTCAGATTCTTATGAAGTAGTTGAAAAAAGGGCTAGATCGAAACAATATGAAGATGCCAGAATTGTTTGTAGACATAAAGTAAAGGGTGAAATATATATTGGGGCTAATAAAAGATTATGGCCGTGTTGTCATTTATATGATGAATCTATATCACATAAATCAAATGATATAAATCACTTATATGGAAAAATCGGACACGACTTTAATGATTTAACAAAATATTCAATATCTAACATTTTAGAGAGCAATTGGTTTAAAACCGAATTAGAAGCAAGTTGGAATAAATTACATTCTCTACATTTACCTAGATGTTATTTGACTTGCGGGGATAATGGAAAAAGAGCAGTAATTAAAAATGTGGAGCCATAATGAAAAAGAAAACTGGTAAACGAAAAAGTAAATCATGGCGCAGACGTATTCCACGATGTACTCTATGTACAACATGGCGCTGGCTGGGCAATGCGAAAGAACGTATACGATTTAGCGACCGAAGAAGAATGAAAAATGTGGAACCGGAAAACGATTGAGTGGATAGATGTTGAGTTAACATCATTTTGTAATATAGCTTGCCCTGGCTGTCTTAGGCAAGAAAAGAGAGAGCAAGTTGAATCTATTTTAAATAAAAATATTATTGATTTTGAAGATCTTAAAAGATGGATTACCTCTAAAGAATTTCCTAATCTTAAATTATTAAATTTTTGTGGTTCCGTAGATGAGCCCACCCTTCATCCAGATATATTAGAAATTGTAAGACATTTTAAATCTTTTACAGATGTTAATATTGCATCTAATGGGTCTACCAAAACAAAAGAATTTTGGAAGGAGTTGGGTGAACTAGGGGCCTCAGTATTTTTTGGATTAGATGGAACAGATCAGGAATCATTATTAAAATATCGAATCGGTTCTAATTTTAAAAAAGTGCAAGAAAATTGGAGAGCCTTTATAGGAGCAGGAGGCAACGCAACTTGGCAGTTTATTGTGTTTGACCATAACGAGCACTTATTTGATGATGCAGAAAGAATGTCGGAAGAGGAAGGGTTTAAAAGATTCAGAGCAATATTTTCTCATAGAGGAGGAAGTGGTGAAGTAAAAAAAGAAGTAGAAGAGGAAAAGGAGATTCGATGCAAATATGGAAATCAAAAAAGATTATTTATAAATCATACCGGAGCAGTGCTGCCTTGTTGTTATTTAAATTCCGAAGCTTTAGAAATAGCTGCTACTAGAAAAGGAAAAACTAAATTTGGAAAAATTTGGAATGACTCCGGCGGAATTTTAGCAAATAATTTAAAATATAATACTATATCTGAAGTTATAGATGGTGAAATGTTTGACCTTATACAGAAATCTTGGGAGTGGCCGGATCCGGTAGAGAAATGTTGGAATACTTGTAAAGTTAAAAAAAGAGATATTTTTATAGATAAGGAGATATAATATGAAGCAATGTTTTTATGCAATGGGTGGAATCAATTATAAAAACGGAACTGTTTCATGTTGTCCAAGGCAGGCAGATCAATTAGTTTTTCAGAATGATACTTTTTTACCTTCAGAAATTTTCAATCATGAAAATTTTAAAGAGTTGAGAAGAAAACTTCATAATGATGAATGGCCTAATGGATGCGATACATGTGAATCAATGGAGGAAGTTGGTGTCGCTTCTATGAGAAATGATTTCACTTTAGAAAAGAATGGAAGCTTTTATAAGGATCAAGGAAAACCACCTGAAGGCGCTAATATATATACTGTTCAATTTTATGAAGAATTTCATAAAGAACATTGTCCAGAAGAACATTTTTTAATAAAGTGTTATAATCCAGAAACTCATGAGACGAGGAATGAAGGGCTGAGACACATAGAACTTAGGTTTAGTAATGCTTGCAATTTTGCTTGTAAACATTGTTCTAAAGTATTTTCTTCTGGATGGAAAGGTAAGCTTCAAAATTTTATACCAGATGAAGAATCAAAGTTATACGATTTAAAACAATTATTGGGGACTGAGCATAGACATGATAAGGATGACGATTATGAAATGGCTTTAACTGTTGAACAATCCTTACAAATAGTTGATGATTTAAATGCTAATTTTCCTTATCTAGAACATATTAATTTTGCAGGAGGAGAACTTTTATATCAAAAACAATTCCTTCCGGTATTAAAAAAATTAGGAGATCATCCTAATGCTTCTAATATACATCTTAGTTTTCATTCTAATTTTAATTCTGATTTTGATGTTGTTAAATTGTCTGAATTATTATTACCATTTAGTACTTCCACTATTACAATATCGATTGATGCAGGCCGAACGTTTTATTCTTATTTTAGAAGTGGTGGGACATGGGAACAATTAGAAAAAAATATTAAAAAGTTTAGAGAATATAATGATTATACCTGGTTGGATATTACATGTACAACTTCAATATATCAAATGCTGGACATTTATGATGTATTTGAATCTTTTATAAGTTTAGAAGCATCTGTTAATATATCTATAGTGCAATCTCCAAAATATTTAGATCCTTCATTGATATTATTAGATTTTGAAAAAGAAACAATGAAAGATATAGAAAAAACAGAGGAGCTAATTAAGTCATTTTTCGATAAACCTATAGAAAGGGTTTCCGAAAAAACTGGACACATGTATTGGGTAAAGCATGAACAAACTCTGGAAAAACTGCATCGCATAGTTAAATATATTAAAAGTTTTAAACCCAAATATCATGATTATAATAGATTTTTAATTTATAGAAAAAAATCCGATATGATATGGAATGAAAATTTTAATGACTATTTTCAAAACTATCAAATAGATGAACATAATGAATTGATTCGCGTAAAATGAAACATTTTTGCATGGCGCCATTTACTCATATACAAATGAACCCGGCCGGAGAAATAAATCCATGTTGTATTTTTGATAAAAGAATTTATCCAAGATATGATAGTTTAGAAATGGCTTTTAATGGTCCAGAAAATTCGGAACTTAGAAGTAAGATGTTAAACGATGAATGGATTAAGGGTTGTGAAAAATGTTATAGGGATGATGAAATAGGTAAACCAAGTTATCGTAAAAATTTCAATAACAAATATGATAAAAGTTATATTCAAAATCCAAAAATAAAGGAACTAGAATTTTCTGCTTCCAATTTATGTAATTTTAAATGCATAGGTTGTAATTCTAAATTTAGTTCGGCGATTGGTGGAAAATTATATAAAAATTTATTACCGGATTTAGATTTAAGTGAATTAGAAGATTTAAAGATTCTTGGTGGTGAGCCATTTATGGATCCACTGTATTTAGAATTGTTTAACACTCTTAAAATTGAAAATATTAATTTAATGATTGTTACAAATAATTCTATTTTTCCAAATGAAAAATGGAGAGAGTATCTTACCAGATTTAAAAGTTTGAATTATAATGTTAGTATTGACGGAATTGGTGAGGTAGCGGAGTTTGTTAGATATGGAACCAAGTGGTCTCGATTTGAAAAGAATTTTGATAAACAATTAAAACATTTTTTCGTAATACCTCATTACGTCTTTCATACCCTTAATAGCACGGACTTAACTGATACGATTAAGTGGATAGAATCAAAAGGGATAACTAATAATACTATATCATATGATTTTTTAGATGGACCGGAATGGTTGAATGCATCTTATTTGCCTTCTAATGTAAAAGATATCATAATAAATAATAATGACAATTTTTTACAAAAAGAAATAATAAACTTCTTAAAGTCTAATGAATTTGATAAAAGTTATTGTATTAAGTTAATTAAGTGGATGAATGAAAGAGATGACCTTCCAGATAAATGTGAAGAGATATATTACGAGGTCTCCAAATGCTTAAAGTCTTAACCAAAGATGGTTTAAAATATTGTAATGATCAGACTATTAAAACAAGAACAAATTTTAAAGGTTGGCATTGCAGACAAACAAACTATATTATTGATGCCGGCTGGTGGGAAGTGGGTACTTCAGTTTGCAGAACACCTTATCCCGTTTCAATAGATGATTTTACTGAACCTAAAGAAATAATATGTCCTAATGAAAATTGTTTCTGTGGTACTGATATAGCTATGCCTAAAGGTAAAACAGAAGATCATATGTTGATGATTCCTGTTTACACCGATGTAAAAGGAAAATTAAAACCGGATGATGAGGTTCTTGCTGTTTGGGGTGATGATGGTGTTTCCGTAGATTTTTATACAGATCGCAAATGTAATTTTAGATGTAGTTATTGTGATCCACGTAGTCACAATTATAAAGGTGATTTAACGTCATTAGAACGGATGCAAGAAGCTTGGAATAAAGTTAATCCTTTAAATGTTAAAAAAATAATTATCTCAGGTGGGGAACCAACCCTTATTCCTCGTTATATAGATTTTGTAAAATGGTTAAAAGAAAAAGAACCTGAAGCAATTATTTGGACTTTAACTAATGGAACTAAACAGGTATCTTACTTAAGAGAATTAAATAAATTATCATTAATAAACTTTTCAATACATCCAGAGTTTATTAATCATAGATATATTAATAAGTTGGAACGATTTTGTGAAGAAGTAAATTTACCTTGCAAGATTAAAATTATGTATCTACCAAAATATGAAGAATTAATAACAGAGATATATTCAATGTTTAAAGGAAGATTTGAAAAGGTATATGTAATGACAGTACCTTTATGGGATATGAATAATAACATGAATTTAATGAAATATACACCTGAACAACTTGATTTTATCCATGCGACTCAGTGAAGAAGATTTTACTAAGATACCTTGGCATGATATTGTAGCTCTCGGCACTAAGACAATGCTATATCGAGATACATTTACCATATCTTGGTTGTTAGGTAGATTTTGTAACTATAAATGTTCTTATTGTTGGCCATACGCCCGGGCAGATAAAAAAGATCACAGACCAACGGAACTATGTCTTAAAACTATTGATGAAATAAAACGTCAAGCGAGAGATCAGGGATTTAATTCTTTTAACTGGTCTTTGTCTGGAGGTGAACCAACCTTTCATCCAGGTTACTTAGATATACTTCAGCACTTAGCTGATGACGAGCATGCTAAAAGACAAAGAATACATATGACTTCAAACTGTTCTCGTAAAATAAAATGGTTTGAAACATATATTAAATATGCACAAAAATTTGACAAAGCATCAATTACAGCATCTGCTCATTTTGAACATTTAAATACCCAAGACAAGATAGCTGACTTTGCAGATAAGTTAGTTTTTCTTCAAGATAATGGAATTAGAATAACTATTAATATGGTGATGATCCCAGAGAGATTTTGGGCACTGACAGATCATGTTTTATATTTTAAAGAACGTGGTATTCACACTACATTAAAACCACAATCAAATCCAACAGCAACAAAAGTTGTAGAAGGATATACTCAGGGACAATTAGATATTTTACATAATGATTCTAGACCATCTGATCGAGAGATAGATTTAATAGATTCAAAAGGAAATATATATGAATTGGACCAAGCTGAAAGATTTAACGCGTTTAATTTTAATGAATTCAAAGGCTGGGACTGCACGTCGGGTTTTCGTAGTATTATTATACGCGAGCCTTGTGGGAGCATTAAGCGGTCATATTCTTGCAGTGATCTACCTTTAGGAAATATAGAAACTGGATTCAAATTATTTGATAAACCTATGCCCTGCATAACTGATAATTGTGTAAGTTCAGCAGATAGTAAAATTCCTAAACGAAAGCCAGAAAGTAATTATCCATTATGGAAAAATTAAAACACTTCTGTGCATTACCCTTTACTCAATTTACTGTCTCATCATTTAATGAGTATCAGTTATGTTGTGATAATACGGGTGAATCAGGAATGTATAGTGATCAACATTCTATCTTAGAATATTTTAACTCTGATTATATTAATAAACAAAGATTATCATTTCTTAAAAATAAAAGATTAGATATATGTCAGTCCTGTTGGAAAAGAGAAGATAAAGGTTTAAATTCAAGAAGATTAGAAAGTTTAAAAGGAAATTATAGAGAGCAAGTAAGAAGATATAAACAAGGATTACCTTTAATTCCAAATCATCCTGTTTTTAAAATTAAGTTTGGAAATTTATGTAATCTTAGATGTATAATGTGTGGTCCGCAATCATCATCTGCATGGGCCCAGCATAAAGAAAAACATAGTGAAGGTACATGGCCGATTTATGAAAATACATTCAATGAAGGAACATATGAAGATTTAAAACAAATATTACCTAATGTAAGTCGTATTATTATATCAGGAGGTGAGCCTTTAATGAATGATAGATATTATGATTTTCTTGAATGGCTTATTGGATATAAGTTCGCAAGTAAATTAAAAATAACAACTCTTACTAATGCTACGAAAATACCAGAACATTTGTTTCAATATAAAAAAGCTTTTAAACGATTATCTTTTAATATATCAGTTGATGGTATAGGAAAGAAAGATGAGTATATTAGAACAGGGCAGGTTTGGGAAAAGAAAAAAGAGAATATTTTCAAACTACAACAAAATTTTATGATTGGATTTGAAGTAACAGTGCAGGCACTTAATATTGGTTACTTAGATAATATTCAAGGTTATTTAAAAAACAATTTTGGAAGAATGTCTCCATTAACAAACATCTTAGTAACTCCAAAATATTTTGATTCCACCAGCTTACCACAAGATATAAAACAACTCTACTTAAATAAAAATACAAAATATATTCCTGAGCGGATTACAAATCTATTAAGAACACCTACAAAAGGTAAATCTTTTCAAAAAGGTTTAAGGTTTCTTAAACTGTGTGATAAAAGAAATAATACAAATTTCTTAGAAGAGTGGCCCGAATTTAGACCGTATGTATAATCCCGATCAAATAAAACATATTCATTTAGAACCCACCCAAAGATGTCAAGCCGCATGTCCAATGTGCGATAGGACAAATAATCCTCGTATAAAAAATGCTGAATTGACCTTAGATAATTTCATGCATATGGTGGATATTGATTTTGTGAAGCAATTAAATTCATTATTAATGTGTGGTAATCACGGTGATCCTATTATCTCATTACATGCTCTAGATATTTTAAGATACCTTAGAGTCAACAACCCAGATATACACCTGCAAGTTACTACAAATGGTGGTGCCAGAGACGAAGACTTTTGGAGAGAATTAGCTTTCATTTTAGGTAGTAGAGGTAAAGTACAATTTAGTGTTGATGGCCTGGAAGATACAAATCATTTATATAGAGTAAATGTTAATTGGAAAAAAATTGAAGAAGCAATGGATGTATTTACTCAAGCAGGTGGAAAAGGTGTTTGGGTTTATTTAATATTTGAACATAATGAACATCAAGTTGAAGAAGCAGAACAAATGGCCAAGTTATTTGGATTAGACTTTATAAGAAAAAAGACTGGAAGGTGGGTACAGAGCTATAAAGGTAAGAAGATTGATAAAAAGATAACCAACAAAGGGAATGAGATTAAACCAGCTACAAAACCAGAGCATCAGAATCAAAGCGTAAATAAATATGATAGATTGGTTAAGACTCATGGTTCCTTTCAAGAGTATTTAGATCAAACATCCATCAAATGCAAATCCCTTATAACTAATGAAATATTTATCAGTGCTGAAGGTCTTGTAACTCCTTGCTGTTGGACTCATGGACGATTTTATAAAGCATATCAAGAGATTGGTGAAAATCAGATTTGGTCTTTCGTAGATGACGTGAAAAATATAAATGCTCTTCATACTCCGTTACGAGAAATCATTAAAGGAAACTTTTTCGCACAGCTGGAAAAGAGCTGGAATCTCCCTTCATGTTCTGATGGGAAATCTGTTGTATGTGCTGAGAAATGCGGTTCAGGGTTTGATGCTTTTAGAGATCAGTGGAAATGACAAATTTTTATTGTTTGAAATGGGGAACAAAATATAATCGCTTTTATGTTAATAGACTGTTTAATTCTTTAAAGGAGCATTATGACGATCCTTTTAGTTTTACTTGTCTTACTGATAATACTGTGGGTCTTGATAAAGATATTATCGTAGACCCAATACCAACTGATTTTAGTGAGTTTCCAAGAACACAAATATTTACATCTGAGAAGATGTGTTATTTTAATAGTTATAAACACATCTCGGGACCGAAGGCTTGGTTTGACTTAGATATATTAATACAAAATAATATAACGGAACTTATTAATAAAAAGAAAAATAAGGTAACATATATTTGGAACTATTGGAGAAACGAAGAAGCACATAAAACTAATTATGGTTGGATGACTACTCCAATTAATTCTTCTTTTGTTGCTTGGCAAGATGATTTAGGTTTTGATATGTATGAAAGATTAGTTAAAAATAAAGAGAAGGCATTTTTTACTTATCCATCATATGACAAATATCTATTCTATCAAGAACATAGAAAAGGTAATTTAAATTATTGGGAACCAGGAATAGTATATAATTATAATATAGGAGTTAAATATCCTGATGATTTAAACCCGACAAAATATAGATCTGATTATAAAGTCTGTTTATTTAATACATCACACAAAGCATGGGCGAAACCTAATGAAACACATATAGAGTTACATCAGGCAGAAGGCTGGGCATATGACAAATGGATTAGTTATGAATGAGTTTGATTCGTTTGCTTCTGATATCTTAAAAAATTCGGATTCAAATGCATATGATATTTTGTGGTATACTGTTCCAGAAAATAGACGACATAATGTAGGTGCGGCTAATAACCGATATAATAAAACCTTAAATGATAAGATCCATTCTTTAATTACTCAATATTTTGACGAAGACGATTTAAACATGGTATGTTCTTGGTATATGAATTATCATGTTGACAAAATAGAAAAATTAGGTTATAATATAACTTATTATGATTCAGATCCTTATGTGTGCGAAGATTGTGATCTTATAAGTGACAATATACATAACGTAGATGTTATATTTGATAGAGTGCGATTTAAAGGTCCTATCATACATAAATTTTGTGAAGATACTTATCCTATTGGTAAAGTTCATAAGGGAAAATATATATTAGCAGGTAGTAATAAAAAAAGATTGCATATATGTAACCCTATTGAATCCTCTCAGCAATTAATAGAACAGAATGAAATCAAGTCCGTTATCTATGAAGAAGAATACGAATTTCAAAAAGTTAAATATTCAATAGTAGTAGGATGTTCATAAAAAATTTCAAAAGTGCTGAGATTAATTTAAAAATTCTTGAAAGAGATAGACGTGCCAATATAGGTGAATGGGCTAAAAAGAATTCTATTTTAGAAAAACATAGGCGCAGATTAGATAGTAAAAGAAGACAACTCGATCAAGAAAAAATTGATGATACTGGTTTATATGAAAAGAATAAAATAGAATTTGAGAATACGATGGAATGGTCTCCTTATATGAAGGTTAAAAGATTCTTAGATGAATCTTATCCTGAATACGCTTCTAGTCTTTTAGATTCAATATCAGATGGTCAATATGAATCTAAAAAATGGATGAGTGAAGTTTTAAAATCAGGTCAATTAGGTAATAAAGATCCTTTAAAAATTGAAATAGCTGGATCCTGGTTTGGATGGCCAATGATTGAGTTATTAGAAGATGCTATTGTAAAAATAGAAAGTATTGATTTATATGATATAGATGAAGTATGCCATGAAGTAGTTAGAAAATATATATATCATTTCAAACCGAAATATCATATAAATCAATATCATGATTTTTTTGAAAGAGGTGATAAAAGGATCCGGCATTTACTTATTTGCACTTCTTGTGAGCATATGCCAGATATAAGTGAGATGAAAGAATATTATAAAGACACACCCAAACCAATTCTTGCACTTCAAAGTAATAATTATGTTGAATTGGCAGAACATGAAAACTGTGTTAATAGCTATTCTGAGTTGGCTGAGAAGAATGAAATAAAAGATATAAGGTATCAAGGTGAAAGAGACTTTGGTTATTATAAAAGGTTTATGGTTATAGGAACATGGTAAAAGAATTTCGCGATTCAAATTATTATAAAGTATTTAAGTTTGTAAGAAACAATTTTCCAGAATATGAAGATAGTTGGTGTGATTCGATTTCTTTCGATCAGTATGAATCAAAAAAATGGTTATGTGATGTTCTAGATAATTTAAAAATAACGGAAACAGATAATGTCCGAAAATATACTAAAGATGCAGGTGTTACAGGATGGTTTTATCCTCTCTTAATAGATATAGTCGGGTCATGGTTTGGTTGGCCGTTAATAGAAATGATTGACCAGTTTTCTAAAGGAAGAATTACACGAATTGATTGTTATGATTTTGATGAAACCTGTCAAAAGGTAATGGCTCAATATAAAAATATGTTTGACCCGAAATATGATATAGTACAACATGATGATTATTTTGAAAGAAAAGAAGTAAGAAGAAGGCACTTGGTTATTTGTACTTCTTGTGAACATATGGGAAATTTTAATAGAAGATATTATAAGGGTAATCCTTTTGTTTGTTTACAATCTAATAATTATTTTGATTTACCGGAGCATACAAATTGTGTAGAAAATGTGGATGAATTAATAAAGAAAAATAAATTGAAAAAGATATGGTATAAGGGTGAAAAAGATTTTGGCACTTATAAACGTTTTATGACAATTGGACAGTGGCAATGAAACGGGCTGTTGCATGCATCTGCGTTGGAGATAAGTATAATCTTACTGATGTTAAAATATTAGAACAAATGGTATTCCAAAATACCACCTATGATATAAACTTTAGAGTATTTGATGAACCAGTATTACCTAAATGGTGGACTAAGGTTTTATATCATTCACCAGTAATAGAACCATTTGAAGAAGATGTTGTTTTAGCTTTTGATTTAGATGTAGTTATAAAGGGAAGTATAGATCCTTTGTTTGATTGGGTAGAACAACAAGATTATCTATGCGCAGTATGGTGTAGATGGAGAGAGCATATGGATAATTTTGAAGAACAAAGAGATAAAGATATATTTTGTACTCCTTACAATTCTTCAATATTAGGATGGAAACCAGATACTTGTTTGAAGATTTGGGAAGAATTTGTTTTTGAAGATATAGAAAAATATAATGGATTCGATACTTATCTTTGGATGAAGAGATTGGATCCTATTAGAATACCGGATCATTTTTATTATTCAGCACATTTTGCACAGTATCAAGAATTGGATTATCCGGTGGCCCTTTTTAATAAAGGACAAAACATTGGTTTAGAAAAACATGAAATAATATCTAAGGTACCATGGGTGAAAAAATACAGGAATTAATATTCTCTATAAACCACGGAGGGTTAGGTGATAGGTTTTGTATGCTCTCAAATATTTTACATACTATGCAGCACTCCCCTGCGGGCTCAGTGAAATTAAAGGCTTATTTGTATCCACAGGATGAAGCAGACAAAAAATTAAGAAATAATTTAAAATTTAATAATTTGTTTGAAGTAATAGATTTTTTACATCTTGAAAGGCCGAACAATCCATTTTTAGAAGATAGCGTTGAATTACTTAATGAACATAGCGATCACTTTGAAGGATTTATGAAAAATGTTGAGAATGAAATGTATCGATCTTTTAATGATACATTACTTAGAGATGCAAAATATTGGCCTGTGAGTTATGAAAAATTCGCTAAGAAAAAATATATTACGTATCTACTTTATCACACAGAAAAACTTCATTTTGGTCAGAGTCATAAAATTCTTACTAATGAACAGATAGACGTTTTTAAAAATATTATCAGTAATATGACAGAACTTTCTGATAAATTGGAGTTTGTTGAATTGGAGGATTATAATTATGAAAAAAATATTGAGTTATTATCTAAGAGTTATTTTCATATAGGGTCAGAAGGAATGTGGACCCACTTATCCAGAGCAATGAATGTTTATACTATAGCGTATTCACTACTTGATGAATTTATTGGAGAATTTAATCAACAAGGTCATTTTTGTTCGAAAGAGTTTTTAGAGTGTTTGGAAAAAATGAAAGAGAAAAGCAGAGAATTAATATGATACATGTTTATTCAGATAGTTTTGGTGAAACACATGGTGCTGGTACTTGGCCTGCAAAGCTTGAATTTATTAGAGAAGAGGAAGTAAAAATTAACGGGTCTGGAGGGACCGGTCCAAATTGGAGCTTAAGAAAATTAATTAATGATTTGGAAACTTCAAAGATAAAAAATAAAGATAGTGTAATTGTTTTACTGTCCGATCAGAAGAGAATGGAATTTCCTTGGTTGGAAAATGATTGGTTAGCAGATGGTATTTTTTTATTAGCAGAAGATATTCCAGAAGAAATAGTAAAACACCTTAAAGGAGGAACACCAGAATTTGACAAATATAGATATAAGAAATATGAATATGAAATAAGAACAATTGCACAATCATTAGGTCCCATGTTTTTATATGAGAACGTCAAAAATATAACATTTTTACATTTACTTTCTCAACAGTTTAGTGAAATAAATTTTTTGGTATTTACTTGTTTTAGTCTCAATCATTTTACTTCAAGATATAAAAATTTTAATATTACATCTACAAAATTATTATATGATTTGGATTTTGAAGAATTAAATTCATCTAATTTTTATTATGTATCAACTCCGGTTTCATATATGGCCGGCACATATGATGGTGATGAAATGTTGAATAATCATATGACTGTAGAACAAAACGAAAAATTTGGTATCTTTTGTAATGACATATTAAATAATAATACACCCGATACTAGCTGGTTTGCTTATAAGGCATATGATGATCCTTATGCAGAACATCAAGGATCAGAGCCGCCAGCACCACTTTTCATTTACGATTGATATGACAATACACATTTATGGTGATAGTTTTGGAGTAATTTGTAAACATGATAAAACATGGCCGGCTGAACTATCAAGATTAAAAAAAGAAGAAATTGATGTTAAAGCAGAATCGGGTAGTGGACCTAATTTTTCTTTAGATTTATTAATTGCAGATTTAGAAAATAGTTCCATTAAAGATGATGATACAATAGTTATTCTGTTATCCGATCAGAAGAGAATGGAGTTTCCTTTTGTAAGGAATAATGAACATGTTACAGGTGTTTTTAGAATAGCTGAGGATAATAAAGATTGGAAACATCCATTTGAGCCAGATAATAAAGATGATCCTTGGCCTGGAGTACAGAATCAGTCCTACTTAAATGATTATAAAAAGGAAACAAAAATTATAGCACAAACATTAGGGCCTATGTTTTTATATGAGAATGTTAAGAATATATCTTTTTTACATTTGTTATCTTTAAATTTTAAAAAGATAAGATTTGTGGTATTTACTTGTTTCAGTTTAGATCATTATCTAGGAACTTATAAAAACTTCAATATAAATTCAACTGATTTTTTACACAAAATAAAATTTGAATCTTTAGATAGTGAAAATTTTGATTATGTAAAAATTCCTGTAGGACATATTGTAGGCCTTGATGATACTGGTATTCAATTAGATAATCACATGACACCAGATAAAAATTTAAAATTTGGTAAATTAGTATATGATATAATAATGAAAAATGAGATTGATAGATCCTGGTTTAATACACATCCCTATGATGATCCTTTTGAATACCAGTATCCATTAGAACCCATTTTCATATACGATTAATATAAATAAGATAAGGTTGTTGATATAATTGGATAGCTTTTTAGGACGTGGGTTCGATTCCCACCGCCTCCACCAGAGAGATATAACTTAGATGTTGTATTTCGCTGATGGGGGCGTAACGGTATTCGACTGAGAGTGAAGGGATTAAGGAGACCTAAGGGTGGTAACCTATAACCAATAATCTAATCGCAGATAATACCGATTATTTTCCAGCACAAGTGGCACTCGCCGCTTAATCGCTGATGGGCTTATGATTGTGCCTGGAAACAGAAACAATCAACCACACATAGAAAGGAAAAATGGCTGAATATAAAAATGAAGAACCCTGCGAATTTGTATACCGCGTTAAAGCAGTATCAAAAGTAGTAGATGGAGATACAATAGATTGTTGTTTCGATTTAGGATTTGATGTAATGTTTCATAGTCGGGTTCGATTATTGGGTATAGATACTCCGGAATCCAGAACAAGACATAAGAATGAAAAGGTGTATGGTTTACTTAGTAAAGACGCACTTAAATCATGGGTGCATTGGGCTGTTATGGATGATAGAGATGATATTGATATTGAAATTAGATGTCCTGAAGCAGATAGTCGTGGAAAGTTCGGAAGAATTTTAGGCGAAGTTTGGGTAAATTGTAATGCAGAAGGAGAGCACGGTGGTTGGACTAACGTTAACAAATGGATGTGTGAGAACGGACACGCTGTTGGTTATTGGGGTCAAAATAAAGATGATGTTAAAGGTGAACATTGGGCAAATAGAGAATATCTTTCCGAACAAGGTAAAATGGCACTTCTTCAATGGGATGAAGATTAATGAAAGCATTCGCTGAAGTAGCAGGTTTGGTATCAAATGCGTATCATGGACAAAATGAAGTTTCTATGATACGTAGTTTTGAAAGTCCACCAATCATTTTATCAGGGCCATTATTTAAAAGAATATTTGAACTTACAGAAAAAGAAGCTCTTCACTCAATTGGATTAAGTGATTTAAAAAATAAATTTCCTAAGGTCCAAGGAAGAGCTAAACAAATTTCTACCTTTACTCAAATGCAACCTAATTCGCAATTTTGGCAAGGTGGAATAGATGATGAGGATAGACCTGGTGGTTTGTTATTGCATGTGAAAGGAAATGTAACAGGTCAATTCAATCAAGACATGTATACCGAAATATTAAGAGGTGGTAGACGTGTTATAATGCTAAATGATGATACCATTGAAGAGCAAGAGTTTGAAGACGAATTAAAAGGTCTTCAATCCGAATTCAGAAAATTAGTCCATGAAATTTTTAAAAAGAAATTAGGCATTAAACCTGATAGCCCTTTATCTTTTTCTGATAATAATTATCCTGAAAATATATTGCGGACAGAATTAGATGGACGACAAAAAGCTACCCTCATTAAAAACTATTTGGATGGGATGGAAAAGCTTCTGAAAAATAAGAAGTATAAAGAAGCTGTTTCAGATATGATGTTTGATATGATTGCAGTAGGTGATTATGAATATAACGAAATTACTATGGAAAAAGTAAAGTTAATTTCAATTTATGTCACAAACTCAAATATAGATCGCTCAGACGTCGATAATCTAAGAAAACAATTTAAAGTCCCTATCTATCCAAATGCTTCTCGAACACAAATTGAGAAGATCCTCCAAACAATAAATTCATAAAAAAATACTTGACATTTTGTTGAATATATCGTATAATAATACTATTAAATAATTAATTATAGGAGCACATGGAAGCACGAAGAAAATGCGATCCAGAGTTGGGTCAATTAGTAAGTGAACACTTGGAAAGTCTTGGTTTAGAAACACCTATGACACAAGTTCGAAAAAATTATGATAGTGAGACAGCAATTGAATCTATCAAAGGAAACATGACGGAGATTATGACATCATTAGGATTAGATCTTAAAGATGATTCATTACAAGATACACCCAAAAGAGTAGCACAGATGTTTGTGAATGAAATTTTTTGGGGACTTGATTATGACAGATTTCCTAAATGCACAAAAATTGAAAATAAGATGAACTATAAAGGTTCATTTGTATTAGAAAGAAATATCAATGTTCAATCCTATTGCGAGCATCACTTTATTGTTATTGATGGTGTTGCCAGCGTCGCTTATCTCCCAAACAAATATGTTTTAGGGTTATCTAAGTTAAATCGAATTGTTCAATTCTTTTCAAAACGTCCTCAAGTTCAGGAAAGGCTTACTGAACAAATTAGAGCTGCGATTGCGTTTGTTGCTCAGACAGAAGATGTTGCTGTTCAAATTGATGGCGCACATTTCTGTGTTAAATCACGAGGCATTCAGGATCTCAGATCTACAACTGCAACATTCTCTGCATCAGGTGTTTTTTCAGAAGGATCACAACGTCAAGAGTTCCTTGCAGGATGTCGTTCTTTAATGGCTTAATATGACATACATTTCACATGAAATACCTAGATCACTAATAGATGAACATCAAGACTTTATTAGCGATTATCAATTTGTATTACTTCATAAAATTCTAGAAGATAAAGATTACGCAGAGATGGTTTGTGACTTTGCGAATAATGGAGAATTTACTTATCTTGATAATAGTTGTTTTGAATTGGGTGAATCATTAGATAATGATATTCTCTATGAATGGTTCCAAAGATTAGAACCAGACTTTGTAGTTCTACCAGATGTTCTCGGAGATAGAAAAAGAACACTGGAAAGGTCGATTGAATTTGCTAATGATTATCCAGACACAATCCCTAATGGTATGCCCGTTATTCAAGGAGCAACACCAGATGAAATGATTGATTGCTATAATGACTTTACTGAGTATAGTGATAAATGGCCGATAATTGGTATACCTTTTGTTTATCGTTGGGCTGATAAAGACCCAACACTTCAGGCGAATGAAAGAATAAAGTTACTTGAAAGAATGGACAGAGAGTGTATTGATAGAGATATCAAACATCATCTATTAGGTACGTGGCAAGCAAGAGAATTTGCACATTATAGAGATTATAATTGGATTCATAGTATAGATACTTCCAATCCAGTAATGGCAGCATTAGACGGAACACCTTATGCAGGAATTCACGGATTAACACAAAAACCAACATCAACATTTGATTCTATTTACGATATGAAAGAAGAAGATATTAACTTAGATCTTTTATATTATAATGTTGATAGTTTTAGACAAATCGTTACGGGTAAATTTCCTGAGAGAAAATATCCAGAGAATTTAAATTGTTTTAAATACTTTACATATTCAGGACAACATGGCTAATAAGATAGATCCAGAACACTATCAAAGTAATACAAAATTGGAAGCGATTGATGTTATAGAAGCTTTCGATTTAAATTTTCATCGCGGAAACGTTGTTAAGTATGTTTTGCGAGCAGGTAAAAAATCAGAAAAGGGTTACGAGAATAAAGATAAACAATTAGAAGATTTGAAAAAAGCTAAGTGGTATCTTGAAAGAGTAATCAAAAATGTTACGGAGGGATGATGGACTTACGAGAAGCTAGAAATAAACTTCCAGAAGTTAAAGAAAATGTTGCAGTTATATTATCCGGTGGCATGGATAGTTCTATTGTTACAATGATGTTAGCCCGACATTATGGACCAGAAAAAGTATTTGCTTTAACATTTAACTATGGTCAAAAGCAAGCTGAAGAATGTATGAAGGCAAAAGAATTATGTCGTGAATTAGGTGTACCACATAAGCAATTAGATATAGGTTATTTCGGAGAGTTAGTTCAACCTATTAGTGCAAATATATCTGGCACTGATATTGACATGCCCAACATTAAAGAAGTGTTGGGAGATCCCCAACCTGTTACATATGTCCCGTTTAGGAATATGATGTTGTTAAGTAATGCATGCGCTTTTGCAGAAGTAGTAAATGCAGAATACATTTTTTGTGGACTTCAAGTTCATGATGAATATGGGTATTGGGATACAAGCCAAGCCTTTGTAGATGCATTAAATGGCATTACAGTACTAAATAGAACATTCAAGACACAAATTATTGCGCCGTTCTCTTTATTAAGTAAAACAGAAGAATTAAAAATATGTAAAGAGCTAGGAACATTTAATTTATTAAAGCATACATTAACATGTTACGATCCAGATGAAGAAGGTCGTAGTTGTGGAAGGTGCCCTTCTTGTTCTGAAAGAATTAAAGCGTTTCAGAATATTCAAGAAATAGATCCAATACCTTATCAGGAAGGCGATTAATGTGTAGTATTTCTGCAAGCAAGAGCAAAGAAGTTTTATTAAAATTAGTAGAACTTAATAGATATCGGGGCGAAGAATCTCATTCAGTTTCACAGTTTTTATATCACGAAGATTTAGATCCTGACGCCAATGGTTTTTATCTTAAACAACAGATTAAATCATATGGCCCTTTAGATGTAAAACAATTAGATGGTGAATGGGATTATTGTATTGTTCATCAACAAGCACCCACATCAAAAGAAGTTAATAATACTGATTTAGCAACAGGAAGATTTATTCACCCAGCTGTGAAAGGAAAATCTTATTTGTGGCATAATGGTATTATTAAAGAAGGAAAATTTGAAGGTGATTGGGATACAGAATGGTTGTTTGATCTTACATTAGATGATTTAGAAAAAAGCCCTCTTAAAAGATTTGATGCTAAGATAAGTGAAGCAGATGGTACATTCGCATGTATGATGCATCACGATAGTAGTATGTTTATATTTCGTAATGAAATTAGTCCTTTGTTTAGTGAAGGATCATCCTTTTCTTCTACTAAGTTTGAAAACTCTATTCCAGTGCCCGCAAATACAATGTGGGAATTAGATTATGAAATGGGTGGTTTAGTAGAACAATGGAAATTTGAAACAAAAGAAAATCCCTATCATTTTGGAGAATAATGTTTATACACCCCGTGAATGCCTCTACTGAGGTAACCAATATCGATGATACAATGATTCAACCAAATACTGTTGATTTACGAGTCGATAAGGTTTATCGAATCGGCGCTGGTCCAATGCACATAGATGAAGAAGAAAAGATACATCGAAAGTCAATGGAAATATTTCCCGATGAAGATGGTAATTTTCTTTTAAGTCCAGGCTGTTATGAAATGCAATCCAATCAACAAGTAGAAATAGCAGAAGGGGAAGTTGCTCTTGTTCTTGGTAGAAGTACTTTTAATAGAAATGGCGTTTTGATTATCAGTTCAATTTATGATTCAGGTTTTAAAGATTATGCAGGGGCAACTGTGTATAATATAGGCGGAGAAACAACCGTTAAGCCTAATACGCGATTTGCACATTTAATTATTGCAAAAGCGGAATCCTTACATAAATATGATGGAGACTATGGCGAAAAAAATTGAAAATAAAGAAAAAGAAACTATAATAAAAATGCTGACTCCTGAAACATTCAATTTGGATGTTAAGAAGTTGTCAGATAAAATGCCGGTAATGGATGCAATTTTACATTATTGTGAAATGAATAAATTAGAATATGAAACAGCTGCTTCTTTAATATCCACAGATCTAAAAAGAGTCTTACGAGCTGAAGCTGAAGAATTAAATTTCATACCGACCACATCGAAACTACCTATCAATGTTTAAAAAAGTAAAAGAGAGTTTGGATGGGTCGTCTTTGCTAGAACACAACCACCTGATTGGGTAACCGCCCTATTCCAAATGCCATGAATGAATTTGAGTGTTATAGTCTTTATACCTCTCTTAAATTACATTTTACTACAGATTACGATTACTTTAAGTATAATGGTAAATGTAATGTTACACCTGAGTCGTTTAACAAACGAAGAGAGCGATTCTTTTTTAAGAAATTATCTAGAGAATATCCAAATCCAGAATTAAGAGATTTTCTAGTATCGAACTTTTTAAGTGATATAAATATGTGGATAGGGGATGCTTTTGGTGAAAAGTGTGTTTCAACCTATCGTGACTGGCGGAAGCGTATTGAGAGTTTACAATACATTTTTCGTGAAGATTGTTCGAACATCATGTCAGATGATTCGAATGAGTTCAATGCTTTATTTGAAGTAGTAGATGGACAACATCCACCTATTCTTCGTTATGCTTTAGCGAAAAAAATAAACATTGAATCTTTTATCATCCTAGATGATATTTTATGTTTCATACCCAAATTTAATAGAGATCTTCAGGACCCAATCGTGTGGCCGGACTACTATAAGAAGTGTGTGAAATATAAGCCATTCTTTACTCATGAATTTGAAGCAAGCAGAAAAAGCTTGAAAAAAGTTCTTGACATTTAATAAAGAATGTTATATAATATATGTTATATTATGATTAAGTGAATAAAGCGTATACAACGAAACAAAGCAGTTATAAGGAGAAATATGTCGTTTGCAGATATGAAGAAAAAAAGAGGTTCCTCATTAAGCCACCTCAGCGAAGAGCTTAATAAAATCAACAATCCCGGATTTGGTGTAGATGAACGTTTTTGGAAAGCCGACTTAGATAAGGCTGGAAACGGTTATGCAGTCATCAGATTCTTGCCCCCTATTGAAGGAGAAGATCTTCCTTGGGTTCGTGTTTTCAATCATGGTTTTCAAGGACCAGGTGGATGGTATATTGAAAACAGTCTTACTACTCTTGGTAAGAAGGATCCAGTTTCTGAATATAATTCAGGTCTTTGGGCTACAGGTGTAGAAGCGAATAAAGATATTGTTCGTAAACAGAAAAGACGTTTGACTTATTATGCCAATATTATGGTAGTTGAAGATTCAAAGCGTCCTGAAAATGAAGGGAAAGTTTTCCTTTTTAAATTCGGGAAGAAGATCTTTGATAAAGTCAATGATCAGATGAATCCTCAGTTTGAGGACGAAACACCTGTTAATCCTTTTGATTTCTGGGAAGGAGCGAACTTCAAATTGAAGATTCGTAAGGTAGAAGGCTTTACAAATTATGATAAAGCTGAATTTGCTGCTCCTACACCATTGTCAGAAAATGACGAAGACATGGAAAGGATTTGGAAACAACAGTATTCACTTCAAGACTTTTTGAAGCCTGATAACTTCAAGTCATATGAAGAATTATCCTCACGTTTAAATAAAGTTCTTGGTAAAGGAATTGATCCTTCCATGCAGAGAGCTGAAGATACAGTGATAGGTCCTGTTGATCATACTAGTGTACCTTTTGATGGTGGAGTTCCTAATAGGCCTGCACCGCAACCAACTGTAAGTGCTCAAAATGATAATTTGGATCAGGGTAGTATGGATTCTGGAGAAGGAGATACTCTTTCTTACTTTGCTAAATTAGCTGAAGAAGAATAATCATTCATTTAGTGGTCATCTACTGGGTGACCACCTTTTTCAATGAATCTTTTCGTGAACTAGTATCAAGGTCAGTCTGGAGGACGATGCCTTCGGTTTTGGTGGTGACTACTGAATTATCTACTACATTTACTGGTTGTCTATCTCTTTCTTGTCTTGCTAATTCCCTCTCTTCTTTTCTTTTTCTCTCCTCGGCCGCCACAAGTCTTTTATATGCTTCTGGATCATCTTTTTCCATTTTAGCCATTTGGTAATGTTTTGAATCTTTACCGAAAATTCCTTTGGCTGCCTTTTTCCCTAAAAATCCCATATCCATCATCAACCTCGCAATAAATTGGGGAATTCTTCGGACGAAGGCAAAGACTGGTTCTAGAACATGATCGTAAATTGCATCGGTTGCCATTGTAAATAATTTTTTGATACCAGTAAATAAAGAAAAGTTACCATCTTTATCTCTTAGATTTTTATCAATAAATGCTACTGCATTTTTAAAATCGAATTTTTTTAATATCCAAGCAACTGCTTCACCTAATAGGTTTGGTATAGCAAACAATACATCGTCGAATACAGACTCTATACCGGCCCCTATTGCGCCTGTAATACCACCTTCTTTATATCCATCTACAATATTACTTATTACATCAAACGCAGAAAAAAGGAACCCAATAGGAATGAATACCTTACCAATAACTTTTGCGATCTTACCTACAAAACCTAAAATGTCTTTTAAGGGTTTGATCCAATCAGTTAAAGGAGCAATTATACCTGAAAACGTTTTTGCGGCTTTTGTAAGAATGCCGTCTTTAGGTCCGAATGCACCTTTGAATGAATCTCTAAAAGAATTAAAAGTTTTAATTGGATGAGCTAATGCTTCTGCATTTAAAAATCCAAGAGCACCAAAGTTAAGTACGTTTACTAATTTGAAAAACCCTTTAGTAATTTTTAACATAGTACCAAAGATATTATCAATGGCAGTTAAGAATCCAGTCTTTACTTGCATCAACTTACTACCTTCAGCAAACATTGGCATCTTAAAGAATGCTCCAAACCTTGTACTAAATCCTGCTTTTGCTTTTACTATGCCTTCAGCAACATCATCACCTATATTGAAAATTTTAGTTTTCAATTTAGAAAACATACCTTGTTTTTTAATGACAAGGTCATCAACTTTTGCAGGATCTAATCCTAACATTTTTATAATACTGGAGTTGAATTTTGTTTTAGCTAGTTTACCTGCATCTGCCGCTTCGTCACTTATTTCTAATATATTAGCGTGCTTCTTCAAGAACTTTATTTTAGCTGCGTCGGATAATCCTTCTGCATCAGCAGCAAAAGCCAACATCTTAGATTGGGATTTTAGAAACTTTAGTTTATCTTTTTGAATACCGTCAGTATGGTCAGCCATCCATGCTAACATTTTAGATTGCTTTTTCAAAAAGCCGGCTTTATCAGCAGCGGACATATCTTCAGCTGTATTCATCCACTTCAACATATTCGTCTGAGCATTGAAGAACTTCAATTTATTTGCATCTGTTAATTTTTCAGCATCAGTAGCCCATGAAGCTAGTCTACCTAGAGTTTTAGTAAAGTTGTTTTTTTGAGCGAGCGCAAATTTGTCTGTGTCTGGGCCAAATTTTAAAAACTTTCCTATATCATCTGCAAATCCAGCCTTTTGTTTAGCAAGTTCATTAGGAAATTTTTGTTCAAAACCAAAGTACTTTTTTAAATTAAACCACATACCACTTTTGGTTTTTCCTAAATCTTTAACATCTCCAGGAGGAAATCCTAAGGCACCTTTGATTTTATCAAAAAAAGATGTCCTATGAATTTTCATATTATCAAGTAATTTTGTGAACTGATCGCCAGTAAAAAAAGCTGTTATCGAATCTTTAAATAATGCTAATCCGGCTATAGCCGCACCGCCGAGTCCGGCAGCTAATCCACCCCAACTAAAATCTAAGCCACCTAAGGATGGTGCTCCACCTCCTCCACCACCTTTATCTTTATCTTTAGCTAAACGAGCGGCTTCCATTGCTGCTTCTAATCGCTTTCGTTCAGCATCTTTAATAAAGTCAAGGTATTCAGCAAAGAGATCGGCAGTTCTAAATGTGTTAGCTTCGACTGATTGTAATAAATTATTACTCATATCGCCCATGCGAATTGAGTTAGACCAATATTGTGTCTGCGCATCAAATGAATCTTTCATTTGATTTACAAACATGCCGCTAGAAATAGCATCTGCTCCTAATTGTGAAGACACCTCATCTTGCCATTTTTTACGGGCAGCATGTTCTTTTGGATCTGTTTTTACTGTCTCAGCCATGTCTTTGTCTTTCTTCTTCCATACGTTGATTTTCTTCTTCTATATGTTCAATTAAGAGGGCAATATAAAGGTCTCTTTCGTAACACATCATATTTTCTATCTCAGTCAAACTCCATTTATGATTCTGTATTAGAGAAAAAATGGTTTTATAATAGTTAACTAAACTATTGTGACTGAGTATTAACCGAAAAAAGCCTGTAGCCCCTCCAAGGCTACCTTGTCTTTTTTACCACATTTTTCGCACTGCCAAGATACTTCATGTCTTAATTTAGGCATGGTATTAAAATAAGCAACAATCTTACCAAATTGATTTTGATTTAGACTGTAAATAAAATCTTCTAATTCTTGTTCGGTACTATTTTTAATATCATGATATTCTTCTTTATCATATATTCCAGCAATACATGCTTTGGTAATTTGAAAGATAGAATCCATTTGAGATTCCTCTGCTGGTCTTGTCATTCTATCAATATCTGGATATCTTAATTGCACTGATATTTTATCATCAAGTTTAACCAGATCTTTATGGTCTTTATTAATATGTAATTTAATATCATTACAATTAATTTCAACTTGTGTGGTGCCATTACACCCATCTTTTTCATCAGCTGTTGGGTGTCTCATCCCAACTGTTATCAATTCACCTACTGAGCGCGCTCGTAAATTTAAAAATAACATTTCAACATCAAATGCTGGTAGGTCATTTGTAACAAGATCCTCATCAAGGCAACAATTTTTAATAATTTGTTTAGTTGCAGTGACAATATCTTGCGTATCTCCACCTTCAAGTGCTGTTAATAAAATCTTTTCTTCTTTAACAAGAAAAGGTCTATATTTAACCGGCCTATCTACGCTATGTAATTTGATCGTATAGGTCGGATTATCTATTACTGGTAAACTCATAATATCTCCAATTCAATAAATTATATCGTGGTCCATTTATGACATGCAAAGCTCACATTAAACTGACCAAGTGTGTTATTTGAATCCCATCCTAACGTGGTGGCATCAACGTTTATTGGGAATGTATCCATATATTTAGTACCTGTTGTTGCTTCTTCTTCACTAATCGATTCATTGGATTGATCAAATGCCAACACAGTTATATCGCCTTTATAATCATCAAAATATTTCATATTTCCGGTTTCAGTTGGAACACAAAAATCCATCCATTTAATAAAAAAGTTTCTGGCTTCCCATGCATTAGTAATGATAAATTGTAATTGATATTCAGTGTAAGTATTTTCTCTTGCCATTTTACGAACAGGGCCATAATGTTTCAAATCTGAAGTAGCTATTGTTCTCGCACCTAAGGGAGCCTGATTACAAAAGAAAGTAAGTCCTGCAGGCAAATGAACCTTACTCGGTGGTTTTATTTTCGCCACGAATCTATTCATTGGGGCTATACCACCCGCCTCATCCAATTTAGCTAAAAAATCTGTCGTATTCATAAGGTCCTTATCATTGCTTGACTATCCATCCAGACTTCAGATTTATCAGCTTTTCTAAAATCTTCAACAGGTAAATGTATTGCTGTAGCCCATTCATCAGCAGGAACATGTATAAATGTGCCTGAAGAGTATGTTATATCGTATTTATGTATGGTTGGTTTAACTTCTTTATATCTAACAAAAGGTCTTATGTCGCTGTAAGAAATGTCTATATAAGTTCTTGAAGTATCCTCATTTAAATTAATCCGGACAATTAATTTTTTCATCAATGCTTCTCTTAAATGATGCGGCAGATAATGAAAATTTATTCCTACAAAACCTCTTGACCAAGCTTCAATTGGAATAACTAACGGAAACCTATCATAATATTTTAATTTATTTTTATGCTTGGGATCATAGTTCATAAAATACATATGACCCATTTGTATTCTGTTTTCGCCTCTAGCTAAACGAGCTTGTTCTCTGGTACCTTCTGATATAATTTTATATGGATCTTTAATTCCGCGCGATCTACCGACGGTTAATTCCTGACGAAGGGTATTAAATTTATCCCTCAACCATACAATTGCTTCATCTGCTAGTTTTGTTAGTTTTAGTGCCATGTATTATTTAGATAATAATTGATCCTCGGTTAATATAACAAATTTCCAATTTTTCTTTTTGCAAACTGCACTTGCTGCTTTCCACTTTGCTTCATTAACCCCATATCTTTTCATTTCTAATAAAAATCTACCAGTTTTTCGTTTTCTGCCGGTATCTTTAGGGGGAACAGTTTGTTTCTTAGGTTTTATTTCAATTAAGGAAATTTCTATAAGACCGTCATGTTTTTTAGTTTTTACCCAAAAGTCTGGATAGTATTTGTGTATTCTTCTATCAAGTGGGGATCTATATGGAATTACTACTTCTTCACTAGCCCATTTAATAATACTTGGATTCTCATCACAATACACCATAAAGCGTCTTTCCCACAAACTTCTATAAATTATCTTAGTGGGATCACCTTTATATTTGCTTCGATTTTTAGGTTTATACTTTCCTTTATAAGCCATATCAATTCGTTATAAATAATTTAATATATTAGGCTATTTATACAAGAATAACAGGAATTTTTTACATGGCAATTTCAGACACAGAAAAAAATTTACAATATCCATCTGACTTAATGAAGACAACCGAACAACATTGGGTGGAGTTTACGGCCTATCCTGCGCTCTTTGGAGGAAAATATTCTCCAACATCAGATTTTTCAATAGCTCTTCCAATGAGTGCCCAAGCAATGATTAGTACTTCTGAAGCTATATACGCTGAACAAGAGGGATTAGGAACCGTATTATCTGAAACGGCCGGTAAGGTTGCAGGTGGTTTAAAGCCATGGTTTACATCGGGCAAAGGCATAGAAAAAAATGTTGCAACTACTTTAGCTGGAATTACAAAGGATATGAATCAAAGTACTGGTGAAAGTGTAGCAGAACATGGCGTCGCACAAATGATAAGGAAAAATGATTTTTTAAAAAGAGCTGCCGGTGGTTTAAATGTTGCTATTAATCCTAAAATGTCTTTATTATATCAAGGACCTGGAAAGTTTAGAAAATTTACTTTTGAATTTCCCATGATAGCAAAATCAGCAGGTGAATCGGACATGATACAAGGTATTATAAAGAGATTTAGAATGGCAACATTACCAGGTTACACAGATTCTCATGTAACTAACGCCCAGACTTCTACGGGATCCGAAGCAAAAAGAGGAGCCGGATCAAACTTTTTTACATTTCCAAGTAAATTCAAAATTCATTTTGGTCACGGTGGAGGAACAGGAAGTTCGCTACAAGGGAAGGAAACACCCTTTAAAATAGCAGATAGTGTATGTAATGCTTGTGTGGTTAATTATGCCGCTGCCGGTATTCCATTCTTTTTTGAGAATAATCACCCGTTTGAAGTTAAGATGACCCTTACATTTACAGAAACAATAATTATGACCAAAGAGTTGGTCAATAATGGATTTTAATGTCTTATTTTAGTTATTTACCAAAAGTAGAATATAATATAACAAAAAGTAAATATTTTGAGACCTCAACTGCTGTTGATATATTTGTTAGAAATTTAATAAAACAGAACGTTATAGATAAAGGCGTAACGTTTGATCTACATACTATTGGAGACGGTGAAAGACCGGATATAACATCATTCTTGATTTATGGAGATGTTAAATATGATTGGATTATATTTTTAGCAAATAGGATGTTTAATCCTTATTTTGATTGGCCTTTGAGCAGTCAAGATTTTAGAAAATTACTTCAAAGTAAATATGGTACAGCTGAACGCGCAAGAAAAGTTATTCATGAATATCATCAAATTATACAGCCAGCAACAGATTCTGTAAGAGAAATAAAAGTTGTAGTTGATAATGAAACATGGTCATCTTTAAATGATTCGGAAAGAAGTCGAATAACAAAATATGATTATGAATTTAAAATAAATGAAAGAAATAGACAAATTAAAATAATTGATAAACAATATATTGAAAGTATTTTTAAAGAAGCTCAATCAAAACGATATGGAACGTAAAGTATGGCGGGAAGAACAGATGCAGAAGAAACAGGGGAAGGGTATGAATGGCATCAAACAGATAGAACTCCTACAACATCACCGGTAGAAGATAATTCCACTCAGGCAACTGCTCGGATTCCTGGTGACTATAAGGTTGAAAAGTTAGTTCTTTTGTCACCTAATATAGATGCAGAAATTGATTTAACACCGACTTTTGATACTATATCTATATTTGAAGATATAAGCACACCTTATTTATTAATGGATTTGTCTATAGTGGAATCATACGGACTAAGAGAATTGATTCCTCTTATTGGTGAGGAATTTATTGAACTTGTGGCAGGCACTGCTGGTGTAACAGCAAAATCCGGTTCACCATCACAAAATAAATTTGATGGTATTATTAGTAAAGTCTTTAGAGTGACAAGCTTGTCACCGATAATATCAACATCTGAAAGAGTTAAAAATTATGTTATACATTGTGTTTCTGTAGAGGCAATTATTAATGAAAAAACTAGAATAAGTAGGGGATATAGAAAAAAGTCAATTGATCATGTTATTAAGGACATTTATAAAAAAAATATTGTTAAGCCTTTGGAGAATGAATATAGTAGTTATGTTGGAAAAGATAAAGTTAAACCATTAGTTATTGAACCAACCGAAGGTACTCATGATATTACGTTTCCTTTTAAAAAACCATTTGATATTTTTAATGATTTATCGGAAAAGGCTTTAACTCTTAATGAACCTGAAGAAGAAAATGTTGCGCAAGCACGTGGTGATGTTCCACCGGCACGACAAGCAGGTGGTGCATTGTATATGTTTTATGAAACATTATCTAATTTTAGATTTGAAAGTTTAGAATCAGTTTTTAAACGGACCCCTAAGCGACATATATATGCAAAACCTAGTCCCTCAATCAGCGCAGATGATATCATAAATGGTTTTAATGTTTGCCTAGATTATCAAATTGATGGGCTCTTTGATATTATTGATAACTTACGTGCCGGAATGTATGCTTCAAAATTAATAACTCATGATATGACACGGATGCGATATGATATTACAGGTTATAGTTATGTTCTTAGAAATGATACACCTATTTCAATACCTGAACCTTCAACGGGCATAGAAACTGAAACACAATCCGGAAGCACAGAACCAGAAGCATCTAAAAAGAAATTAGCAGATTTAACTTTGTCATTAGCTAGAACTGGTGCTGGCGGTAAATTATGTACAGATAAAAATGACCTTTTACATGATAGTGATGATGGTGAACGTTGTAAAATAAAATTTATGGCTACGGATTTAAATCACGCTTATTTTTTTGAGGCGAATAGAAAAGATGCCGGAGGCCCTAAAGAAAAAGGAATAAAAGAAAGCAATCTTGAAAGAAGAGTACAATTAAGAGATTCACAATTACAACAATTAGATAACATTAAACTTACACTTAGAATGTATGGTGATTCATCTTTAAGAGTTGGAGAAATTATAAACTTTTATGCTCCTTCTCAAACTTTGCAAGAAGGATCAGAACAAACAGCCGATGTATTTTTAAGTGGTAAATATATTATAACAAGAATTAAACATATTATTAATGCTGAACAATATCTGATGAATATTCAATGTAGAAAAGATGCTTGGTATTCTGATTTACCAGCGTTTGATCAAGCACTAAATGCATCTCGTTTACTTGGTAATACTTCTAAAGACGAAGCGAAGGCTAGGGCCTTAAACGTTAAAATCTCATCCGGTACAACTGATGCGAGCAATGCTCCAGATACAATTACGCCAAATGATGAAACCATATGACACATAGTATAAGGATTGAAAGATAATGGAAACTGACTTTATGGGCAAAGCTGGCTTTATTTGGGCCATCGGTGTTGTTGAGGATAGAAATGATCCTCTGTATCTAGGAAGATGTAAAGTAAGATACTTAGGTTGGCATACTAGAGATAAACAAGAATTACCAACAGTAGTATTACCTTGGTCATTTCCTTTAATGCCAATAACATCCGCTTCACAAACACAAGTTGGTACAAGTCCCACTGGCCCTGTTCCAGGAACTTGGGTTTTATCTTTTTTTAAAGACGGTCTAGATGCCACTGATCCAATTATGTTAGGAACATTGCCCGGTCGGCCTGATAAAGCATGTGATCCACGTGATGGTTTTAATGATCCCCGAACTTGGCAGCCCAAACCATTTCAAGTAGATGACAACGGTGCGGTTATTGAAGGATCAGTTGAATTTAAAGATGTGCCCCAATTTCCATTAAAATTGAATCGGGTTAGGGATAAGGGCGTTGAAATTACAGAACGTACTGATGATCCTAATAAACATAAAGATAAAGATATTTGGGATTTTTCTTATAACTTTCCTAATATAAGATTTTTAAATGAACCTACTACTCCTAGATTAGCTAGGGGTTTGCAGGATACATCAGCTAAAATTCTTAATAGAGTAAGACCAGGTCCTGGGCCTGCATCTGTAATGGTTGAAGGTAATGCAGAGTCTCCTTTACAAAATAGAAGAGATGTAAAGATGGGCAAATTTGGTATTAGAGCTAGTGATTTTGCTGATAGGCCAACCTTCATGGAACCAGAGTCTGCATATGCCGCACAGTATCCTTATAATCATGTTCATCAGACTGAAAGTGGACATGTTATAGAAATGGATGATACTCCAACTGCGGAAAGATTGTCTTGGACACATAGATCAGGTGCCTACCGAGAAATGGGACCAGCAGGTGATGTTGTAGATAAAGCAACCAGAGATGCGTGGTCCTGTGTTTTGAGAAACTCATATGAACAAATAAGTGGTAATAAATTTTCTTCGATAGATTATGGATATGAATTAGCTGTGGCCGCTACAGGAGGAAAAGAAGATTATTGGCTTAGAGTATGTGGTACTGGCGATGTTCATTTAGAAGCCGAAGAAGGTAACATTGAAATGTATACTAAAAACGGCGTAACTTTTATAAATGCGAAGCGAATTGAATTTAATGCTAAAGAATATATTAGAATGTCTGCTCCGCGGATTCAACAAACAAAATTTCCACGGAACAATCCGAGTTTAAATCCATCAGAAGCAGGAGATAAATCAGGACAGGAAGTCGAGGTAGCAGGAAATCAATCAGAAAATGTTGGCGGTGCGAAAACAGTAAATGCTGGTCAAATTGGAATGAACACAATGGGACCTTTTACTACATCATGTCAAAGTGAATCAAAGAATATTTCTCATAGTTCAGAAACAACAGTTATGGGATTAAATATTCTTTTGGGTCAAGGTGCAGCCGGCTGGAGTACTGCAGTTCAAAATGGAATTATTAATTTAAGAAGTGCAGACGCCAAAGCTGGAACAGGTGGAATTTTACTTCATTTAAATGAATTACCAGTTTCCAGTCCGTCATCGGCAAAGTCATCAGCGGTTGGTTATTTGTCTATTATGCCTACTGATCCAATCTCGTCGGAAATTGAATTAGCTTCGACATTTGGTAAAGTTTCTATGAAAAATAAATTCGGTGAAATAGCATTAGAAGAAGCCCCAATGGGAACCGGAGGAAATCTAAAACTAGAGACAAATGGTGTAGGCGCTGAGATGATGATGAAATCACCGATGGGAGGAATCAGTTTTGATGCAACGGGTAAGGTTAATATCTGGAATGAGGTAACTTCTTTAACGAACATAGTAAAAGTTCTCTTTAGACATCTTTTGGAACACACACACGGACATAATGATACTATTATGGGTACACCAAACCCAATGGCCGTAACATTACCAAACGCGTTGCAACCATGGTATACAGACTTACTTACAGAACAGGCTAAACTAGATGGCTTTTTTGCGCAAAACAAGGGTTTTTAAATAAAATAACTAATATGACAAATCAAACACAGTGGGAAAAAACAACACAATTAGTTCCTCATCCAAAGGTGTTAGAACTAATGAGCAAGTTAAAACAATTAAATGATCTCGAGACTAAATTGATGACAGAATTTAAAAATGCACTAGAAAAGCAAGCGCAAGAAGGGGATAATGGCGGAACAAGAAGCTGATCTAGATCAGCTTCTTTCCCGGAAAATGGTGGAACAAGAAGCTGATGAGTGGTCCTCTAGAAATTTAGGAGATATAGGTTATCTAAAGCACTTTTTTGAAGTAGCAGCAAAAGGTCTGGAACTTCATAAGGAGAACGCGGCATTTATTAAGGAGGCTTATGAATTTAATAGGGCACTTGTATTTGCTAAGGTAGATCCATTATTTGCAGCATTAGATAAAATTTTTCAAGAAATTTTAAAACTATTAGATGATCTCAGAGGTTTAGGTTTTTATTATCTACCTGTTCATTCAAAATCAATTGGTACATCTAATGAAGTACAAAGAAATCCTGTTACAGGTGGACTATTGATTGGGGGTACATATTATGCAAAAGCAACCGCCAGTGGCATACCCGGAGAATACAAAAAAGCTAATGTTTTTCTAGGTGACACTCCAGCTACGGATAAAGAAACAGGTGAACAAATATACGTAAAAGATACAGCATGGGAAGATCCATTTGATGCCGACGGCAACAGCACAGGAACAGAATTAACCTTAGAGAATGCTTTTGTATATGCTAATGAGAAGTTAGGTTTAACGCAATTATCTCCAACTGGTATTTTACAAACAATTGATAGATCTTTTGACGATAAAAATGATGTCCCTAAAGGTAATACGGCTTTTACAACCGATACATCACAATTATTGTCAGAAGATTATTATCTATCAGGCCGGCCAATATTTTCAAATTCTGCAACGGTAGGTGGAATTATTATTATAATGGGAGCACCCTCTTTTGATAAATTTGGAGATATTTTAAAAACATTTAATAAATTTATTAATTTAGAAAGTTTTAATCAGTTAGTAGCTGATGTTAAGAAAATACTCAATCCGCCTGTCGTACATAGAATAAAGTTATCTTGGGTAAGCACCAAAACTATTGATGTGGATAGTGAGTCACCGGATTTTAATACACCGCCTTCACTTTCTGATGCTCCCGGCAAGAAAACTTATATAGAAAAAGATGATACCGTAGGTTCATTTTACAAGCACGATAAGAACGAAGATGGAACATACAAAAGCAATAGAGTTTTGAAGGCTACGGTAGGCAAATCAATAGCCCGAGTCACTAAAGTTATAACGACTGAAAACATGGTAATTGAAGATAGAGAAACGCTAGGCCATAAAGCAGATACTCATAATACCAATTTAACAGAAACAATGATTAAAAGGAATCATCAAGAAATAAAAATAGATAGAAATTTGGTTCCTTATCAAAATCAAGAATTGGAAATTGCATATATGTCACCCGGCATGGAATTTAAAAAAGGTGATATTATTGTAGAAGCGATACCCATGACGGACTCTGGAGGTACTCAAACCGCAACCGGAGATAAAATTGATCTTAATAAACAAAATGCGGGTGATCCAGGTAAAGACAATGATAAGGAATATGTTCAAGTCACTGAGGGTGAACTTATAGTCGGAAAAGTAGTGGATGAATTCTATGCAGATGCTTTACCTGAAAAACCAGATTGGAGAGGTAAAAGATTAGAAGAATTAATTCCACCTTTAGGTTCAGTTTTAGATACTACTGAAGCACATGTAAGAAGTATATTCGCAACTATTAAAAACTATCAGGCCAGTCTAGATCCGATTATAAAATACTTAGATGGGAAAATGGATGAACTTACGGCATTCAGTAATGAAATTGAAGAATTATTAGAATTATTTGCTGTAGGTATTCCCGCGCTTGGTATGTACACATTATACTTGAATCCCCAATTAGGGGGCACAGCTCGTTTCAGAGAAAGAATGATGGGTGCAGGAGGACCTGATAAGCCACCTGAAAATTTAAAATTTTGTGCCGGTGTTTGTTTTTTAGGTGGTGGACCAACAGGAGGACCATTAGTTAAATCTCTTGATTTTCTTGCGTTGATGCTAGGAATGAGAAAGCCGACAGAGGAAGAGGCAGTTGCGCAATCTAGATTGGAAGAATTGGCGACTCCGCTTTTTGATGAAACAAAAACATATATGGCCGGAGATAAAATTTATTATAAGGGCGTTAATTATATTTGTTTAGTTAATTATACAACTGGCGAAGAACCTATAATAAAAGATCTGAATGATGAAAATGTGATTAATGCAGCATATTGGGAAAGACTAGGAGAAGCTGGAGTTAAGGATGAACAAGTTACAGTTGGAGATGCAAGAACTCCTGAAGAAATAAGAAAAGCCAAAATAGATTTTTTGAAAGATACTAAAAAGGCTTTAGGTGATATTTTAGTTAAATTAAATGGGGCTTCACCTGGTGCATCAAGTTTAAGAAAGAAGATTATGGATGTTCCTCTTTATGGAGCAATGGATCCACTGCAATCACCACCAGCGTTTATTTCATCTGGTGCAAATGAATCCACTTTTAATGATCTTCTAAACTTAAGAGATATGGATTTAGAAGAGTTAGATTTATTGGTTTATAGAATCACAGAAATGTTGGTTTCAGTGGAAATTACAATGATTCAAGAAACACCAGATGTAGACACAGAACCTGGTAGTTTTAGATCAAAAGGGAAATCGTTACTTATTTTAAAAGGTGAATTTATAGATGAAGTTGATGATTTTGAAGGGGGACAAAGAAAGGTTAAACCAAATACAACTATTACTATTCTTGATCCTCTCAATCCAGGTTCTGGTTCAACAAGAACTGTAGAACGTATGTCAAATACAACAGTGGCCGTTCTTAATGAACCATTTGAACCAGATATAGAAACTGCACTGGCTTATGATGTAATTTTAACTGATCAAAATGAAACTGAATATAAGTATAAGTCCGAATATAGAGCAAATAATACACACTATTATCATCCAGGATATAGATTACGTGAATTTGAAGCCAAGGCAAATACTATTTCAACTTATTCAAAAGTTGATGTAGCGGGTAATTATATAGATATACCTGAGTATGAAGCCGGGAACCCGAAAGGTTCCGGGTTCGACAACAAACCGCGAAATGTTAATGAATACCCGCTTGGTACCATTATAGAAATAAATGGAACTGTACCACAATCAGAAGGATATGTTGGTGGGGGTGGAATAGAAGTATTATTAGAAGAAGAAGAACAGGTGGCAGAGACATGGAATGCGATTGGTGTTTCACAGGATGATGTCTTAATTGTAACTCTTGATACAGGAGTATTTACTAAGTATATTCAAGAAGTTCTTGATGATACACATATAGCAATTGATTCCGCCATTCAAGCAGGGGGAGATGCTCCGTATCAAACCTTGTTATATCATTCTGATTGGGATTTTGAATTATCAATCGGCAAAAAACAAGTAAAGGCCCAAGACGATAAGATACAGAGTAGTAAGAATAAATTTCTTGATTATTTGAATGATATTAATGCTCAGGCAGATGAGATTTATGATTACTTGGATAAATTGAATAACGAGGGTTGGTAATATAAATAGATTAAATAAGGAACATCTATGGCACAAACACGATACACAGAAATAGAGTATGATGAAAAAACTGGCGCAACTATCTATTCTGATGTTGATATATCTTTTAAAGCTCATCCTGTAACAGGTGATATTATTAAAACAAAGAATGCGACTGTGATAAAACAATCTATGCGTCAGATATTACAAACAAGAGCAAATGAAAGATTGGGTCATCCTGAAATTGGCGCAGGTGTTCAAGAATTATTATTCGAACCAATGAATCAATTAACAGAAAATAGACTCGTTAGAAAAATTGCAGACTCTTTAAGAATGTTAGAACCTCGGGCTACAATAAGGGATATAATTGTAATGGGTGATCCAGATAAAAATGCTTATAGGATAAAAATTATTTTTACGATGTTAGGGCAACAAACCGACGAAATTTTCGAAACTTATACGTATAGGTAAGTAATGGCAACAGATGTAGCGAAATTAAATGTTTCAGAACTGGACATGCCGGCTATCAAATCCAACATGATAGCCTTTTTAAAAAGTCAAAGTGAATTCGCAAATTTTGACTTTGCAGGTTCAGGATTGGATGTAATAATGGATATGCTAGCATATAATACTTATTATAATTCATTTTATTTAAATATGTTAGCAAATGAAATGTTTTTAGATACTGCGGAACTTAGAAATTCTGTTGTACAGAAAGCCAAACAGATGGGTTATACACCTCGATCTGTTCAAGGAACAAAGGCAATAGTTACATTGCAGATAACTCCTAGTGATCAAGCAACCACAATGGTTGTAGAAAAAGATAAAAGATTTTCTGCTACTATAGATCAGGACAAATATATTTTTACTACTGCGGATTCGTATAATGCTATAATTGGTTCCAATGGAAGATTCACGGTTCCCGATGTACAGTTGAATCAAGGTATAAGGTTAACTCACAAATATGCAGTTGATTATTCTAACAAAGAGCAAAAATTTCTTTTACCTAATCCACAGACTGATGTTACAACATTAGAGGTTACTGTAAAGGCTTCACCGACTTCTACAATTATAGATACCTATACAAAGGTAACAGACACAGTTAAAGTAACAGCAACATCTAAAGTATTTTTCTTATATGAAGAATTTGATGGTAGATATGAAGTACAATTTGGAGATAATAAAGTAGGAGCGCGTCCAGCTGATGGAAGCCAAGTTATTTTAACAACAAATATTTCTGATGGCCAAGTTACAAATAAAGCCGCAACTTTTCAAGCTATTGATTTAATAGGAGGATATGCGGATGTTCAAGTAGTAACTACAACCGCTGGTTATGGTGGTGCTGTAAGGGAATCAATAGAAGAAATAAAATACGGTGCGCCTAAATTATATGAAACTCAAAATAGAGCAGTTACATTAAATGATTATAAAAGAATTGTAGAAAATGAATGGGTTAATGCAGAGTCAGTAACATGTTGGGGCGGAGAACAAAATGATCCGCCAAGATATGGAAAAGCGTATATTGCAGTAAAACCCAAGAGTGGATTATACTTAACATCAAAAGATAAAAATGCAATTAAAACTGATATATTATTAAGAAAGAATATGGTTTCTGTAACACCAGAGATTGTTGCTCCTGATTATCTTTATCTAAAAATTACTTCAGATGTTAGATATGATCCAAATAAAACTATTCAATCTGCAGATCAAATAGGATCAAATATTGTTAATGTGGCTCTAAATTATAATCAAAATGAATTAGGAAAATTTGATTTGAGATTCAGGTATTCACGATTAACTACTTTAATTGATAATACAGATCCAGCCATTTTAAATAACCAAACAACTGTTCTTTTATTTAAGAGATTGGTGGTAGAATTAGCACAAGCTTTCAACTACGCACAGAATTTTTCGAATCAATTAAAATATCCATACGTTGGTTATAAAGGAACATTGACTTCTTCAAAATTTCAATATATTAATGAATCAACAGAAGTTGTAGAAACTGGATGTACATTATCTGATGCAGATGGTATTATTCAAGTTGTAAAAGAAGCAGCCGGCGAAGTTGCAGTTATTAATACTAATGTTGGGACGTTAGATTATACTACAGGTAAGATGACTTTGGTATCATTTAAACCTATAACAGTTGAAGCTGTTGTAAATAATAATACAATTGAAATATTTGTGCAAACTAATGTATTGGATATAACACCTATAAGAGAACAAGTTATTATAGTTGAAAAGAAAGATATCCAAATTAATATGATGACCGATACTTCATTAAGTACAGGTGATTTCCAAATGGCAACATCTGATGAAACCCCCGCGCAGGTAATTTTTGGAGCTAATACTGCATAATGGCTGATAACAGAATATCTGAAATAATACAAAATCAATTACCATCCTTCTTTACTGAAGAAGGTAGTAATCTCCCTGTCTTTATGACAAAGTATTTTGAATTTTTAGAATCCTACCAAATAGAATATACTGATTTAGAATTAGACGAATATAATATTGTCCAAGAGGATGATGACGGCGCATATTATGTTCGAGGGACTGCTATAGATCAAAGAGAACTTGTTTACGAACCTTCAGATGGTGCAGAGTCAACTGATGCCGGATTGCAATATGGACACTTTTATCCTGTTTATGGAAATAAGGCACCTGCTATAGCCGCTTCTGATGATGGTACAATTTATGAATTAGAATTAGAAGAGTTAAGGGGTAATGTATTTTATATGCCGAGAAAAGGCGGAGCAAATGGTGGTAACTATGGTATAGCAATAAAAGATCCTCCTAGCACCTCATATACTGCATATACAGCCGCTTCTAGAATTGTAAAGGAAGATTCACCAGAAGATGGGAAAGCTAATACAGAAATTATAGTTGAATCGGAAAGAGGAGAAGATGCTACATTTGCTATTGGTGAAGTAATTATAGGCGCTACATCTGGTGCTCAACTTATAGTAACTGGTTATCAAAGAAAAAACGAACCTGCTGGTAAATTTTTAGAAACAGCAAATACCGCATCTCCAAAATATAATTTAGATCCACATCTATTATTCGCACGTCCTATTAATGGAAGAGTATTGATACACGGAGAATCTATTAGAGGTAGATTGACACGTGCAAAAGCTACAGTAGGTGAAACAGATAAAGATTTATTGAGAAATCCTCTTCGAGGTGCTGCCGATATAGATTTAATGACTGATGTTGATGCGGCTGACAACTACATGTTACAACAATTCAGGGAAGATTTCTTATCAAATATTCCTTTTGATGCAATTGGAGATTTAAGACAAGCGATTAAAACAGCAAGGGATATCTATAGAAGCAGAGGTACAGAAGATTCTTTTCTTTGGTTATGGAGAACAGTATATGGATCAGATCAACTAAGTTTTATATATCCAAAAGAAAGATTATTGAGACCTTCCGATGGTACCTGGAGTTCTGCAAAATCTGTTAAATTATATACCGGTACCGCTATAAACCCAGATGAATTTAATAGTAAAGTTATTAAAGGTCAAGATTCTCAAGCTACAGCAACTGTTGATAATTCTATTGCATATATTGAAGGATCGACCGCAGTAACAGAATTATATTTAACAGATTATGTTAAAGGGTATGATGCTCGTTTTGATATCTATTCTGATTTTCAACCCGGCGAAAAAATAGCAACGATTGAAGCATTTGTTGATACTGAAGCTGGGCTTTCGGAACTTATGAATAGTCCTGATTCTTCTGATGCTGTGAAAGCAATGGCATTTCCGGCAGGTTCTTCTAGAGGAGATTGTATTGCTGTTATTGGTGATATTACAATTGTAAGCGCCGGTACAGGTTATAAGGTTAATGATGAATTAGTAATAAAAGGAGGTCCCGGACAAGGTGCTTCAGCACGTGTATCCGCAACCGCTAATGGCGCAATTGATGAGATTATTGTAGATGATGGCGGTAATGGATATATGGGCGGTGAAATGTTAATAGTTGATAGTGCCGGCACACTGGGCACCAATCATACTGGCGCTATTCGCGGAATTCTAGAAACAGGAACATTTAGAGATTCTAATTCAACAATTGATAAAGTTATTTCAACTGCAAATGGTGGTTCAGCTGCTTCCGCTATTTCATTAAATGCATTTTCATTTTCTGTTGATGATCCAGGCGATGTAAGATATCCCGAAAATATTAATACACATTTTAGTTCAAGTAATTCAACTACTTGGGTTGCTGAAGTAACAAATCAAGATACTGAAGATGGCGGCGCTAATATTTTACTTGAAGAAGGTGACGGATTAATTTTAATAGATAGTACAGATGGCTCAGCAGATGCTGGTGATAATATTCTTTTTCATACAAAGAATTTTGAAGATGATATTCAATCAGGCTATTATGTATATGATTCTAAAACAGGAACTAAAGGAACAATTGCTGGGCCATCAGTAAACACTACATGTTTTGTTTATGTAATTGAGAGTGAATCGGCGGCTAACTTTGTTGAAAATAGTTATGGTGATTTATACTATAGTGCAAACGCTACAGCAGTTCCTGGGAAATCCCAAATGTTTCAAATTGCTTCAATTAAACCAGCAAGTTATTATGAAACAAATCAATTAGGAGATAATACTTATTCTATTGATAGCTATTACGGAGCAACAAAATATACCTATACTTCTTTTGGTGCAATTGCGAATGTACAGGTTATAACTACTGGAATTGATTATTTAAAAGGCCCAAGTTATGAAGCATCTAATCAAACTATATTAGGAAAGAAGGCATATGAGTTTGAAGATCCTATTACTGGAAAAAATACTGCTGAATTATCATATTTAAATTTTGCAGAAAATGTTCAGGGGAAATATAGATTTGGTGAATATGTTATCGGACAGACTTCAGGTAAAAAAGCTCAAGTAGTACAGCCATATGTTAATTCATCGGCGAATTCTACTGCTAGTTCAATGAAAGTGAAAGAAGTAGATACAACATTTTCTCTTGAAGACGAAAGTGTTATTTTAAGCGGATTAGGAACATTTGAGAATAATACTTCTGCTCTTTATTCTTTTTCTACTAAGGGTGTAGGTGGTGCTGTTGTTATAGCATCAAATGGAAATGAAACTTGGGATAATCAAACAGGTGATACTGGTAATAATACTCTTTCTATTGAATCTTCAAATACAATATATGGATCATATAGTGGTAAGATTGCTGTTAATGATCAATTGGAAACATATGTTGGACTTAAGGGTTTAAATAATAGTACAGGTGCTGACTATGAGAATTTATTAAATGCCGGTAATGAATATATTGGAAGAATAAGTTTTAGAGCTAGTACTGTTTTATCTAGTGTTGTTCTTAGATATGGACATTCTAAAACAGATGTAAACTTTGTAAGCGACGGTGCAATAGGCGGATTAACAAATGTAGATTTGTATAGTCAAGTAGGCACTAATAATGCTGATCAAATTTATACTTATGAAGGCAAATTTACAGTTGATCCTACAAATAATTATCATGCGATATATTTGTATATAAAAATGAATACATCTACAACATATACATTACATGTAGATAAAATTGAAATGATAGATGTTACAACTCGTGGTAAGCTTGAATATGAAGGATTCAATACAGCAGATGAACCAGAATCATTTATGATTATGGAACCATCGGAATTTACTGCTGGAGAAACTGTTGTATCTTTAGTTGGTGCTAGAACAGCTGTATTAGCAAGTGCAAATGTTCAATCAGTTGAATCAACTGAGAATTATGGTAATAATGCTGTATTAAAATCCGGTGCTTTAAAAACTGGAGCTATTAAAGCTCTTACAATTGCACAGGCAGGTATAAACTATACTACAGTTCCTACAGTTACGGCCCCAACAGGTGATAACAACGCGACATTTACAGCTAACCGTACAACTATAACTAATTATCCTGGAACGTTTAAAAGTAAATTAGGAATGATTAGTGATATTATCAGGGTACAGGATTCTTACTATTATCAAGATTTTTCATATGTTTTGAGATCTGATATTCAGATTGGTACCTTTAGAGATATGGTAAGGTCTTTTGTTCATCCAGCAGGATGGGCAGTATTTGGTGAGATAGGTATTGAATTTTTGATTAGTATGTCCATTGAGGCAGAATCAGTCACTAATAAAAAGCTTGAATTGTTCGTTGATAGAACACCAGCATATGTTACACAATACGGCCCAATTGATAAAGATATGAGAATGGGTTATAATAGAACAATGATGCCGTTTGATAGTGAATATGGCCAAATTGATTTTGATTGGGGTATTATTCATAATTATCATATTGAATTCTTAGATCCAAGATGTATTGGTTTTGGCGCAACGACAGATGATAAACATTTTGCATTTCACTTAGGAAGGCAAGACAGTACTACTTGGTTAAATGGACTCGGATGGGACTATGAAAAAGATTATGCTGGTAATTTAGCTGGGCAATTTGGTGTAGCTACACCTTACAATAGTAGTGATGCCGGCAGAGTAGAAATAACACATTGGTTCATAGAACATGATCAAACTAATGCTTTGAACGAAAGTACTAAAATTGCACCTTGGTATCCGAATGTAATCGCAGAATATGTTATTCCAGGTCACTATGAAGGAAATGAATGTACAGGACATAGCGCCGGCGGTGGAGTTTCCCTACACGGTAAGGATTCACACTATAATACAGAAAATAGATGGAACCCTCAAACTTCGACTAATGCAGCTGGGACATATGCGGGCGCACAAAGACCACCGGAAACTTTCTGGGGTCTAGGTGGAGACGGTAATCCAAGTCTAGTACGTAAAGGTGGATTTGAATATTGGCCAGAAATAGGTATATTAGGAAAATATACTTCACCGGATGGTAATGAAACAATGCCATTAGTTACCACTCATGTAAGTTATGGTGAAGAAGAAGTTGAATTAATCGGTGATGCTACTATAACTGTAATAAGTTGGAAAGAGCCTACACTGCCTATAAGAATGGCAACCGCGTCATTACCAAATTTAACTAGTGTTGATACATATGTTAAATTAGATGAGAGTAGGGTAAAAATACAACCATTTGATAATATGTCCATTGATAGACAAACTGTACATTGGCCAAATGCTGCAGATCGTTTAATCGCGGTAACAGTTTCAAGCACTGATTTTCTTTTTGATGGCGTAAACATTAATGATAGTGCATGGTCAAGAAAACTTATCAAGGGTGTAACATATCGTTTTAATCAAGAAGATAGTACTAATTTAGGACACCCATTAAGATTTGCAAATCTTCTTGACGGTAAACATGCTGCAGGATATGTAGAAGCAACAAATCAATATCCTTATACTGCAGTTGGCACACCAGGAAGTGGTGGATCATATGTTGATTTTAAAATTCCAGATTTTGATGTAGCACATGTTGATGGTTCTGGTAGCTGGAGTAAAAATGATACAGTATGGGCTTATTGTCATAATCATTCAAATATGGGCGGCCCAGTAAAAATAGAAGAGAAGATAGTAGTTAATGGTTCTGAATGGATGCATGTTAAAAAATCTCTGGGTGTTAATACTCCAGATACTACTGCTTCCGGAATTTATAGAGATCCAACTTATGAATATGGACAGTCATATGCTAGACCAAAAGATAAGAGATTAAATAATCCATTAAGAACTGATAATAAGTTTGAAGTCGCAGTTGCAAATATTAAAGCTGGACATGTTGTAGGATTAAGAACGGATGGGACAATACAACAGGTATATCAAACAGGGAATGTTTGTTTCCCAAGAATCAATTATGTTCATTCATTATTAGGAATAGTTCAATCAGATGGCGCTGTTGGGGAATTTGTTGAAGTTCATGATACTGATTCAACAGAAGAAAAAGTTTGGGATCTAGTACCTGGTGCTGAATATTATCCTAATTATAGTGCAAATTCTGCGAATCTTCAGGAAGAGGCATATGTTACAACTACTCCTCCTACAATAACTTCTGCAGATGCTCTTGATAGAATTAAATTAGGAAAAGCAGACACAAAGGATTCATTAAATTTATCTTTTCCTAGATGGGAGATATATACTTATCAAGCACATGAAAATTTAGTAGAAGGAAATGTAGTAGGTTTAATGTCTAATGGTAAGGTACAAAAAGTTTTCTGTGAAGTAGATGGAACGGCTAAACCTCAATTAGATGGCGTTCACTCATTACTTGGTATAGTAAAAGCGGATTGTTTACTAGGAGATTGGGCTGAAATAATAACAAAAGATCAAACTCACGAGATGGCAGCATTCTTTCAAGGTGCAGACACAAACTTTACATGGGCAACAGATACAGATCTTTATGTTGATTATAGAGATGCTTCTATAAAGCTAAATGTAGCTTATAGCAACCATCCACTTAATAAGATTGGAAAGTCACTTGCTGGACAACAAGGTACGGAACAGACGGTATTAGTGACATGCGATATACCGACACATGGAACATATTCGCCTACATGGGATAAAACGAAAGCTAGTTGGCCATGGAATACTTATTGTAGAGTATCCACAGTTCCACATTTAGATGATATAGTAGGCGATAGCACAATAGAAGAATACGCAGGACTTGGTATAGAATTAACTATGCCACAGAATGATCACCCAGTAGAAAATCTTGAATCTGGGCAGAGCATATTATTTGATGATATAAATATTATACTAGAAGAAGCAGATGGGATGCTTCTCGAAGATGGTGATGAAGTATTAGTAGAAGATGGTACAACTGATGCAACATCTGCCATGGGTAAATTAAAAATCGAGAATGATTATCTCTTATATGAAGACCTTATAAATACAGGTAGTGACTATAAACGTATTAATATATATAGTAGGTTTGATGCTAAATATATTGTAGGTAATTATACCACAAGTAGTTTTAATGTACATGAGCGCGCGAATAAATACTTCCCGGAAGGACGTAGTGATCACGCAGCTCAACATGCAGTTTTAGAGTAATTAATTAATAACGATTGGAGTTATCGAAATGCCGGCTTTAGTAACAAATAAATTTAGAATGTTCAATGCAAAGCAGTTTCGAGAGTCTTTTGACGAAGATTCCGGAATGACAACATTTGCGAACACAGTCGCGGGCGATACATACTTAGAATCTAATATGTATCTTTTCATCGGTGGTGTCCAGAACTGGGCTAATGTAGCAGGAGCCGCGGCAGCAGACAACGACACAACACCCCCTACACCCACCGATTCAGTATCAAATACTTATTATAATCATTGGAAAGATATGATCGCAGCTAAAAAGGTTGTATCTACTGATGTGACACATTGTATTCCTAGATATAATTGGGCTAACAATACATCTTATTTTGCTTATGATAATACGCAAAATGCTATGCTTGCCAATACCTTTTATGTCATGACAGATGAATATAATGTATATAAGTGTTTAGCAAACAATAACACTGGTGGAACAAGTGTTGCAAAACCAACAGGTCAAGCAGCAACTATTGTTACACCTGGATCAGATGGATATAAGTGGAAGTATATGTTCACAATTTCGGCCGCATCGGCTTTGAAATTTGTAACCACTAATTATATTCCTGTACAACAAGTACGTTATCAGAATACTGTTATGGCATCGGCCACACAGGAAAACACCTTACAACGTGCTGTTGAAAATGCAGCTGTTGATGGTGCTATCAATATCTATAGAAAAACAGCTAACGGAACAGTTGGTGGAGCTGAATATTTAATTTTTGAAACCAACACATTGGATAACGGTTTTGGTAGTGCATATTCACATACTACTACTTCCGTACGTATTCATAGTACCGCAAGTGCTGCTGATGATGTTTATGTCGGTTCAGATATATTCTTTACATCAGGAAATGCAGAAGGACAAGGTGGAACTATTACAGATTATAATGGTACTACAAAAGTAGTTACCTTCGCGCCAGCAGTTTCATCTGCGGCCGCACAAAGTGATAGTTTTCAAATTGCACCTAGATTACAAATATTAGGTGATGGAAGCGGAGCAAATTGTAGATCAAACGGAACTAATACTTCTGGTTTAACTGATGTTATAACAATTGCCGCAGGTTCTGGATATACAAATGCAGCTGTTAGTGTTTTAGCTAATAGTTCTTGGAATACAGATGATGCCACAGTTCAAGCTGTTATCGAACCAAAAGGCGGTCATGGATTTGATGCCACAGAAGAATTAGGTGGATATAACGTTATGGTTAACGTTAGACTTGAAAATGATGAGTCCGGAGAATTTACAGTAGCCAATGATTTTAGAAAAATTGGTTTAATTTCACATCCGAACGCAGCTAATACAACTAATGATAATGATCTTGCTATACCAGCAACTATTTCATTGGCTGACCAGGCACTTAGAGTTACAGTGCAATCTTTTTCAGGTTCTGCATATTCATCAGACCAATTAGTAACAGGTTCAGTATCAGGTGCAACAGGAAGAGTAGTTGACTGGACTTCAGGAACAAGTAAATTGAGAATGTCTCAAGTTACAAAAGGTTCAAATACTTCAAACGGATGGGATGGAACACCAGGTTCTTTTCAAGCTAACGAAGCGTTGACGGTTTCTGGAGGTGGAACAACCGCTAATACAAGTGCTATTGAAGGACCTGACTTGAAACAATATACTGGTGATATTCTATATGTTGAAAATAGATCACCAATTTCAAGAGCTAGTGACCAAATCGAAGATGTTAAGTTAATAATTAACTTCTAATATTTTACAATAAGGTAATAAGTGTCAGGCGTAAAAACAAATTTTAACATTGCACCATACTATGATGATTTTGATAAAGATAAAAACTTTCATAGGATCTTATTCAGACCTGGTTTCGCAGTTCAGGCAAGGGAACTTACCCAGATGCAAACCATCTTGCAAGAGCAAGTTACCAGGTTCGGTGATCATATCCTTAAAGAAGGCAGCAAAGTTTTTGGTGGAGATGTAACACTCAATACACAAGTTAATTCTTTAAAGTTAGAATCGGCTTTTGATAGTGCTACTGTAACAGTTAGTTCTTTTGAAGGTAAAACTATTACTGGCGGCTCCTCAGGTGCCAAAGGTTTAGTTATTAGAGCAGAAGCTCTTACTGTATCAGATCAACCTACTTTAATTTTTTCTAAATTAGGTGGTGGAAATTTTTTAGATGGCGAAACAATTTCTACTTTAGAAACAACACCATATCAAGCTAATACTGTTAGTTTAAGTGGTGCCTCTGGAGTGCAGTATGCTCAGAATACGGCATCTGTCGCAAGTATTACAGAAGGGTGTTTTTATATAAGTGGATTTTTTGTTTTAAACCCCGCGCAAACTATTGCCTTAGATAAGTATAGCGGTTTACCAACAAAAAGAATTGGTTTAACAGTTACTGAATCTATTGTTCAAACAGATGATGATTCATCTATTTTAGATAATGCACAAGGTACTGCTAACTATGCGGCACCGGGTGCTGATAGATTTAAAATGGCATTGACTTTAACATCTTTAGATATAGCAACAACAACTACTGCTACAGATGGAACTGTCACAACTACTTCTAGTACTTTTACAGAATATGCTGGTGAAAAATTTATAGAATTAGTTAGAATGGAATCTGGTGTTAAAGTTTCAGAAACCAAGTTTCCAATTTATGGGGAACTTGAAAAAACATTAGCTAGAAGAACATTTGATGAATCAGGTTCATATACTGTAAGACCATTTGGAATACAATTAAGAAATCATAAAGATGGAAATACTGCTTTAATCTCTGCCGGATTAGAAGCAGGTAAAGCTTATGTAAAAGGCTATGAATATGAAAATATTGCAACACAATATATTGATGTAGAAAGAGGTCGTGATACAGCAAATGTATCAGATTATATTGTTGCATCAGATTATGGCAATTCTTTGTATCTTAAAAATGTTTTAGGTACTTTCGATATATCCAAACATGAATTGGTGGATTTGCATTGTTGTCCTTCCGCTTCTGTTAATGCTATGTCAAATGATACTAATGCGTTAACAAAATACAATCAAACGAAGATGGGAACAGCGAGAATAAGATCGTTTGATTGGGAACAAGCAGATCTAACTGCATCTAATACTACACACTTTCATTCAGTATATTCATCTCGAATATATGACATACGTTTAGATAAAACTATCGCCGGTGAAGTAACTGGTGAAGGTGATGATTTAACAACTCTTGGTGTCCCAGCAGGAATTACATCATATGCAAATGGAGCATATAAGGGCGCAGTGGTAACTGTTAATACCACGAACGGCTCTACTGTTTCAAGTGATACAGTTTCGATTGCTGAATATATTGCTATAGGTTCACAACACACAATTAAAGCTAATACTGCTTTATCACAAAAAGTATTATCAAATTCAACATTTACTATTTCTTTTAAATTTCAAGATTTAGGTTGTTTGATTGTAAAGCATGCAGCTGTAGATCAATTAACTGCTGCAAACACAACTTATGTTGTAAAAACAACATCTGCAGATATTGATAAACTATCAAAATTTAATAATGATCCTGAAGGAATAGCCCAATTATCAGGTGTAAGTAAAAATACATTATTATATCAATTACCATTTTCACCTTTGGCAACTATACCTGATGGGGTTACTTATACATATAAAACATTTCAATCGATTTCTGTACCAATGGCAGGTGTGACAACTGTATCGACAGCTTCCGGTGCTTTTATAGGAACAGGCGCTCAGTCCGCATCAACTGCGAAAGAATTGTTTTCAGTAGCTGTTAAAACAATTGATAATGCCGCCAGCCCACCGGTTGATAATGTAACAGGAGAAGCATTAACTGAAGGGCAGTTATTAAATTTTGATGCATCTACAGGTAGAACAGCAACTATTGATAGTCCTACTCAAACAACATTAAATTTAAATACAAAAAGTGGTGCATATCAAGTAGAAGTACTTTCAACTATTAGAACAGCTAATGCAACGCCAAGATCAAAAACGTTAACGGTTGGAAATACAACTGTCATAGCTTCAAATACAACTATTTCTAAAGGTCAAGTTCATATTGCTGAGCCTAATAAAAAGTCCGGTAAAAAAGATAACTTGATGATATCTGATGTTGTTAATATAGCTTATATAATTGATTCTGGTGACCCTGCTCAACCGGTAGGTCAACCGATGATAACAGCACTCAAAGATGCTGCATCAACAACTGCCGTAGACGCTACTTCCAGATATGATTTAGATAACGGACAACGAGATAATTATTATGATTGGGCTTCTATTACATTAAAGCCTGGTCAACCAGCCCCTGCTGGACAACTATTAATAATTTGTGATCATTTTAGTAATCCTGCTTTAACACCACCAATTCAAGATGCGCTTGCTGGATATTTTTCAATTACATCATATGCCGACGTAAGTTCAAATACAGGATATCATTATGACCTACAAGGTGTTAAAAGAAAAGGATTTAATTTCTCTGCTGTTCCAAAATATACAAGTCCTACAACAGGTGAAGAAATTGAATTAAGAGATTGTATAGATTTTAGACCCACACGTTATTCTGCTAATAATGATAAAGGTTCTAATACTACAAATGATATGACATCTAATAATGCAGCGATTCCTTCTTCACAGTTGGGATCTGCCGGTGGAACACCAGACCCTGAATATACATTTCAATTTAATATTCAATACTATTTGGGCCGGAAAGATAAATTAACTCTTTCTAAAGATAGGAAGTTTAATGTAATTAAAGGTGTACCTGCATTAGAACCAGTTGCTCCTCCGGATGACGACGATTCTATGACATTGTATACATTAACTATTCCTCCATATACTTTTAATACTCAAGATATTAAAACAAAGTATATTGATAATAGACGTTATACAATGAGAGATATTGGTAAACTAGAAAAGAGGATTGAAAATTTAGAATATTATACTGCATTATCAATGTTAGAAAAAGAAGCTGCAGCTTCATCTATTTCTGGCGGATCAACACAAGACTCACTCTTTAATCCTGCCGGTGATAGATTTAAAAATGGTATTTTAGTAGATGGTTTTAAAGGTCATGGAATAGGTGACGTTATAAACAATGATTATAGATGTTCAATTGATATTGAAAAGAATGAATTAAGACCTCCATTTAAGACAGATAACTATACATTTCAAATGACGGATATTGGAGGTTCTAGTAATAATGTTCAATGGCATTATCCAGCACAAGAACTAATAACATTACCTTATACAACTGCTAATTTAGTAAATCAACCATTAGCAAGTACTTATAAAGGAGTTAATCCATTTGGTTTAGCTCAATTTACTGGTGGTATTAAAACATATCCTGATTCAGATACATGGTATGATACTGAATTCCGACCTGAGGTATTAGTTAATATTGAAGGTGTTAATGATAATTGGCAGTTTGGAAATTATCGTGCCGGACATGGATCACAATGGGATAATTGGACTAAAAATTGGCATGGCGAACAAATTAACCCAGAACCAGAAATAAGTGTTAAGGATGCCGGTGCAACTTCTATTGGTATAAGAAAAGCAAATCTTATTAACAAAGGACAAACACGAAAAGGTATAACTTCAAAAAATATTCCAGACTCAATTAAACGATCATTAGGAAATAAAGTAGCAGATATTTCTATGACATTCTGGATGAAGGCACACTTGCTAGGTTCTCAATATACACCAGATGATAATAGAATATATTTTGTAGCAAGAGGATTAAAGCCAACAACAAATGTATATGTATTTTTTGATGGAGATAATGTATCCGCAAACGTTTATCCAATGCCTTTCTTAACAATTAATGGTGTTGATACAGATAAACATCTAATGTTGGGTGAAACAATATCTGAGGGTTCGAATGTTGCGCAAATTATACTTCCACAATTAACTACTTCAGGTGGAACCGCAACTGCGTATATTAAAGTAGTTAAGGCATTAGATCTTAATGGTGATAATGCTGATCTAGATCAAGCTTTTTCACCAGGTTCAACAACTATTCTTACATCTAATAGTGGTGTTTCCGGAGTCATATCAAATAGAACTGTGCCTACAAGAGGACAAGCAGATTATATGTCAACTAATCAAGCCGGTGAATTTGCAGGTATTCTTTCTATACCAGCAGGAGCTCACAAATCAGGTGAAAGATTATTAAGAGTTACTGATCAAGAAATAAATTCTGTTCCAGATTCAACTATGGCAGCAGAATGTACTTACACCGTAAGAGGTTTAGTAGATGGTAGAGAACCAACTTCGATTTCAACTAGGCCCTCTGTTTCACGAAGAGAAGATGTCACTAATGAAAATGTAATAACAAGTCCTACTAGTAGAATTGAAGGTTCATCTCAGTGGATGGATCCAATGGCTCAAACATTTATTGTTAATAAGAGTAATTATCCTGAAGGGGCTTTTATTAAATCAGTAGATTTGTGGTTTAGACAAAAAGCAACAGCTAATAGTTCAACGCCGCAATTACCTATAACGGTTCAGATTAGACCACTGATTAATGGATATCCAAGTTCAGGAACTATTATTCCACATAGTGAAGCAGTAAAAAGACCAGAAGAAATTAATACTATAGTAACTGCTCCGGATGCTTCAAATACATCTCATTATACAACATTTGAATTTCCTGCACCAGTATATTTAACAGGTGATGAATATGCATTGGTTGTTCTTTCAAATAGTTCTGAGTATCAATTATGGACAGCTATACAAGGATTAAGTCCTTTAACTGATACATCCATCAGTCCTAATATTAGAATACCTAAGCAACCAAATATTGAAACAATGTATTTACCAACCAATGCGGGCATGCCACAAATGTCTCCAGGTGAATCATTGATGATGAGAGTTAATAGGTGTCATTTTACAACACAAAATCAAGGCAACATAATTTTGATGTCTAATACACATAGTCAAAATATGGCCACATCTAATGTTTATATAGATGCATATAAATTTAATACATCAGTAATGAATTTTGATAGTACAACAATTAATATGGCATTTAAGACTACTAATACATCTGGTGGATATTCATCAACGAATTACGTAACAGCCGAGAAAGATAAAAACGTTAATCTTGAAGAACGAATGATGATGCAGTCTAATACAGCAAATAGTTTTAGTACACATATTACTATGAGATCTACTTCAAAATTTGTTTCACCATTGATTGATACTTCAAGATTTAGTTTAACTACAGTTGAAAATGATGTTGATAATGCAGCTCTAGCAAATTCAAATATATACATTATTAATGCTGGCGCAGCTTATACATCTACAGCAGTAGCTACAGTTTCTGGTGGAAATGGAACAGGTGCAGAAATTGCATTAACACTTTCAGCTGGTGGAATTTCGGGTGCAACAGTTACTAACGGTGGTTCGGGTTATACAGAAACTCCAACAATAACAATATCAGATACAGGACATACTGGAACCAATTTCGCAAATGTTGTTGTAAGTAGTGAATTAGATGCACAAGGTGGACCAATCAATGCTAAATATATTACAAGGAAAGTTAACCTTGAGGATGGTTTTGAAGCAGAAGATATTAAAGTTATCGTTCAGGCTTATAAACCAGAAAGTGCTAAAATATATGCATACGCAAAAGTTTTAAGTCCTGATGATTCCTCTGCATTTGATGATAGAGATTATATCCTATTATCACAAGAAACAGCTGCTTCTGTACATTCTTTAAATGAAGATGATTATAAAGAATTTTTATTTAAATCACCAAATGATACAATTGATTATACTGATGATTCAGGAACCAATTATAAGAAGTTTAAAACATTTTCAATTAAGTTATGTATAACTTCTACTAGTACTTTAAAAGTTCCTAAAGTGAAAGATTTAAGAGCAATAGCATTAGATGAATAAGATACAAACCGAAGACCCTCGTTTTGTTAGGGACATACACTCAAAGGCACTTTTAGCCACAGATAAAACTGCCCTAAATAGACACAGATCACAACGGCTAGCTGTTGAGGCCGCTCGTAAAGAAAGAGCTGAGCATCGAGCAGAGCTTGATAGATTAAGTAATACTGTGGATAAGATAGAAAAATTATTAATGAATGTTTTAGAAAAGGATAAAGATGGCAGCTAATGTAGCGTTATCAGATACGTTTGATTTATGGAGAACACGTACAAATCAACTATTGATGTACACTCAAACACAGGGTGGAAAAGACGTATTACACATTTCTAATACTACCAATTCAACATCTAATACAACAGGTGCAATTACTTCAAATGGTGGTATAGGAATTAAGTCGTCAGCAGTCATCGGTGGTGATTTACTCACACATTCAGGCTTAACTGTAACAAAAGTTTCAAGTTTACAAGGTAATACCGATATTGGTGACACGAACGCAGATACTTTAACAATTACTGCGAGAATTGATTCTGATACGATACCTTATACCGATGCCGATAAGAATTTCGGTAATAGTACATGGAGATGGGGAACAGTACACGTTAGTGGTATTGTAGGTTCAAACTCGTCTGCCTCTATATTAATTCCAACAGGCACTTCCGCTGAAAGAGCAGGTACTACAGGTGCAATTAGATGGAATACAACACTAGAAAGATTCGAAGGTAATACAGGAACATTATTTTATCCATTCGGAGGAAATCCTGAAGATCAAGATGGTGATACACAAATTACTACAGACAACGCAAGTGACGAAGATATAATTAGATTCTTTACTGGTAATTCTTCAACGCAATCAACCGAACGAATGAATCTAGGTACATCAGGTAACCTAGCAATCGGAACTGGCTCAACTCTTGGTGATGCGATGTTACACGTTGAGGGTACAGCTAACGTCACCGGCACCGTAAACTTCACAAATAGGACTAATTTAAAGGGTAATACGCACGTTACAGGAGGAGCCTGGGCAAACGTTTCTGTATCTGATTATGTTAACTTTGCAACAGAATCTATGACGTTAGATTCTAATACAGTAATTGTAACCGGTAATTTAGTTGTTCAAGGAACCAGAACATATAACGATACTACTATTATGGTTTCCGAAGATAAAACAATGGTCTTTGGATTAGCAAGTAATATCTATAGTCAATCAGATGCTAGTTCTGGAACAGTTACCTCCCAGAGAAATAATTCAACTGAGACACACGGATTATCGGTCACTGATAAAGTCTTTATTACTGATGCTGGAACTTCTGGTTTAACAGCAGAAGCAATATATACAGTTGCTACAGTACCGACAACCACTACATTTACGTTAACAGGTTATTCAGGGTCCGGATCGTTTGATTTCGCGAAATGTCATACAGATGCTTCAGCAACCGGCGGTGGTATGATAATACCTGGTGCCACTGTACACAGTGTATTATATAATAGTACAGTTGGAGGATGGGTTGTTTCTGATGGATTAAAGAGTAACGGCGCTGCCCATTTTACAAGTACAATAAATATGGATGGTGATTTAGATATCGATGCCGCAGTTGTCCATGATGGGGCTTTCACCCATGATGGGGCATTCAAAACAACAGCAGGTGGAACCGCTGCCGCTAATTATATTTTAAAAAGTGGAGGCGCAACCGGAGAAAGTTCATGGGTAGCTTTTGGGATATATGATTCATCCGGAACGAGACTTGGACCATAATATAAAGACGATGAAAACAAATGGCATCACCGTTAAAGGTTATAAATTCTGGATCGGATCTTCAACAAATGACCGATGCAGAAATAGACAATATGATAGTTCCTCTTGTTTTGCAGGAGTTCGCCTCTAATCAAACATACAATGTTCGAGGTAACGTAACTGCATATGCAAACAACTCTGGGAACGCCGGCGGATTTGATAATAGACTCCGAAATGATGATGTAGGAGATCATCCTATTTCAGCTGGCAATTTCACTACAACTTCCTGGTCTATTCAACAAGAGCAGTCCAACGCTGCTGGAACTACAAATGTAATTTATCCCACTAAGTGGGTTACATCTGGTGGTAAGTTGCAGCGAATGACTACTGCTGAATTACAAACTACTATTTTAGCTAGAGTTGCTAATCATTGGAAAACAACTACCTATCCCGTTGGTGGTTATTATTTTGGTACTGCTGCACCCGATGCAGATACATGGATTTATTGTGGTGATGTTCTAACAGAAACTTATAGACAAACCGGTACAGATAGTTCAACTGATTTTAAGTTATGGAGAAAAACAGGGCCAACCTCCACTTCTGGTTCAAGACCTGTTTATAATAGAACAGGTAATGATGGCGTCCAGGAATTGTCCGATAATGATATGAAATCGTTAGCGGCAGAATGGAGAAACTATCTATTTAATGTTGAATCTATTGGTCATTATGAAATGGTTTCCGGTTCATCAGCACCAGGAACAGGTACTTGGACACAAGTAGGAAGTTATGTAGATTATTTAACGGATACAGGTAATGTAATATATTCTCAAGGATACGAAGGAATATATTCAGCTGGTTATGAAGGAATATATTCTAATCAATATGAGGGATTGTATTCCGGACAATTTACAGGAATGTATTCAGGACAATTTACTGGTATATATTCAGGGCAGTTTGCAGGTATATATTCGCGAGGTTATGAAGGATTCTATTCACAAGGATATTCCGGTGGTTATGGAGGTGGTTACCAGGGACCATATGTAGGTTCTTATCGATCAGGATTTATGGGTGATTATCGTGGTGACTATGAAGGAAGTTATATAATGACCTATGGATCAGGTAGTGAAGAAGGATTAAACCCTAGAGCTTCATCTGAAGGTCCTGCATATACTGGCACATATTCAGGTACATTTTCAGGAATTTATTCCGGTACATTTTCAGGAATTTATTCTGGGGTATATTCAGGAATTTATTCAGGACAATATTCAAATCAATATGCCGGCTTTTTTTCAAATCAATATGAAGGCATTTATTCACAAGGTTACCAAGGAATATATTCTGGAGGATTTGAAGGCATTTATTCATCAGGTTTTGAAGGTTTTTATAGTATGTTTTATGTTGGAATTTATAGTAATCAATATACTGGAATTTATAGTAATCAATATACAGGTTTAACAGTGCTATCATCATTAGGTTCTGCAACGTACACATTTTGGAAGAGGGTTGCGTAATGGCTACTGACGGAAGGGTAATGAGAATCTATCCACTGGGTAGTAACACAGAATTAGCCGCAACAGAAAGTGGAAAATTATATATAGGGTCAGTAACTGAAACCGGTTCCGGAGCTTCTGCTAATATTGGTAAAATTACAACTATTACATCTACACCGGGAGCTGGAGTATATGATAATGTATTTTCAGCCGGCGATTATCTTGTTATTAGACATCAACAATATGGAATGTTAGGTGTTGGTCAATGGATTAAAGTTCAATCTGTTTCAAGTACGGGAGCCAGTACAGAATTAACTTTAGAAGATGGTACTGCAGAATTTTACAAATATTTAAATTCATCCGGAGCAAGTTATACAGGACAAACTAGCGTAGGTATTACATTTGAAAAGGTAATGGGTTGGGGTATTAGACAAATGACCAACGACCAAATTGATGATTCCATAGTTCCAGAAGTTTTTAATAGATGGGGATCCTATACAAAAGGAACTGCAACACATGATGATTGGAAAAGTCATATAAGACCTTTAGCTGGTACTTCTAATACATCTGGTTATGATTTATGTGGAACTGTTGGTGAAAGATATAGAAGCCCAGATGTTGTAGGCGATCATCCAGTAGCAAATAATGTAACTATAACTAATTATTCATTAGAACAATGTGTTGGAACAAAGCCTTTTAACGGCGCATCAAATGCAACACATGTTGATGATTTAGATAGCACTGTAGAATTTTTAGGTGCTAATACAGGTGGATCTCACGGCGATAAAGTATACGAAATGTCAGACGCAGACATTGCGGCCGGCCCTGTTATTGCTAGGTGTAATGCATATTTTACTTCAGCATCAAATACTGTTGGTTCTTATCATATTGGAACTGCTGTGGGAGATTCAGATACTGGTTCTTGGCATGATGAAACATGGTATACAGATACAGTAATAACATCGTCAGGTTCAGCAAACGTTGCATATCATCTTTATAGAAAAGAATCAGGAGCGGTTAGAGGATGGTCAACTTCAAGATCTTTATCAAATGCTAATACAGAAGCAAGAGCCTCAAATTCTGTTACACATTGGACTGGTGCTAATGCTGACTATATTGCTGTAGGAAATTATCCACGTGCAGCAACGGATGAGGTAATATACTTACCAATTTATAATCAAGGTAATAATCAAGCTAAAGAATCAAATACTGTTCAAGCCTATGGACATTCTGCAACTTTACAAAATACTGCAGATGATGCTGGTATACATTTGCATTGGATTAAACATTTATTGATATCAAATGCTGGTGAATATAGTTTAGTAACAGGTAATACAGCTCCTGGAATTGGTACATGGTCATTTTGTGGTAATGTATATGATAAAGTTACAACAGTTGGGGATGTAATATATTCTCAAGGATATGAAGGAATTTATTCTGCAGCATATGAAGGCATTTATTCATTAGGATATGAAGGCATTTATTCATCCGGATTTCAAGGTGGATATGCTGGTGGATATGCTGGTGGATATGCTGGTGGATATGCTGGTGGTTACGCCGGTGGATACACTCAAACTTATGGATCTATGGCTGAGTCTCCAAACCCACGGACTTCCTCAGAAGGTCCTACATACTCTGGAACTTATTCAGGCACTTATTCTGGAACGTATTCAGGCACTTATTCTGGAACGTATTCAGGCATATTTTCGGCTGGCTTTATTGGAATTTATAGTAATCAATATGGTGGAATATATTCTGGACAATATGCTGGATTCTATAGTAATCAATATACTGGAGTAACGGTATTTTCTACTTTAGAAACACAAAATTATAGTCTTTGGAAAAGACACGCCTAAATATAACTAATAACATATTATGAAGAGGAATTATGGCAGAAACTGCAGAAGTCGCTGAATCCACCGAGTGGAGTCACGATACAATGATTGAAGGACTATGGCGCTCTGGTGATAAACAAGAAGTTTCCATTTTATATGAACGAGAAGATAAATCTCGATATTCCGGACAAGCAGAAGAAGGAACAAAAGAATGGAAAGATTTCTTTTTTAAATTCACTACCGAACAAGTAGACTCTTTTACAGATGCACATCGTGCTCAAAGAGAAGCCCACGGGCCAAGGCCTGATCATCAAAAACAAATTCAAAAAAGAGAAGACAAACAAGCAGTTGAAAGGAAAAAAGCAGCTGATGAATTAGAATCTCTTTTTCGTGCAAAATTAGAAGCTTTTGAAATACCAGAAGTTAGAGACAGTGAAAATCGAGATTTAAGATCTCGTATTAGAAAATCTAAATCATTAACAGAAATTTCTGCGTTAGTTGCTTCACTCATTACTCTATCTATTATCAGGGTAACCTTAAAAGCAGAAGACCTTTTAGATGAAACACCAGAAGTAAAAGAAACTTCTGGAACAATTGAAGAAGTTGCTAATGAGGTTCCTAAGGATGAGAACTGATGAAGGTTTTTTATTAGTAGCTACTAACCATAAACCGTATCACACTGCTGCACAACAGTTAGCTGATAGTTTAAAAGAATTTGCACCTGAACATCCGGTAATACTTTTCACAGAAGATAAATGGGTAGATTGTCCTGGAAATCATATTTTTGATGAAGTCCATGGAGGTATGCCTAGTTCTAATCGCGCTAAATTACTAGCATTAAAAGATACTCCTTTCGATATTACATGTTATTTAGATTCTGATATGGTATGTGTTCATCCGGATGCACCTTTAATTTTTAAAGGTTTAAAAGATGGATATGATATGGCGTGGACTAAAATTAGAACATATGCCGCAGCTATGGTTTGGTGGGATAAAAAACAATTAAAAGTCCCACATGGTGGAATGTGCTTATATAGAAAATCAGATAAAATGATTTCTTTTATGGAACAATGGTGGGAAAATTGGTGTTGGAAAAAGAATCAAGTAGCAGAATGGGACGAAAGATGGAATGGCAAATATCCTTATTGGGAAACCAGAGGATGGGATCAGTTTCCTTTACATTTAATGATGGGCGCTATTAGACAAGATGATCCATGGTATAGACCTGATATAAAATGGCATTGGGTTTATGGCGGCGATCCACCCTGTACACCTGAAACAGATGATTGGAATGATGGAAGTGATTCAAGGTGGAATTGGATTATTGGATACCATCATGATAGGGAAAATATGAAACCAGAAGATATAGTATTTCGCGATTATTCGTGTTTATTATTTAAAAGTCAATATCAAAATGGAAGAGTATGAAACATACAGAACATATTACTAATTTTTGTAATGATCCAGATATTTTAAATATTTTAGAAGAACTTGGTGAATATTTAGACGGTTTAGATTTAGATGCAATGAAACTTCGACCAGGGCGTCAAAATAAACCTGAAATGAATGCTGTCATTTCAGATAATTATTTAAGTACATTTAGAAAAACAGTTAGGCCAGGACCTCCTTGGCATCAAAAAATAGTAGATCTTCTATTAGATTTAAAACAAAGAAAACGTAATACAAAAGTAGCAGACCTGGCAACTGCTTTAGGAAAAAGAATAGGAGCAAGAAAACAGGCTCTCAGTGCAATATATCCTCCAGGTGGCTATGTTGGGTGGCATACTAATGCAGATGTTCCGGGTAGAAATTTATTATTTACTTGGTCTCAAAAAGGTGAAGGTGTTTTAAGATATAAGAATCATACAAAAGGATTCTCTTTTGATATACCTGATCACAAAGGTTGGAATATAAAATCATTTGATTGGTTTAGTCATGGTCAATCTGAAAAGGAAGGATATACATGGCATGCTGCAGGATCAAATTGTTTAAGAGCAACCCTTGCTTTTGTTATTCATAATAATCCAATGTCCAACGAAATGTTAGAGGATGACTTCAATTTAACATCTTGGAGTCCGGGTTGCTTTATAAGTGATACTGATTTAAAATATGAATCTAAGTGGTGGGAGAATACTAAAGATAGTATTATCAATTATGAATTAAGTGATGAATTAATAAGTGAACTTGAAACAAGCCCTTCAGGTGTAAAATATGGTCCTCGATAAGAAATCCCCTTATATAAGAATTCAAAGTGGATGGTTTAAAAAGAATAAAGATAAGATTATTAAAGAATTTGAACCTTTAGTTGAAGAAGGAACGACTGTAGGTGGAAATAAAAACGAAAAAAGAAAATCAGATGTTCATCTTTTTGATATTTGGAGATTAGAATTAACTGATTTTAAAAAAGTTATTATTTTTAAAGTTAAAGAGATATTTACTACAGAAAATAAAAATTATGGATTTGATTTAGATTATTCTACTGTAAATATTCAATTTACTAGATATCAAAAAGATGATTTTTATGAATGGCATGCAGATGATGATTTACTGAATACACATATAAAAACACATAGTATAAGAAAATTAAGTATGGCAATGCCTTTAAATATTGGTGAATTTGAAGGTGGTGAATTTGAAATTAAATTATCCCCAAGTGAAAATGCAAAAACAAGAAAAATACCTATAGAGCCTGGAAATATAATAGTATTTCCTAGTTTCTTAGAGCATAGAGTCCTCCCAATAACCTCAAATACACGTTATTCTTTAGTGGCGTGGATCTCAGGACCTCCATGGAGATAAATACAATATATGTAGACAGAAAATGTATTGTAGGATATGAACCATGGCAAAACCGCAAACTCGCGAACAATTAAAACAATACTGCCTCAGAAGTTTAGGTCACCCAGTTATAGAAGTTAATGTTGATGACGATCAATTAGAAGATCGCATTGACGAAGCTTTACAAGTCTGGAATGACTATCATTATGATGGGTCGGAAAAAATTTATTTAAAACATCAAGTTACATCAGATGATATTACTAACGAATATATTACCGTTGGGGAATCAACTATAAGTATAATCAAAGTACATCCTATTGATTCAACAACAGGAAACATTAATATGTTTGATGTGAGATATCAATTAAGATTAAATGATATATTTGATTTGAGTAAACAGCAGCTTTCAGGATATACTATGGCTATGCAACACTTGAGTTTAATAGAAAATTTATTTAATCAATCTCCTTCTTTCAGATTTAATAGACATACAGATAAAGTTTATCTTGATGTTGATTGGGATAAAGAATTGGTTGTTGGAAAATACTTATTATTTGAATGTTATAAATCCGTAGACCCAGAAGAATTGACCGATGCATATAATGATCTTTGGCTAAAAAAATATATATCTTCATTATTTAAAAGACAATGGGGATCTAATCTATTAAAATATGAAGGTATGCAATTACCCGGTGGCACTACATTAAATGGTAGACAAATTTTTGATGATGCAACAACTGAATTACAAATGTTGGATGATGAAATCTTTACGAAGTATCAATTACCTGACGACTTTATGGTAGGATAAAATGAAAAAATTTAAAACTTTTATAGAAAAACCTGAATTCTGTAATGTGCCCGGCGGAGTTAAAAGTCCAGCTCTTGCAGCGAAGTGTGCGGAACCAGAAAAGAAAAAACCGGCACCTCAACAAGCTGATATTAGATCAAAAGCTTTGAAGGATAAAAAAGATAAGTGGAAAAAATTAGGTTTATCTACTCAAGAACAAGCTGAATTAATTGCAAAATATACCAAACATTCGGAAATTGCTGGATGAAAACGTTTCAAGAATATATTGATGAAGATATCAATTTGCCCATAGAAGTTGGAGATATTGTTCTCGGTGGGAAATTTAAAAATAGAAGAATAGAAGTAAAAGATATCGGAAAAAATGAAAAGGGTGATATTACTATTAATGGAAAATCAATTCTCAGGATCAGAATAACAGACGAAAAGGCTGACGATGCCGACGAGTAATTATTTTCAAAAATTTGATCATAATAATGAACAAAATCTTCTTCAAGATTTAATGGTGGAGTCTATTCAAATTTTTGGACATGATGTATCTTATTTGCCCAGAACAAAAAATAACGTAGATAACATATATGGTGAAGATCCAACTTCATCTTTTGAATCAGCTTATCCTATAGAAATGTATATTAAGAATACTGATGGATTTGAAGGCGAAGGTGCATTTGTTGGTAGATTTGGATTAGAAATCAGAGAACAAATAACATTTACTGTTGCAAGACGTACTTGGGATGGACAAGGAATATCTGATAGACCTTTAGAAGGCGATTTAATTTGGATGCCTCTAACAAGTAAGTTATTTGAAATACAATTTGTTGAGCACCAGGCTGTCTTTTATCAAATGGGAAAACTTCCTGTTTATGATTTATCTTGTGAATTGTTTGAGTATAGTGATGAAGATATTGATACAGGTATAGCAGCAATAGATAAAGTAGAAGTTGAAAATGCTTATTCAGTAGAATATGTATATTCCGCTAATTCGGGTGTTTTTACAACTGATGAAACTGTTACAGGAACTCTTTCAGGAGCAACGGCAGTAGTATTACAAACATCAACTTCAGGTTCAGATAGTATTATAAGGTTAACAAATATTGTTGGTACTTTTAGTGCAACGGAACAAATTACAGGTGGCACTTCAGGCACGACAGCTAATTTAGGTGCAACTGCAACAGAGTTTGCAGGTGACAGTACTGCTAATAATAAAACAATACAGACGACAGCAGATGGCATTATAGATTTTAGTGAAGGAAATCCATTTAGTGAAGGAAGTTTTTAATGTTAGGACAATATTGGTATCACGGATTAACAAGAAAATATGTTTCTATATTTGGAACCATTTTTAACGACATCTATTTAAAGCGTAAGAATGCTTCTGATGAATTTGTCGAAACATTAAAAGTTCCCTTAGCATACGGTCCGAAACAAAAATTTATGACTAGGATCTCGGGCGATGCTAATCTAGACAAAAAGGTGGGGATGCAACTGCCGAGGATGGGCTTCGAGATGACTTCCATGTCATACAGTCCCGAGAGAATGTTGCATCCCCTTAACCAACAAAAATCAATGTGGAAGGGTCAAATTGGAGTAGTTAAAAGTCCAGTACCATATGATTACGCTTTCACATTGTCAGTGTTTGTAAAAAATGCGGATGACGGAACACAAATAATTGAACAGATAGTACCGTTTTTTCAACCCGATTTTACAGTAACTATAAATGCACTTCCAACAATGGGAATCAAGTTAGATGTTCCTATTATTTTAAATGGTGTTAATATTGAAGATTCATATGAAGGTGATTATCAAACACGAAGAGCAATAGTTTGGACATTAGATTTTACAGTTAAGGGTTTTCTTTATCCGAATATTAAAGGTAAAGGATTTGGTGACGGTAGTGATGATCAGGCAACAGCATTAATACGCACATCAATTATCAATTTTCATATAATGCCGTATAGAGATCCAGGCTCGGTAGACGCCGAAAGAATTTTATTAGAATCAGATACAGGGTTTGGAAAAGGTAGGGATGAAATATTAAATGAAGATGATTCCAAAATGTTATTAGAAACAACTAGAACAGATATTAATGCAACATTAGTAAAATCAAGATTTACATCTAAAGTACCTATAGATGTACCAGCTGGCGATGATTATTATGAACCAACAGAAACAAGAGATTTCTTTGCAGAAGGTCTTGAATGGGATCCAGCTACAGGTACTGATACAATGGGTGGTACATTAGATATAAACGCATTCGGTAATTCAAACAAATGATTAAAGATAAAATGGAAACTATTGAAAATATTGATAAGCAGGTTGACCCTAAAACGGTTGATACAAAATTAGATGAGGTATTTGAGATTACACCAACATCTAAAAATGAACCTGTTGTATATAAAAAACCAGAAGTGAATGATGATGGAATGGATACTGATTTTCAGTATGCACGAGAAAATATATATAATGTGATAGAGAGAGGGTCTGACGCCATGGAGGGCTTACTTGAAGTAGCTAGGGAAACAGAACACCCGAGAGCATACGAAGTAGTAGGTCAGTTAGTTGATAAGTTAACAAATGCAAATAAAGAGTTAATGGGATTACATAAAACAAAAAAAAGCATGTCAGATGAAGTCGTAAGGTCACCTCAAAATGTTACTAACGCACTATTTGTAGGGAGTACAGCTGATCTTCAGAAGATGCTGAAACAGAAATCTAAGGAGGCGTAAGCGTGGAATCGCTATTCAGTGCGGTAAATATAACAATGTTTGGGATTATATTATTTTCCTCATTGTTCATATTTCTATTCAACTACAGACACGATAATAAAGACAAGTATCAGGGCAAGTATTCTCTAATTGTATTTGATCTTTTCATTAACATGGGTATGTCAATTACTGGTTATATTTTAGTATGGCTAGTATTTGAAAACGTTCCACAATTAGCTCCATTTAACACTTATAGATTTCCAGTAGGATATATGTTTGGTTTGACTTCTAATATAAGCATTCCAATTGTTTTGAAGTGGTTTACATCACAAATCACTAAAAAGTTAAATGAAGCAGTGAAGAAAGGAGTATAATGGCGGTAAAACCTAAACAAACTACTGCTCCTGAAGAAGTTGCGGACGAACATGTCGAGGTAATGGAATTAGAACCAGTAAAAGCCATTGAAATAGAAACTAAAAATCTAGTAGCATCAAGTAGAATATTCATATACACTATAATAGGATTACTGGCATATTTAATTTTCTTAGTAATACCAGATATTTCCGAGAAGGTTACATGGGTGGAAAAGGATCTTAATTCTGTATTAGTACAATCAGAAAGATTCAAAAAATCCACCAGAGTATTTGCAAGAGATAATCAATGTGCATCTTGTCACTTAGAGCCTGATTATCTTCTTCATAATCTCTTAACGAAGTATCCTAGTTTTTCAGATATTAAATCATTTATGTCTGTAGGACATCAACGATATTATACAATGACTCAACCTATATCAGATGCTGAACTCTTAGCAATTTATAGGACTTTACAATGATCATGGTTGGCAAACTTCTTGCATTTTTAATATTTTTAGTTATATCAGCATATCCCGGTAAAGCCAAAGATTCTCCTCATGATCGTACTGGCGCAGTAGTTAGCAAAATAAAACAAATAGAATACATTCCAACATATGGATCAACGTTTAAAAGAGTAAAAGAACGTGGTCATATAATATGTGGTGCCAAAGATTCTATGCCAGGTTTTGGAGAAGAGCTTTGGGATGCAGAAACAGGCGTATTAAAATTTCAGGGCTTTGATATAGATATTTGTAGGGCAATTGCTACTGCAGTATTCGGAGATAAGGAAAAGGTTGAATATGAAATAATAGATGGTAAAACAAGATTTAGTTATTTAATAGATGGAACGGTTGATGTGGTATCGGCTACTGTTACATACACATATACTAGAAATGTTCTTAAAAAATTAGAGTTCATGCCCACTACATATTATGATGGACAAGGATTTATTGTTCGAAAGACTCTTGGTGTATCATCTGCAAAGCAAATGGATGGTGCAAGAATATGTTATAGTTCAACCGGAACTGCCGCAAAAAATACTAAGGATTTTTTTACAAAACATTTTCTTAATTATGTTCCAGTTGTGGTGCCAGTTGGAGAAAAATCTAAAGATTATTACTTAGATCGTAAATGTGATATGTATGGCACAGATCGCTCCGGTTTAGCATCTAATAGAATTGGTTTTAAAAATCCGGAACAACATGTGATCCTTCCAGAAATTATTTCAAAAGAACCTCTTGGTCCAGTAGTAAAATATGGAGATCAACAATGGTCTGATATTGTAAGGTGGACAATATATGTTCTGTTCATTGCAGAAGAAATGGGATTAAATTCAAATAATATATCTAAATTTAAAAATAATATAGATCCAAGTATACAACGATTTATGGGCGAATTAAATGGTAATGATCATCCTCATCTAGGGGCTAAATTAGGATTAGATGCTACATGGGCATATGAAGTTATTAAACAAGTTGGAAATTATAAAGAAATATATGAAAGAAATCTTGGTGAAAATACACCTCTAGCTCTTAAACGTGGGCTAAATAAATTGTACACTGAAGGTGGTTTATTATATGCACCTCCATTAAAATAGGGAAAAAATGCCAGATGAATTAGTCGATAAAATGTCAAATGAAATAGCCGCAGCAGAAGATAACTTACGAATATGGACAGAAAAATATGAAATGGAAGTTAGGCGTGAAGCAGTGACTGCACAAGCGGATGCAAAGATGGCACTTGACGCGGCAAAAATAAGATTAGAGAAGTTGACAGCACAATATAAACCAGAATATTTAACTAGGTTTGAAGCACTTCCAGTTCCACCAAAGTTTAAGCCACCATTGCCTGTAATACCAGAAGAAATTAAAAAAGAAATTCTACCAAAGGTAACCAGAAGTAAGAAGAAAAAGAAAAAGTGAGTTAATAAAATATAAACATTATAATTAAAAAAGGATGATATGTCTTGGATTGGGAATATAATTAAAAAAGTTTTTAAAAATGAAGGTTTAAAACAACCAGAACCTGAACCTAAAAAAGCTGAGAAAAAAGTAAAAAAGAAAAATTTGAAAAGTATGACAAAAAAACAATTAGAGTCATACGGTAGAGAATTAGGTGTCGAATTGGATAGACGACATAATAAAGCTAAATTAATTGCACGACTGGAAGAGGCGGTTGCAAATTAATAATACAATAAAAGAGTATTGGCGCGATTGGGCTGCACTCGTTTATTTGTTTATCTGCTTAGTAGATTTTTTTGTAGCGCCTTTGATATGGAACTTAATGATGGCGGAATATTGTGACACACATGATTGTATAAAAGAAGGTGTAACACGATGGATTCCTTTGACACTTGAAAGTGGCGCCATGTTTCATCTTTCATTCGGAGCAATCCTTGGTGCAACGTCATTTAATAAACATAAAGAGATTCACGCTAGCACTAAGTCTACTGATACTTAGTGGATGTGCTGAAAATAAAACTGATTCAAATAATGATCTTGATAGTGGAGATAAATCAAATCTACCAGTCACAATATCATCTCTGATTGAACACGCAGAGTATTGTAAAGTAATTTACGATAGTGGTGGTAATCAAAAAGATGAAGTTGCATTTGATGTAAAACAAGATAGTGGAATAACAATAATTATTATTAGGGGCACTGCCAATGCAGAAAATGTCCAATCTGATATTGATGTAAGATTAGTAGATGATGCAGTCACAGGAATCAAACTTCATAAAGGATTCAGAGATGCGTCTTTAGGTGTTATGGAGATTATTGATAGAGATCATACAGTTGAACATACTGTACATATTACAGGTCACAGTTTAGGTGGAGCTATTTCACAAATAATAGGAATGTGGCTTCATAAAAGAGGTCACAATGTTCAAATCTATTCTTACGGATCACCAAAAGTTACTTATCAAATTATGTCTGGAGGACAGCCCACTCATTGGCGTGTGGTTCGTCTTAGCGATCCTATCCCTTTTACTCCTCCCTGGCCTTATGCTCATACCGGTCTTTTTATAGATAGTCAGACTTTAGATTGGGGTCCAGATAATGATAATGGATTAATTTCTCAAACAGATGGCTTGACTCACGCCATAGCAAAATATGTGGAAACATTGAAAGCCGCTCAATGAAGGGTGAAGAAAGACCTTACTTAAAAAAATATGGAATAGAAGAAAAGGTTAACCCATTTGAAAACATTCCAGAAGATAGAACAGCCGTAGATAACATTTTAAGAGTGAATCACGGTAATCAAATGAGATTAAACTTGATGGCTGATGCTAAAGCTAATATTATGATTACTGTTTCTTCTATTGTTTTTTCAGTCACTATAGCTAATTTAGATAATGAAATAATGAAATGGCCTTTAATAACATTTGCAGTTGGAAACTTTTTTACATTATTATTTGCCATATTTGCAATTATTCCAAAAACAGCTTATCCTAAGCTACCACATTCCAATGAAATTGATAGAAAATCGCCTTGGTTTAATCCTTTATTTTTCGGACATTTTGCACATATTGATATTGATGAATATAAAAAAGATTACGCAGAAAAATTGTTGACTGATGATAAAATATATGATACTATGGTAGGAGATATATATGGCCAAGGAAAAGTACTTGCACTTAGTAAATATAAGTATCTCAAATGGTCATATAATTGTTTTCTTGGAGGGATGGCATCAGCAATGGCAGTTTTTGCATTACAAGGGGCTGCAGCAGATTTTATATTAGAGTATGGATTATGGTTAAAAGATATTATATTTGAGGAAATATCATTTACTTTTGATGGACTGAGAGAAGTAGCCTGTCAAATAAGTACTCCATGTCGACAGAAATATAACTTATAAATATGATATACAGATAACTTTATGGAACGTATAAATGAGTATATTGAATAGAAGTAAACGTCAAGGTGACGATAAAATAAATACTGTTAAGGAATTGATTATTACATCAGAAGATAAATTATGGGAAAGTGATCCAATGAAAGCATTGACATTTGAAGGTACGGAACGTCGCAAAAAATTGAACTGGTGGACAAGAACATTTTTATCCATTGTTATAGTTCTTACTTTTTTATTCTTAGTGTGGTTACTCTTTATGGAGGACCTGCCTGATGCATCTCGCGATTTAATAAATATAATGACCGGGGCGTATGTGGCGGTACTCGCCAAAGCAACGGACTACTGGTTCAAAGATAAAGATGATCCAGAACACAAAGAAACAGAACGAGAATTAGCAAAAGATGCTAGCGTAAGCTAATAAATTAAAATCTAAAAAAAGTAAAGCTATGTCTTTAGAAAAAGAAAATTTAGAGGCCCATGTTGACTTATGTGCGGAGAGGTACCAGCGCTTGGAAGAAAAGTATCAACTGCTGAAAGATACTATTGATAAAAGTAATACGGTTATTCACGAAAGAATTTCCAAAATGAAAGATAGTATGGACGAAATGAAAGCATTATCAATAGAACAACATTTTAAACTAAATAGAATAATAATAACTACTGCTGTTGCTGTTATAGGTACTATTGTTGCCGCAGTTATTCAACAGTTGATCCATAATTAGGTTAATATGTTAACATTGATTGATATAATAGAAGAAGAACTAGATGAATTATTAGAGCTTGAAGAAGATCTTGCTGAAGATGGTTTAACTTTAGAAGATTTCTATGAGTGGACTGATCAATTAGATGAAAAAGAATCCCAAGCAAATTATATTAATAGAATGAAAAAATTGGGTAGAAAAGCCAGACGTATAAACAAGTTATCTTCAACGAAAAGAAAAAAGAAAAGATCTCAATTAAGACGAAAGACTGCTGCTAAGATTCAAAAATCAGCCCTACGTAAGGCCCAAGGTGATGTAATACCAAAAGCAGTAATGAAGGCTACAGGTACTGGTGGAATGATTAAAAGAAAAAGATGGAAAGAAATGAAAAAGAAAATGGTTGATAGAAAGAAAGTAGTAAAAGCCCGTGAAGTTAAAAGAGGCGAACCCGCAAGGATGAAAGCAGCCCGTAGATCAATGGCCAAACGAGGATAAATATGCATCATATTTCAGTAAAAGAAAAAATTGAACATACAAAGTCATACAGTTCTGATGGTGGAAGAAATGTTCGTAAAGTTATAAAAAAAAGAATTGTTTCCCGAAGAAGGACCGCAGTCACAGAATCAGGTGCTGAATTATTGAAAACCGCTCCAAAAGATGAAAACGGTCAAACCAATTGGAAAAAAATAATGAATAGCTAAATGCCAAGTACACATTATCTCGGAAATCCAAAATTAAAATCTGCTAATGTTCCAGTAGAATTTGCTGAAGAAGAATTAGCTGAGTATATAAAATGTCAAAGTGATCCTGTATATTTTATTAAAAAATATGTAAAGATTATTCATGTTGATAAAGGCTTAGTGCCTTTTGATCTATATTCTTTTCAAGAGAATATGGTAGAGACATTTCACGACAATAGATTCGTGATTTGTAAGATGCCACGACAGTCTGGTAAGTCAACCACTATTATTGCATTCTTTTTACATTACATACTTTTTAATGAAAATGTACAAGTAGGTATTCTTGCTAATAAAGGTTCACTCGCTAGAGAATTATTAGATAGATTAAAACTATCTTATGAAAATTTACCCATGTGGTTACAGCAGGGTATTTTAGCATGGAATAAAGGTAATATAGAATTAGAGAATGGTTCAAAAGTATTAGCGGCTGCTACATCATCATCCGCGGTACGGGGATCATCATTTAATATAATCTTCCTAGACGAGTTCGCCCACGTTCCAAAAGAATTAGCAGAAGAATTTTTTACTTCAGTATATCCAACTATTTCTTCTGGGCAAACTACCAAAGTCTTTATTGTATCTACACCTTTAGGGTTAAATCAATTCTATAAGATGTGGGTTGATGCAGAAGAAAAAAGAAGTAATTATATACCTATAGATGTTCATTGGTCTGAAATTCCAGGTAGAGATTCAAAATGGAAAGAAGAGACCATTCGAAATACCAGTGAAAGACAATTTTCACAAGAATTCGAAACTGAATTTGTTGGTAGTACACAGACACTTATAGCAGGTTCTAAATTAAGACAATTGCCGTTTAAGACACCAATACATTCGCAAGAAAATATTGATATATTTGAAAATCCAATAGAAAAACATTCGTATACTATATGTGTTGATACGGCAAGAGGACAGGGATTAGATTATTCCGCACTTACAGTTATAGATTCAACTGAAGTCCCTTATAAACTTGTAGCGAAATATAGATGTGATACTATATCACCTTTACTATATCCTAACATAATTTATAAAATAGCTAAACATTATAATGAGGCATATGTATTAGTTGAAGTAAATGATATAGGCGAACAGGTAGCAGTTACCTTACACCAAGATTTAGAATATGAAAATATGATGATGATGACTTGGAAAGGCAGAGGCGGACAACAGCTGGGCGGTGGGTTTGGTAAAAATGCTCAGTGGGGTGTAAGAACTACTAAACAAGTTAAACGTTTAGGATGTGCTACATTAAAGAGTTTAATCGAAGAAGATAAGTTAGTTATTACAGATTATGATGTAATATATGAACTTACTTCATTTTCAGCAAGAAAAGATTCATACGAAGCTGAAGAAGGTCATCATGATGACTTAGTAATCACGTTAGTCATCTTTGCGTGGTTAACTAATCAAGAATATTATAAAGAATTAACAGATGTAGATTTACGTGAAAAGATGTACTCAGAAAAAATGAAAGAAATTGAAGAAAGCTATTTACCGTTTGGAATTATAGATGATGGATTGGAAGAAGAAGAAATCGTCGATAATGAAGGAAATAGGTGGCAAGTTGACCGAACCAATAGAGTTTTAGAAGATACAGGTCATCATACTTTTTTCTGAAACCGGTTTGTTTATAAATAATCTTAGTAACTAATAATACATGAACTTAATGAATCATAGGAGAAGAAGATGGCATTTACAGTAAGTCCAGGAGTAGTTACTCGTGAGATTGATTTAACTACAATTGTGCCTGAGACTGGAACAACTGCAGGTGCTTTTGCTGGGGCTTTTCGCTGGGGACCCTTAGAAGAGGTTGTCAATGTTAGCAGTGAAGATCTACTCGTAGAAAATTTCCAGAAGCCTGACTCTTCAACATATCTATCTTTTTTCACAGCGGCGAACTTCTTAGCCTACGGTCAAAATTTAAATGTTGTTCGAGTAGCAAATTCACAAGCATATAACGCAACGACAGATGCGGCAAATACTGTCTTAATTAAAAGTGACACAGCCTATTACAATACATATTACACCGAATTTGGAGGCTCAGGAGCTTCTGATAATTACGGTGAATTTGCAGCGAAATATGCAGGGGAACTAGGTAACTCACTTAAAGTCGGATTATGTGGTGCTGACATACCAGAGCTAATTTTGACAGGAGCTGTAGCTATTGCCTTTTCAGGAAATGAAGGTACTGTTACAGGAACGTCAACTCTTTTTACAATGGAATTACAAGTCAATGACGTTATTAAAAATAACGATGCTAGCACATATTTCATAGTAACAGCAATAGCGTCCGATACATCAGCAACAGTTCAGTCTTCAAGTAATACTGCTGTGACTGGTTCAAATTTATTTACTAGAATGAAATCATCACATTACGAATCACCATCAACAAGTGTAATGGGAACAGTTCAAGTTTCCGATACCGCACGAAAAGTAATGACTGGAACAGGAACATATTTTGATATCAACTTGATAGCCGGTGACAAAGTAACACTTAATGGTGAAACACATTCAGTAGCTTCTATTACAAGTAATACAAGCGCAACCTTAGAAACAGCAATTTCACCAAGTTCGACAGCAATTTCAGGTTCAATTGCATGGTCCAGAGAATGGGAGTTCGCAGGTAATTTTGATTATGCGCCTACCACTTCAGACTTTGGAACACGAAGAGGTGTAACACGAGATGAAGTTCATGTAGTTGTAGTAGATGAGGACGGAGAATGGACAGGTGTTAAGGGAACAGTATTAGAAACTTTTCCAGCACTGTCCGTTGCCTCAGATGCTAAATCAGAAGATGGTCAAGCACTTTATTATAAAGAAGCTATTAATAGACGGTCTAAATACATTTGGTGGATGAAACACCCTTCAGGAACGGCTGCGAGTACAGCACCTAATACTGCACTATGGGGAACTTCCGCTAATTCAGCTTCCAAGCCTGCATTTACACAGAATAGAATAACTGTTAATGCAAGCATGACAGGTGGAGCAGATGGTCAAACGTTAACTGATGCTATTACAATTACAGGATTCGATAAATTTAAGTCTTCAGAAGACATAGACATTTCATTAATGATTGCTGGATCTTGTTCTTCAACAGTTGCCAGTTATTTAATTAGTAATATTGCTGAAGTTCGAAAAGATTGTATGGTATTCATCAGTCCAGAACAAAGCGATGTTGTTAATAATGACGGCGGAGAAGTTACAGCAATTAATGATTTTAGAAATAATTTACCTAGCACATCATATGCGGTTATTGATTCTGGATGGAAATATCAGTATGATAAATACAATGATACGTTCAGATATGTTCCGTTAAATCCAGATGTCGCCGGACTCGTTGTACGAACAACATTGGAAAGAGATTTTTTCTTCTCACCAGCAGGCTTTAATAGAGGCCAGGTTAAAAATGTTGCTCGCCTCGCATGGAATCCTAATAAAACGGAAAGAGACAATCTTTATAAAAATGGTGTAAACCCAGTTGTTTCGTTTTCAGGTCAAGGTACATTATTATTCGGTGACAAAACATTGTTGGCTAAGCCTTCGGCATTTGACCGTATTAATGTACGTAGATTGTTTATTACTTTAGAAAAATCAATTGCTATCTTCGCACAATTTTCAATGTTTGAATTTAACGATGATTTTACGCGTTCATCATTTGTTTCGGCAGTAGAACCTTTCCTTAGAGATATTCAAGGAAGAGGTGGAATTACAGATTTTGCTGTAATTTGTGACGAATCAAATAATACACAGGAAGTTATAGATAGAAATGAGTTCATCGGAAGTATATTCGTGAAACCAACCAAATCTATTAACTTCATCTTACTCAACTTTGTTGCTGTTAGAAGCGGTGTAGAGTTTGAAGAAGTTGTGAATGCTGTATAAATAAAGATAATTATACAACAATATTAGGGGAATTTAAATGAGTTTTCAAGTTGATGGACAGAATAGTTTCATTTCGAAACTAGCTAAAGGAGGCGCGAGAGCTTCCCTTTTTGATGTAAATATTTCACTCAAAGGGGATGCGTCAACTACTGGTACCAATCCAAACTTCAAATTTATGTGTAAAGGTGTGCAAATCCCTGCTAACGCATTAGGTATAACTACTGTTAATTATTTTGGTCGTGCGGTTAAGATTCCAGGCAATAGAACGTTTGAGGATTTAACAACAACTGTTATAAATGATGAGGGATATTTCATCAGAAACCAATTGGAAAGTTGGATGCATAAATTGAATTCGCACCAAGGTAATGTACGTGATGCAACCATGGTAAAAAAGTTAGATGGTTACACTGCGGATATGACAGTATGGACCTATGCGAAAACAGGGGATTTTGATCAAGGATATAAATTTGAAAATTGTTTTCCAACTGCACTAGATCAAATTGATGTAAATTGGGATCCAAATGATGCAGTAATGGAATATACAGTTACCTGGTCTTACGATTATTGGGAGCACATAGGTATAACCGCTGATTTTGACGGATAAACGAGATAATTTTTAAGGATAGAAAAAATGCCAGATTTTAGAATAAGCTCTTTTACGAGCAAGTTACAAGGTGGTGGAGCAAGATCCAATCTCATGGAAATGACATTGGGGACAGTCCCAGGAGGCGGCACTGCTACAGATTGGAAATATTTGTGTAAGGGTTCTCAAATACCACCATCAAATATTACACCAATTGAGGTACCTTATTTTGGCCGCCAAGTGAAAGTTGCTGGGGAAAGTAGAGAATTTCCTGCCTTATCTACCATAGTCGTTAATGATGAAATGCATACCCTGAAAAGCGCACTTGAGAAGTGGATGGCGATTCTTAACGGCCACAAATCAAATAAGGCCAAAGAAGGCATATTCGCGACCAGAAGTAGTTATACTACTCAAATGACATTAAAAATGTTTAAAAAAGATGGTGAAAAAGATCAAGAGTGGAAGTTTATCGGCGCTTGGCCATCAAATGTATCAGCTATTGATTTAAGTTGGGATTCAGGGAACACAATTCAAGAATTCACCGTAGATTGGCAGTATGACTACTACACACATGAGCAAGCAAACGTTACGTCATAATAACCCGTTTGCTTTAATACTTATAGATAGAAATATATTATGAAATTATTTGGATTTAATATTGAGAGAGATCGTAAACCCGACTTACCTGCACTAAGTTTCCCGGAAAATCAGGAAGGTGCTATCGAAGCCACTTCGGCTGGTGGTGCCTTTGCTTCTTATCTTGATTTAGAGGCATCTGCTAAAACTGACGCTGATTTAATAATGAAATATAGGGAAATGGCAGAGCATCCCGAATGTGATATGGCAATTGAAAATATTATTCAGGAAGCCATTGTTACCAACCAAGCAAGAAATCCCGTTGATTTAGACTTAACTCATACAGATTTATCAAAAAATCTTCAAGATAGAATTTCGGATGAATTTGAAATTATCTTGAAATTACTTGATTTTAATAATCAAGCATATGATATTTTTAAGCGTTGGTATATTGAAGGTAGAATCTTTTATCATGCAATGATAGATCCAAAAGAAATTGAAAAAGGAATTCAAGAATTAAGATTAATTGATTCTTTTAAAATTAAAAAAGTTAGACAAATAATCCCAGATCAAAAACAAGCACCTGGTGTTTTCAAATTACCTAAATTTGAAGAGTATTATTTGTTCAATGAAAAAGGATTATTAACACCAAGTCAAATGGGTGTTAAGGTAGCTCCAGATTCTATGATAATGGCACATTCAGGAATAATGACAAGAGATAAGAAATTCGTTGTTTCTCATTTACATAAAGCCATTAAAGGATTAAATCAATTAAGAATGTTGGAAGATGCTGTCGTAATTTATAGAATAGCAAGAGCACCAGAACGAAGAATATTCTATATTGATGTAGGCAACTTGCCCAAGCAAAAAGCTGAGCAGTATCTAAAAGATATTATGACAAGATATAAAAATAAGCTTGTATATGATGCAGCATCTGGGGAGATCAAAGACGATAGACGACATCAATCAATGTTAGAGGATTATTGGCTTCCACGAAGAGAAGGTGGAAGAGGAACGGAAATTTCTACTTTACCTGGTGGACAAAATCTAGGTGAAATGGAAGATGTTGATTATTTCAGAAAGAAATTATATCAATCATTAAATGTTCCTTTATCCCGATTAGAAGCTGATACACCTTTTGTATTAGGTAGAGCATCTGAAATTAGTAGAGATGAATTAAAATTTTCAAGATTTATTGATAGAATTAGAATAAGATTTTCTCATCTATTTTTTCAAATAATGGAAAAGCAATTGATTCTTAAAAACGTTATTCATACATCTGAATGGCCAAAATTAAGAGAAACTATCAGATTTAATTATGCAATGGATAATCACTTTGCTGAATTAAAAGAACAAGAATTAATGACTGATAGATTAAATATGATGAGGGACGTAGAAGAATTAGTTGGAAATTATTATTCTAAGCAGTTTGTTAAAGATAAGATTCTTAGACTTACACCAGAAGAACAAAAGAGAATCGAAAAAGAAATTAAAAAAGAAGAAAAAGAAGCTGAAGCAGATGGTGATCAATATCCGCCACAAGCAGGAATGCCACCGGTAGTTCCACCAGTTAATAAAATTAATGTACAGCCGGGAGCTGATCCAGGTGGTGGAACCTTTACGCCGGCGGATCAGGGCCTGGCAACATCTCAAGGAATGCAACAAGCTCAAGATGAAGTACAACCAGAATTATTAGCAGGACAAAATTTATTAACGCTAAATAAGAAAAGAATATATGGTGGAAAATAATGGTAGAGAAATTATAGCAACAATTATTGATGATATTGTTGCAGGCAGAGATTATAACGCACTGACTTCAGTCCAGAATGTATTACAAAAAAATACTGCTACAAGATTAACAGATTTTAAAAAAGACCAAGCTGAAACAATGTTTAAGGAAAAACAAGATGTTTAAATACGATAGAAAAACCTTTTTACCAACAGATCAACGTCAGGAATTGAATGAAATTAGTGACGATCAAAATCCTGAATTTATGTTTCAAACAATGCATATGAAGCTTGTGATTGCTATAGCGAATGGAAAAATTAACGCTAAAAAAGCGGCATTAGAAGAGTTGGCTAATCGTGGTTATGATAAAAACGGTAAATGGGTCGGATGGGATGAGAATCCTGCAAAAACTGCTCGAGAAACAAAAAGACGCGCAAAATTAAAATGGCTGTACCCTTCCGGGTAGGAACGACAGAGCCAGTAAACTACGACATTAAATTAGTATAAATAAAACATACACTTTAGAAAGTAGACAATGAAATTAAAAGCTGCAAATACTGCTAGTACAACAACAAATTTGAGTTTAGGAAACGCTACTGCTGTAGCCGTAACTACTACCGCTGTTACATTAATTACTATTATAGATAGTGACGGAACAGCATCGGGCACAGACGGAACTGTAGTTGGCTCAATTTCATTACCTGCTGGTTCAGTACAAATTATACAAAAAGATGCAGACCAGTTTATTAAGGCTAGTGTAACAAATGCGCAGTATACACCGGTTGCTAGGTCAAGTTATTAAGGAAAACAAATGAAACTAATTTGCGAAGTAAATGAAGAAATAGAAACTCTGGTTGAATCAGAGGGAGACAAAAAAGGTTATTTCATTAAAGGTGTTTTCCTTCAAGCAGAACAGAAAAACAGAAATGGTCGCATATACCCTATGGAGACTATGGCGAAAGAAGTTGATCGTTATAGTAACCAATACATTAAAACAAATAGGGCTTTTGGCGAACTAGGTCATCCAGATGGACCCACGATTAATCTGGAAAGGGTATCGCACATGATTAAAGAGTTGAAGCAGGATGGACCCAATTTTACGGGTAAGGCGAAAATCATGGAAACTCCCTACGGGAAAATTGTTAAGAACCTAATTGACGAAGGTGCGAAGTTAGGTGTAAGTTCCAGAGGAATGGGTTCTCTGAAAACTACAGGTGGAGCACAAATTGTGCAAAACGATTTTCATCTTGCAACGGCTGGTGATATTGTTGCAGATCCTTCCGCCCCCATGGCTTTCGTAGAAGGCATCATGGAAGGTAGGGAATGGGTTTGGGATAACGGTATTTTAAAAGAAGCTGAAGTACAAGAAATTAAAAACGTTATAGTTAAAGAATTTGCTAAGAAAACGAGGGACGAATCGGTTTACGCTGAGTCTTTTGAAAAGTTTTTATCAAAGCTTTAATTTTATAAATATATACAGTAACTAAAAATTCATAGGAGATTGTAAATGTCTGAACAAGAAACTGTCCAAAAACAGCAGTCTCTTGCCAATAGTGTGAACGAACTAGAGACTTTAGCTCAACAAGCATTGGAATTAGATGGCGAGGCAAGGGAAGAGCTCGTTGAACAGATTAAAACACGATGCGAAGAAGAGGGTCTGTCTTCCCAAGAAACTGATGAGCTATTGGAAGAGATAGGTCTTGTTCAGGAAGCACGAGTGGTACAAGAGGCTGATAATAAACCTAAAGCTGGCAAGGGCGAATCTGCTGAAAAAGTAGATGGCGACCATGGTAAAGAACAACCTGATCCAAATCAAGTAAAAGGATCTGGTACAGCTATGGGCAACCCAGTTAAGGGAAAAGCAAAATGGAGCGATAAGGGTGAATCAATGGAAAAGGTAAAAGAAGATTCCTTACCTAAAACAAAAGCCGGTATGATGGCTGCTGTTTATGAGAGATTAGGAAAACTGAAGAAAGATCAGATTTCTTCTAATTACGAATCCATTCTAAAATCCTTAGATGTAGTAACAGAAGGCACAGAAGAGTCTACTGATACAAAACCAATTGATGTCGCTGATGATATCAACGCATTAACCGAAGGCGAAGAGCTTTCTGATACATTCAAAGAAAAAGCAAGTACTATCTTTGAAGCCGCGGTGCAAGCTAAAGTAAATTCAGTAATAATTGAAAGAGAGCAAGAACTTGAAGAACAAATGACAGTTCAGCTTTCTGAAGAGATTGACGAATATAAAGAAGAGCTAGTTAATAAGGTAGATAGCTATCTTAACTATGTTTCTGAAGAATGGGTCAAGGAAAATAAACTTGCCATTGAAAAAGGAATCCGCACAGAATTAACAGAAGGATTCTTAGTTGGTCTTAAAAATCTATTTACTGAACATTACATTACAATCCCGGAAGAGAAAGTTGATGTTGTGGACGATCTATTTACAAAAGTAGAAGGTCTTGAAGAGCAACTCAACGGTCAAATTCAGAAAAATGTAGAAGTTCAATCAGAACTTACTAAGTTTAAAAAAGAAAAGGTCTTAGGCACTATTACAAAAGACTTGACGGAAACCCAAAAAGAAAAAGTAGCAGATTTAGCTGAAAATGTTGATGCTGAAGACGCAGAGGACTTTGAACAGAAGGTTGAAGTACTGAAGGAAAATTATTTTCCATCGGAAGACAAAAAAGTCGCAATGGTCGAAGACATAGAATCATCAAATGATGATGAATCCACTCCCACTCATTTACAAGAGGGAATGGATAAATACATGTCGGCTATTTCACGACAAGTTAGATAATAATAACAACTTTTTTTAGTAGTTTATAATAAAACATTTAGGAGATTAATAATGTTTTTATCCGAAAATTTACAAGAGAAGTGGGGTCCTGTTCTTGACCATCCTGATCTTCCTCAAATCAAAGACTCTTACCGAAAAGCTGTTACAGCAGTTCTGTTAGAGAATGAGGAGAAGTCGATCCAGGAAGAAGGCGGTTCTTCACTTTTATTTGAGAGCTCTCCTACGAACGCTGTTGGTGCCGGTATAGGTAATACAGCTGGAAATATCAAGGGTTATGACCCAGTACTTATTTCTTTAGTTCGCAGAAGTATGCCTCTCTTAATCGCATACGATGTTTGTGGTGTTCAACCTATGACAGGTCCGACTGGCTTAATTTTCGCCATGAAGTCCCGTTATGCAAGCCAGACTGGTTCAGAAGCACTTTTCAGTGAGTCTGATTCCGGAGTATCTGGATTGAAAGCTGGTGGAACTTCCGCTCACACATCAAATGGTAACCCCGCGGCTGCCTCATCTAGTTCACTTGCATATCTCCCAGGTCGTGGAATGACTACGACTACGGGTGAAGCACTTGGCGATTCAGCTTCCAATGCTTTCGCAGAAATGGCCTTCTCAATTGATAAGGTAACTGTTACAGCGAAAACACGTGCTCTCAAAGGTGAGTACACGATGGAATTGGCACAAGACTTAAAAGCAATTCATGGTCTTGATGCTGAAACTGAACTTTCAAATATTTTGAGTTCAGAGATTCTGTCGGAGATTAACCGCGAAGTTATCCGAACAATTTACGGTAACGCCAAAACTGGTGCCCAAACCAACGTAGCCTCCGCCGGTACATTCGATATGGATGTCGATTCAAACGGTCGCTGGATGGTTGAGAAATTTAAGGGTCTCATGTTCCAGATTGAGCGCGAAGCTAATGCAATCGGGCACGACACACGTAGAGGAAAAGGGAATATCCTTATGACTTCTTCGGATGTTGCTTCCGCACTGCAAATGGCAGGAGTGCTTGATTATCAATCTGCCGTTCCAGGTGGATCGTTGAATGTTGATGATACACAATCAACTTTTGCTGGTACTCTTAATGGTCGTTACAAAGTATATGTTGATCCATATGCAACTATTCAAGACACAAACTGGTTTGTGATTGGATATAAAGGTTCGTCAGCTTATGACGCAGGACTTTTCTACTGCCCATACGTTCCACTACAAATGGTACGTGCGGTTGGTGAGAATTCCTTCCAGCCAAAGATTGGATTCAAAACACGATACGGAATGGTATCGAATCCTTTCTCAACAGGAACCGCTGCATCCAGTGATGGATCACTCACATATAACACAAACGTTTATTACAGACGATGTCTTGTTACAAACTTGATGTAATCTTGTATTAAATTAAGTGATATAAATAAGGGTAAGGGGTCTTAGATTTCCTTACCCTTTTTTTTTGAGGTTTCATGGCAGCAACAAAACAACCAGACAATATAAATTATCTTTCGCCTACTGGATTCAGGTTCTCTTGTCAAGCTCTTCCTGAAACACAATTCTATTGCTCACAGGCGGTAATACCTGGAGTATCTATCACAGAAATACCAGTAGCAACCCCCCACAGACAACATTGGGTAGCAGGTGATAATCTTGTATATGATGAATTTACTATCACAATGATAGTAGATGAATATATGCGAAATTGGCAAGAAATTCAGGAATGGATACTTGGATTAGGTAAGCCAGAAAGTTTTCAACAATATGAAAGAGCTAAAGCTGCAGATAAAATTAAAACACAAGGCTCTTTATTTGTACTCACCGGTTCAAAAAACCCAGCATTAAGATTTGACTTTTATGACCTATGGCCAAAATCAATATCATCAATAAACTTTGATATTCAGGCCTCTGAAATTACATATGCAACAGCAGATGTAGCTTTTCAATATAACTATTATGAAATGACGAGATTAAAACCATCAATGTAATATGAAATTAAGTGAAATACAGTTGTTATGGCAAAAAGATTGTCATATCGACGATACTAAATTAGATGTTGAATTATTAAAAATACCCAATCTTCATAGTAAATATTTGGAGTTATATAATGATGAATGTCTCCAACAAAGAAAATATTTCTACGAAAAAAAGAAGCTTCTAAAGTTAAAGACTATTTACTATGCTGGTAAAATGAGTCAAGATGAATTAGAGGAACTCGGTTGGGAACCATTCATGTATAAAATTATTAAAGGATATGAACCTAAAATAGAAACATATCTTGCCGGTGATAATGATTTAATTAAAGCAGATGAAAAATTAGACTATATAAAACAGAAAGTAGATTTTCTAGAGTCAATTATCAAGTCCCTAAATACTAGAGGATATAATATTCGATCAGCAATTGACTTTTTAAGATTTACAATGGGATCATGAAGCTAAGTAAAGTAGATGATGTACATATGTTTATTGATTGTGATGCTTCGCAGGCTGCAGAGCTAAACGACTACTTTACTTTTGAAATTCCAAATGCGAAATTTACTCCGTCATACAGAAATGGTTTCTGGGATGGAAAAATCAGATTGTTTGATGTTAGAAAAAGGCAACTGTACTATGGGTTATATGAATACGTTAAAAAGTTTTGTGAAACCGGAGACTATGAGTTACAAATTGACGAAGGTGTTACGGTCGGGGATCATAATTTTAGTGATATTGATTGCACTAGATATAGTGAACGGCTTAATTTAAACTTAACTCCGAGAGATTATCAATTACAAGCTGTTAGGCATTGTATTAATATGGATAGATGTTTACTTCTATCACCGACAGCATCTGGTAAATCTTTCATAATATATTTGTTACTTAGGTATTTTAATACAAGAAGTTTAATAGTGGTACCAACTGTATCACTAGTACAACAAATGTATACCGATTTTCAAGAATATAGTGATGATTGGAATGTTGAAGAACATTGTCATTTAATCACTGCTGGTACAGAAAAAGAAACCGATAAACAAGTTGTAATCTCTACATGGCAATCTATCTATGCTTTGCCTAAAGATTACTTTAAAGAGTTCCGCTTTATGGTTGGCGATGAAGCACATTTATTTAAAGCAAAATCTTTAACCTCAGTAATGAGTAAGCTAAAAAACTGTCGTTGGAAGTTTGGAACTACTGGAACTTTAGATGATTCCCAAACTCATAAATTGATCCTTGAAGGGTTATTTGGTCCTGTTTTTCAAGTTACACAAACAAAAGATTTAATTGATGCAGGATACTTAGCTCAATTTAATATACAATGTATAGTATTCAGATATACACAAGAAGAAAAGTTATCAGCTAAAAAGTTTAATTACCAAGATGAGATTTCTTTCCTTATTAATCATGAAAAACGAAATAAATTCATTCGTAATCTTGCATGTGATCAAACAGGAAATACATTATTATTGTATCAATTCGTTGAAAAACATGGTGAAATATTATATAATATAATACAAGAAAAGGTAAATAAAGATAGAAAAGTATTTTTTGTTCATGGAGGAGTAGATGGATCAGACAGAGAAGAAATCAGAAGAATTACTGAACAAGAGCGAGATGCTATTATCATTGCAAGCTTTGGTACCTTTAGTACTGGTATTAATATTAGGAACCTTCACAATATCATTTTTGCTAGCCCTTCTAAATCTAAAATAAGGAACTTACAATCAATAGGTAGAGGGTTACGAAAAGGAAGTAAAAAAGAGGAAGCTACTTTGTATGATATTTCTGATGATTTGTCTTATAAAACGTATACTAATTATACACTCAAACATTTTAAAGAGAGAATTTCTCAATATAATGAACAACAATTTAAATATCGTATGTTTCACATTGGAATCTAAATTATATATTCCTCTGTGGCAACAACATATTTATTATAACATATCTAAATAAAAAAATCAAGGAAAAAATAAAAAAAATAAATCCTTGATTTTATTACAGAAATAGGGTATAATATGTCATTAAAGAAAAAATCCATCGAAGTTTTATTTGAAGATGGTAGGATATTGTTGCCTAATAATAGGTGGACACCTTATCATCAATTAGAACACGAATATATTCATGAGAATAGTATTGATTCTACATTCAGAAATACTGTTGATCTAGACTTATCTAAATGGGTCAGTGTTCTCGTAGATTATGGATATGGGGATATAGTTTGTAATTTAAATTATTGGTTATGGTTAAATGAAATAAGACCTATTAAAATAAAGATTTTAATTGACATTACCCATGAGAAAAAAAGCTTTAATAATAAAGAATCTACAAAAGATAAAATTGAATATTTAATACACAAACAATGGCAATCAAATATTGAATATAAGTATGTTACAATACGAAGATCTTTTGGTAATATGTTAAGGACTTATAAAAGTGCATTCCGTGGTAAGGGATTAATGAAACATACTGATAAGAATTACCGAAGAATGTGGCATAAGTATGTACCTGTTAATTTAGAACAATATTGGTTTACTCCTCTTTCAATGCAATTAGAATGGTTTCCAACAAAATCACAATGGGAAAATCCTAAAGAAAAAAAAGCAGTATTATATAGATATTCACCTCCTAGAGATTGGGATCTAATTACAAATTATTCTTTTGCAAATATTGGTGATAAAATGATATCACAAGATGAAAAGGAAGTTAGTAAATATTGGTCTAATTTAGAGAAAGCTTTAAAGAAAGAAAAATATAGTGTTGAATATCTTGATTATAATATGACACCGAATCAGTTATTTACAAAATTGTCTAAAGCTACAATGTTGATATCATCTAGAGGAGGCTTTTCATACTTATCGCAGCACATTGGAACCCCCACAGTTACAATTTTTCCTCCTGCGAGTATGGTTCTTAATAGAAATTATAATGGACAACATGTTCAATTTCATAATAGATCAATTAAATTATTCGAACCAGAACATATTGCAAAAGTTGAAATTGATGAATTGGCTAAAAGAAGTACATTAGAAAAATCTACAGCGTATTGGAAACAAACAGTATATAATACTCTTGAAAAAATGCAAACATTAGAAAATGATGTTGGGTCATTTAATTCAGCTACATCAAAAGTTTACAGAGAAGCATTACGAAAAGACGCGAACGAAAAACCGAATGAAGATTTAAGTAAAATACTCCCTATTATTCAATCGAAAGAGAATGAAGATTGGGAAGGGAAAACTGTGAAATCAAGTATTAAAAAAGCTTTAACCAAAAAACCTAAAAAGAAAAAAGTGAAGAAGGCAAGTGGCAAGAAAAACTAAGGGTATTATTCATAGTATAAAGAAAGGTGTGAAAAAGAGAACTAGTATTGGTAAATCTCGACGTTCAACACCTAAAAATAAATCTAAAAAAGCTAACTTTAAAAAATATAGGGGGCAAGGAAAATAGATTATGGCTAGAAAGAAATCAATACATTATGTAGACAATAAAAAGTTCCATGAGGAAATGGTTGCTTATAAAACCCATTGTGCAGACGTGAAAAATGATGATCCTGAAGCATTAATTCCAATTATACCAGATTATATTGGTGATTGTTTTATGAAGATAGCGGAGAGATTGAGTTTAAGACCTAACTTCGTTAATTATGCATTCAGAGATGAAATGATATCAGATGGCATTGAAAATTGTGTTCAATCTGCTCATAATTTCAATCCAGAAAAATCATCCAACCCTTTTTCATATTTTACACAAATCATTTACTTCGCCTTTATAAGACGTATTCAAAAAGAAAAGAAACAATTATACATAAAATATAAATCCATACATAATAATAGTATGATATCAGATAGTGTTTCAATTTCTGATCATGATAGTGAAGGAGCATATAATGTTGAAGTATTATCTGAAGAACAAAAGGCTAACATATATAAATTTGTAGGCGATTTTGAAGCTGCTAAAGCTTCTAAGAAAAAACAGACTCCTAAAACGGGGGCAAATACATTAATCCCACATATGGTAGAGGCTACTGAATCCACGTCATGAGATCAGCTATTATAACCGATACTCATTTCGGTGCCAGAAACGACAGCTTAGCATTTAGTACATATTTTGCTAAGTTTTATAAAGATATATTTTTCCCTTATTTAAAAAATCATAATATAACACACGTTATTCATATGGGTGACGTATTTGATAGACGAAAGTTTGTTAATTATAAGACGTTATATGATGCACGTAGATTTTTCTTCGATCCTTTAAAGGAAAATAATATTGAATGTTGGATGTTAGCGGGTAATCACGATACCTTTTATAAAACAACAAATGAGGTAAATTCAGTAAGTTTACTATTAAAAGATTATAATAATATTCAAGTTTTTCACAATGCTACTGAAATGGAAAATTGTGTTTTAATGCCTTGGGTATGCAATGATAATTATGAAGAAAGTATTAAGATAATAAAAAACACTAAACACGATTTAATGTTTGGTCATCTTGAGATTATTGGTTTTGAAATGATACCAGGACAATTTAGTCCAGAAGGATTAGATCGCAAATTATTTAATAAATTTGATATGGTGTTTAGTGGGCACTTTCATCATAAAAGCGATAATGGAACTGTTTATTACACAGGAAATCCTTATCAAACTAATTGGTTAGATTATAAGGATCCGCGCGGGTTCCATATTTTCGATTTCGATTCGAGAGAATTAACGTTCATTCAAAATCCATATGAAATGTTTCATAAATTTCATTATAATGATATGGAATGGACTAATGAAGAAGTTAATCAAATGGATTTTGATGATTGGCAACAATGTTATGTAAAGATTATTGTTGAGAATAAAACAAATCCATTTCTTTTTGATATTATTTTAGACAAGATGTATAAGTCCGGAGTTGGTAATATTAGCGTGGTTGAAGCATTCGCAGAGCTTGATAACGATGTTGATATTATTGATGAAGCACAAGATACAATATCAATTTTATCCACATATATTGAAGGGTTGGAAACAAGGGTCAATAAAAAAAGCCTTGACATTTTGATGAGAAACCTGTATAATGAATCATTAACCTTAGAGTAGTATGAGTGACAACGCATCCTGGTTTTATGGTGAGCGTTTACCTGAAATAGCCAGAGAACATAATTGTTCGTTGAAAGAAGCAGAGAGAATATTTAGAGACGAGAAAGACATGTCAACCCCCGAAGAAACAAAATATGAAGAAGTTGAAATTGAATTAGAAAAAGAAGTTTTACACAATTTAATGTTAATGGCACATGAACGTGATATTTCATTAAATAAATTAATTGGTATAGCATTAGAAGATCAAATAAAACAATTCGAATACAAATTTGAACATGGTCCAAGCCCGCAATTTTTAGCTGAAAATAAATGATTCTATTTAAAAATGTTCGTTACAAGAACTTTTTAAGTAGCGGAAATATATTTACAGATATACAACTGGACAGGTCTAAAACGACCTTAATTACAGGTGAGAATGGTGCTGGTAAAAGTACTATGCTGGATGCAATAACATTCAGTCTATTCGGTAGACCATTTCGTAAAGTTAATAAGCCTCAATTAGTAAATTCTATCAACGAAAAATCAACTGTTGTTGAGGCGGAATTTATGATTGGGAAAAAACATATATTAGTTCGTAGAGGAATAAGACCCAACTTATTTGAGATTGAAGTTGATGGAGTTCAGCTACAACAAGATGCTAATATAAGAGATTTTCAAGAGTTTTTAGAAAAGAGTATTCTAAAGTTAAATTATAAGTCATTCACTCAGATTATAATTTTAGGAAACTCTTCTTTTGTCCCCTTCATGCAATTGAGAGCTCATGATCGAAGAGCTATTATAGAGGACCTTTTAGATATTCAAATATTTTCATCCATGAGTAATGTGTTAAAGACATATGTGGCTGAAAATAAAGTAAAGTTAGATGATAATCGATCCACAAAAGATTTAGTTGAAAATAAAATTAGCTTAAAAGATGACTATATAACTCAATTAAAGAATAAAACAAAAAATTTAGTTACAAGATTTGAAAAAGAAATTAAATCCAATTTAGATCAAAAGACATCTCTTTTAACAGAGATGGATGAAACAAATAATAAGGTCCAAGAGCTTTTAGGACAAGTAAACGATGCAAAACAGGTAAGCGAAAAACATGATAAACTTACAGAATATCAACGTTCCATTCTCCGAAATGTTGATTCCGAACAAAAGAATATCACCTTCTTTGAGTCAAACGATGACTGTCCGACATGTAAGCAGAACATCGACCACGCCTTCAAACACAAGGAAATTGTTCAAAAGCAAGAAAAGATCAAAGAATATGAAAACGCAGTGTCAGAAATTGACGACAAATTGGATGAAGTTAGATCAAGACTTCAAGCAATACAATCAATCCAAGAAGATATACAGTCTCACCAAACTAAAACACAAACACTCAATAATAGTATAAGTGCAATTAATCAGTATGTTGATAAAATTGAAAAACAGATACAGGAAACAGAACAGGATACTGGTGATATAAAAGAGGAGAAGAAAAAATTAAAAGAATTTCAAAAAGAATTAGATGATATTCAAGAAAAAAGAGAAACACTTATAGATGATAATGAGTTATATTCTGTGGCTAGGAATATTTTAAAAGATGAAGGTATTAAAGCAAGAATAGTTAAACAATATTTGCCAATCATGAATAAATTGATTAACAAATATTTGACTCAAATGAATTTCTTTGTATCTTTTAATTTAGATGAAAATTTCAATGAAGAAATTAAATCAAGATATAGAGATGATTTTACGTATGATTCTTTCAGTGAAGGAGAGAAGATGCGAATTGATTTAGCATTATTGTTTACATGGAGAGCAATAGCTAAATTAAAAAACTCTGTCAATACAAATTTATTAATATTAGATGAAGTATTTGATAGTTCCTTAGATGGCGAAGGTACAGATGAATTTATGAAGATAGTAAATGAACAAGGAAGTTCTACAAATGTGTTTGTTATTAGTCATAAAGGTGATACATTATATGATAAGTTTAGAGTTCATATGAGATTTGAGAAACGTAAAAATTTTAGTGTAATAATATGAGAGAATTAGTCCCAGAAGAACATAATTTACTTAACCAAGAAACCATTCCATTTAGCCGACTGGCTCCTCCAATGGATGCTCGTCAACTTCAAGATGAATTGATTGAAGGTATGTATCACTATAATGGTGTGGGATTATCAGCAAATCAAATAGGATACAAATATAAAGTATTTTCAATGAATCATGAAGGCCAATCAATGGCGTTATTTAATCCAGAAATAATAGAAGTATCCGATGAATTAGTTTATGAAACAGAAGGATGTTTGAGTTATCCAGGATTATATGTTAAAATATTAAGACCGAAAAGTTTATCAGCGTCATGGGAAGATGCATCAGGTGAGAATTTTTCAGGTTATTTTTCAGATCTTTCAGCACGCATTTTCCTACATGAAATGGACCATATGGAAGGTAATATATATTATGAGAGAGCCAAAGTTGTTCATTTACAAAGTGCTAGAAGAAAACGTAGGACTAATCTTAAAGCTTTAAAACAGCAGAGCCCCGAATTATGGCAAAGTCATATAAACAACAAAAAACTAAAGAAAAATTTAGTAAAGATATCTTAGATAAACAATCTAAGAAACAACGGCGATTCGGTAAAGAATTAGCTGATAATTATGTCATCGATTGGAAAGACGATGAACTCGAAGAAGAGGAATATGAGTACAATAACACTAGAGAATAATCAACCTAGAACATATAAGTATAATAGTACGAAGGAATATGTAGATAAATTTCCAGTTGCTTATCGACAATGGAAAGCAGATAGTCATTGTAATGTCATTCATGGCTACAGTTTTAGTATGAGATTCTTTTTTGGTACAGATCATTTAGATGTTAGAAATTGGGTGGCAGATTATGGTGGCATGGGAGAACTTAAACAATTTTTAGATGAACAGTTTGATCATACGTTGTTAGTAGCAGAAGACGATCCACATATTGATTGGTATAAGGAAGCAAAGAAAAAAGGTATTGCAAATGTTATTACATTACCTAAACTCGGATGTGAGGGTTTAGCAGATCAATTATACAAATATGTAAACGGTATATTCATTCCAGATATGTGGGGTCCAGGTGAAGCAGATAGGCTTTGGTGTTTTAGAGTAGAAGTACGAGAAACACAAACTAATATGGCTTGGCGCGAAGGACACAGAGAATGGGGTGAAGATTTATTTAACATAGATGAAGGATAACAATGGAAACAAGAGTAGCAAAAGAAGATTATAGTACTTGTGGTAGTATGGAAGTTAAAGAGTGTGTAAATGAATGTGTTGAACCAATATGTTATGTGCGAGATTTACGAGAAGCGGTTTCTGGCACGGGTGTTGAATCAATGGTGGAAATGGCATTAGAGGAACATTGGTTTACAGCATATAATGTTGGAATAAAAGATTGGCCTTTACTTCAAGGATAAAAGGTAACATGTCAAAATTAAGATATTCTGAAATGTTTTATAGCGTTCAGGGTGAAGGTAAGTTTATAGGAGTACCAAGTGTCTTTTTAAGATTATATGGTTGTAATTTTGAATGTCCAGGTTTCGGTCAGGAAAGAGGTATACCTCTTCTTCCACGTGATGATATGCCTTGGAAGAATCTTGATATTAGTAAATATAAATCTGTACAAGAATTACCAGTTATGCATATTGGATGTGATAGTTCAGCTAGCTGGGCTAAAGAATATATGCATCTCTCTGTGTTTGAACAGGCTGATGTTATAGCTGAAAAATTATTAGAGTTAACACCCAATAATAGTTGGGATAATGATGGTCAAGATATTCATTTAATATTAACCGGTGGTGAACCATTAATGTGGCAAAAACAATTACCAGATTTATTAAATGCTCCAGCTATGAAAGGGCTTAGAAATATTACATTTGAGACTAATAGTACATTTCCACTCACCGAAGATTTTTATCAATGTTTAATGAGAAAGAGTTCTGTTGATGTAACATGGTCTTGCAGTCCTAAATTAAGTATTAGTGGAGAGGAACATGAAAAAGCAATTAAACCAGAGAATTGGGATCAATATAGTACAATAGCTCACAGTAATCTTTATTTAAAATTTGTTGTTCAAGATGAAGAAGATTTAAATGAAATAGCAGATATACAACATCGAGAACAATTAAAATACGATATATATTGCATGCCTTGTGGAGGGACTAGTGAAATGCTAGCTAAAACAAAATTCAATATTGCTGAAAAAGCTATGGCAAGAGGGTGGAGATATTCGCCCAGATTACATGTAGATTTATTTGGTAATAGGTGGGGCACATGAATGAAAATTTATGTTAGTGGTCCTGGTGTTTCTATAGCGGCCAGAGGAATAGGTTTAGAACGATATACATATTGGTCTAAACGTTCTGAGATGGAAGAAAACGGATCTGGAACAGGAGAGGATTTGTTTAATTATTCTTGGAATATATCAGATCGCGATAGAATGAATGTTCCAGAAGACGTAGATTTTTTAGAAGATAAAGCATGGAATGATCCTGGAAATTGGGTTATAAATGCATGCAATTATGAATTAGCTGATATATGCATAGAAGATGGTGGTGTAGTTAATAGATATCGACCACATGATATTCCTCACGTAAAACATGTATTAGTAAAGTTTAAGCCCCAATTACGTCCGAAAGGATGGGATCTGCCCGGACAGCAAGCTGCTGCTCCTCCTCTCAATCATCATACCCACCGTTATTTTTTCTATACAGGCTTTTCATCTGAAAGCGGTTATTGGCAACATAAACAATATAATAACTCAATACCTCTTGAAAAGTTTAGGTTACAAATAATAGAGGTCTCAAACAGAAATTGGATCGTAGGTCTGGAAACAACACAAGAATATAGTCATGTTATATCCAAAGAAATGTGTGTAAATAGACTTCCTGTTAGAAATCGTGTATTCTTAGAAGACTGGATGAAGGCAACCAACTTACCTTTAGACTATGATATGTTTACAGGTAATCACAAGAGAGATTGTTCTAATTTTAAAATTCATAATAGATATTTTTGGGAATAGATAAGGTATTATAAATAGTACATTAGGAGAAATTATATGGCATCTATTGTAAATTTATTTGTTGATCAAGGCTCGGATTATACTTTAACATTAACTGTTAAAGATGATGATGGCAACGCAACAGATATAACGGGATATACCGTTGAATCCCATTTTCAAAAGTGGACTGGCTCAAACAAAGTATACAAATTTACCCCAACCGTAACAGACGCGACTGCCGGTAAACTACAAATAAAATTATTGGGGTCTGTATCTGATGATATTTCACCAGGACGTTATAATTACGATGTTGTTATTAATAATTCAACATATGATATAACTAGACGCGTTATCCAAGGTCAAGTAACGTTAAATCCCGCAGCAAGTCCTAAAGGTGCAACTTTATTAGAAACCGGTAATAAATTATTACTTGAAAGTTAGGAGTGTGAATGGCCAATACAATAAATATAGGTGAAGTAACCGCCGTAGTGAATTCCGGTGGCGGAGTTTCGGTACTTGTTGGGGGTTCAAATCAACCAGGTAAATCAGTCACTACCCGTATTGCTTCAGATGATACTGTAGTTCATTTAGGTATTGTTGATTTAGAAAATCTAACAGTCAACTTAAAACCTAAGGCTCCGGAACCTGGACAAAAACCTGCCGGGCTTGGTTCTAATACTCAACCCTTTGGGGATTTATATCTTCAAGGAAATACCTTAACATTATCTACACGATCACTTGGAATAACAGAAGTAGGCGGAGCAGAATATTTAGATTTTGGTTCTAATACTATTATCGGCGCTACACAAATTACTGGTAATAGATTACTAGCTTTTGCAGATCAATTAAAAATATCTCAATTAACTGATGTCACGCTGTCCGGACTTCAAAATGGATATATTTTAAAATGGAATACTAACACAGGTAAATGGCAACCGGGTGACCCCTCAACAACTGCTGCAGTTGATCTTTCTGCTAGTGAAATAGGAGATTTATCAGACGTTGCAGCATCAGACTATGCAAATAATTCTGTATGGCAATATAATGCAGGATTGGGCGCTTGGAGATCCGTTGATATAGATGTTTTATCATTTACAGACTTTCAAACAGCGGGAACTCTCACTGTTAATACCGAAGTAGTTTATTCAACAACAAGAACTATTCAAGGTGTAGCAGGTGAAGTTGTTGCGGATACTTTTAATATAAATACTTACAGAACTGCTAAATATCTAATAACATGTGAAGACTATACAGTCGATAATCAAGGATATTGGACGGGTGAAGTAAATTTAGCACATGATGGTACTAGTACAGCATTGACAGTTTATGGTGAAGTAGAGTTAGGTTCAATTACAATGAGTCCAACAGTTGCTTCAGATATAACAGCAAATAATGTTCGATTAAAAGTAACTACACAGTCAGATCAACAAGTAGTTACAGTTCATCGCACAGTATGTACCAAATATACAGCGTAAAACATCTGAGGAATTTAGTCAATGGCACAACAACAGTTTAGAGTAAGAGGTGGTTTAAAATCAGATGCCAATGTAACTCTGCTTAATACTCCCACCGCAGGCGCAGTAGCAACTAATGGTAAAATTTTACAAATGGACAATAATTCTAATGTCCATTCTCGCACATTTTCACAAGTAAAAGCTGATATAGATGCTGGAGAATTAAATGCAGTAGTTGCTGGTAATGGTATTACGGTTACGGCTAAACAAGCCGGAGGCGTTGGTACTGATACACAAACTGTAACATTAGGTACTCCAGACACATTAACAGCAGTAACTACAGACGCTGTCACTACATCTTCACATACTCACGCAATAACAACATCTAATGATACAAGTGGTGCATCAGCCGCAGTAGTCCTAGCAGCTAATACAACCGGTGGTTTAAAAGTAAAGAACTTCGCAGCAGGCGGAGATGCCACATTTTCTGCTAATGTAACTATTGATGGTAGTTTATTTGTTGATGGCGCACTCACATATGTTAATGCAACGAATTTAAGTGTTAGTGATCCTTTAATTACTTTATCTGCAAATGGTGATTCAGTTGCTCCTACACATGACCAAGGACTTATGGTCAACAGGGGCACCTCAGCAAACGTTGCTTTTATATGGGATGAATCAGAAGATGAATTTGCATTTATTCAAACCACTTCCGGTGGATTATCAACAGGTAGCATAAATGTTTCAGATTATGTTGATACGAATCAAGGCGCAATAACAGCACAAGATTCTATAACAGTTGAAGGTACAACAGATTCAACAAGTGGGACATCTGGTTCAATTCAAACTGATGGTGGTATAGGTGTTGCTTTATCACTTTTTGCTAATGTTGTACATGCAGATGGAACATCAAATTCTACATCTAATACAACAGGACAGTTACTATCATCCGGTGGTTTAGGAGTTGCAAAAGCTGCTGTAATTGGTGGTGATTTAACAGTCCATACAGATATCTATCATAAAGATATTTCTAGAACCCTAGTTACTTCCGCTACTATTGCACATAATGGTAATGCTTTTCTGTTTCAGATTCCTATAGCCACTTATTCTGCTGGCGAAACAATTTTAAAGATGAAAGCAGGCGCTAATGAAACAGCAATTCATAAGTACACATTCTGTGAAAGTGGAAGTGGCGCTGTGGATAATAACGAATATGCTTCGTTAGGACATGATATAACAACAACTATAACTTTTGAAATGACAGATGGTTCTGGATCGTCCGGATCAACACATATAGGAATGAAAGTAGCTAATGCAGATGGTGTTTCCATAGTTTGTAAAGCAGAAGCGACCTTCTTTACGGTATAATCAACATGGCAGTAAAAGTATTTGAAGTCGCCAACGGAATAAAAATAACAGGTGATACAGAATGCACCGGCGATGTGGATCTTGCATCCTCCAAATCATATAAAATAAATAATACACTCATAGCAAATTCATCTCAGTTAGGAACTACGATAAGAACTGAGGTTTTAAACAAAGCGGAGTCAGATGCGCTTGCTTTAGCTATTGCACTTGGATGATGGAGATTAAATGGCAAATACATTTAAAAATGCTTGGGTAGAGGATATAAGTAACA